GAACCAGCACAGACGCAGCGACGGCGATCAGCCACGCCGACCACCACCACTGCATCCTCTCGGAAAGGTTATATACTAACCCGCTGACCGATTCGGGAACGCCGCCGCGCATCATAACTATCATGCCGCTAACGGCTAAGGCCAGTGAAACAAGCGTCAGTATTATCATAACTTCTAAATCGGAAAAATTAACTTACTCGGATACCCCTGTGTGAAGTCATACCCCTCCACCGCTTTCTCCGAAGGCAGCGATTCTATCGCCACCCTATGCCTTTCAGTCACCGCAGTACACTGCACGGCATACATCTCAATCTGTGCCAGTTTCATGTCCGCATCCTCAACACTAAGGCTGATGGGAATACCCGCTATCACATACTCCAGTGTCTCGACACCAGTCTTCTTGGCAGCATCAATAGCCCTCTGTGCATTCCCGCGTTTCTTCGTGTCAAGCCAGTCTTCAACGTCCCCCTGCTCAGTCCTGATGATAAACCCGTTCACGGCATCGGAAACGTCATAAGCCTCCAGTGCTGTCAGCCTGTCCTGTTTGATGGCCACCAGCACCTGCTCGTCCGTAGGCTCGCCGCCCGTGGTCTCAATGGTCACTACGTCGGCCTCCCAAGTGCCGTCCTCTAACTCCACGATGTTGTAGCAGATGGTCGTGTACATCACACCCACTCCCACTGACACCGCCTTTTCTTGTGGTCTCTCGTCAAATCTCTGTCTCATATTCTGTTCAATTTAAAGTTAATTTATATCTGTTTCTTGTTCTGATGCTATCGTAGTGTCCCTTGATGTAGAAGTACTTCCAGAACACCTCGCCCATGGCGTCAATCACCTTGCGCCTTATGCCGTAGGTCTGCCGGCGGCGGCAGAAGCCGAGGTAGGAGTTGATGGTGCATTCCGCACTCTGTATGGCCGTCGGCGATACCTCTTCGCCCGACAGCACTTTCCTTATCTCCTCTGTCCGCATCTGCATCCGCTTTACCGTCCGCTCGCTCAGGTACATTCTGCCCGGCTTGATGTATGTGCCCACGAACAGTACGCCGTGACTCACCTTCTGCAGGTGCCGCTTATCCTTGTGCATGGTCAGCTTCATCTTCTCGCGCAGGAAGCGGTCTATCTTTCCGATGCTCTCCAGCAGGAACCGCTTGTCGTCGCAGACGATGGCGAAATCGTCCACGAACTGCACCAGGCGGTAGTTCCTGTCCGTGTATAGCCTCTGGACGTAGCTCACGAAGAATGACATCAGGAAGTTGGCGAACAGCTGCGTCGTCAGGTTGCCTATCGGCTCGCCCGTCGGCGACGTGAACAGGCTCTTGTTCCTCGGCACGTTCTCCTCCCACCACCTTGCGGGCGAGTTCAGCACGCAGTCCCGCTCAGGGCGGTGCATCACCACGGCACGGACGGCGTGCAGCAGTATCTCCTTGTCATCACCCTTGTAACGCCTCTTTGTGAACCGCTCCAGCAGATACCAGAGCAGTCCCTTGTCTATCGACATGAAGAAGCCCTCCAGGTCGCCGCAGAACACCCACGCATCCTTATGGTAGTTGTCGCTGATCGTTCTCATCCCGTCCGCCAGGTACTCCACCGCCCGCTCCGTACCCAGTCCCTTGCGACAGTTGAACGACACGTCACCCTGACTGCGGAACCGCTCCTCGAACAGCGGGTTCAGGCGCAGGCATATCCAGTGGTGTACGATGCGGTCGCGGAAGCTGGCCGCAAACACCTCGCGCCACTTCGGGTAGCTCACGAGGAAGCAGGTGGAGGTGCCCGGCCTGTAGGTCATCGTCCACAGTTCCCGTGCCAGCTCCGGGATATCCCTGCCAGCCGTCGCCATGTATTCAGTCGCCTGTGCCGAGCGCCGCTTGCCGCGCAGACAGTCGTCGTAAGCCTCCCATACAGAAGCAATGAAGTCGGCAGGCACGGCGTCATAATCGCTGGTCGCAGTGACAGCCCTACAAACATAACTGTTGTTCTTGTTGTTGTTGTTGTTGACGTTACCATTGCTGAAATTCACGTTCCAGGCGTTGTTGGCATTGTTCTCTGAACAACTCCAGTAGTTGCTGTCTTGACGCGGCTCTGCACCTTCGTAACTGACAAGGACTCCACGTCCCGCAGTGAGCCGCCCGTTCAACGGATTATATGACACTCTGTTCATCGCAACTTATCATTCCTTATGAACACCCTGGCCATAGGTATAATCGCGCAGTGCTATTGCCTGTGCGACGACGCTCTTTGCCAGCCGCTTCATGTCTGCCTCTGTATCTTTGTCTATCAGGTTCATGCGCTTGACGATCGTGATGTCATCCTGCACGTCCTCCACCATGACGCGGGCCATGTCGAGATAGGCCATGCGCTCGGCGGCGTTCCTCGTGACGTGCGCCATTCCGACACATTTCTTTGACTCGCACACCGTCAACAGTATGCTGTCAATATACCGCGTCAGCTTCTTCGGGACTCTCTGGTAGAGCATCACGACGAGATACTTCAGGTTGGCCATGTCCCTGTAGATGGGCATCTGGCGCAGTGTCCTGTGTCTGCGTTTCTTCTCCTCGCTCTGTTCCACCGTCTCTTTCGGGATGACTACCCTGTCTGTGCTCTGTTCCATATTGCCTTTAGTTCTCCTTTCTCTGTGATGATGGTGACGTTGTTCGAGCAAGTCCCGTACCGCTCACCGTCATTCTTGGTTTCCTTTTCCTGTTTTTCGTTCATCATTTTCTATTACTTACTACTCATCTCCTTACCTCTGTTTAGGGTAGCGGCTTTAAGGCCGCTACCATTAAGCAAAAAGTCATGCGCTGTGCGCATAGTAGAACGCAGTGACAGCCCTACAAACATAACTGGTGTTCTTGCCGTTGCCGGTGCCGACGCCACCAATGCTGAAAACCACGTTCCAGGCGCCGGTGGCACTGTTCTCTGAACAACTCCAGTAGCCGCTGTTGCTGCCCATATTGAGCGTCTGCGGGTTCTGCCCTATCGCGTCGTACCTCGCCATGATATTGGCCTGTAGCGGATAGTTAGCATCCGTCACGGTATTATCCTCGTTGGCATACGCCGTGGAGGGCAGTGCATTGTTCGTTTTATTGCGGCTGGCGTGGAACATCAGATATATCAGGTTCAGCATACCGCAGGCGGGCAGTACCCATTTTGTTTTGGCGTACTGGTTGTCAAGCGTCTCGCCCGTATTCACCGTAGGCTCGTACAGGTGGCACTCGTATGCCGCATGGAAGAACGCCTGACGGAAACGTCCCGTATTGCTGGCTCCGAGAGCTGCCTCCAGTGCTACGAAGGCGCTCATCATGTCAGCCAGCTCCGTGCGATTCCCGGGAAGCGTGCCGTTAGCCGCCAAGCCCTTCGCCCATGTCATGAGCGCAAGGTTGCTCGCCGTGACCGCCGACCACTTGCTGCTGTCCCATGCGCCTGCCTCGCTGACAGCCGTCTTGCACATATACACCGCATCCTCATACGTCACCGTCTCGCCTACGGCGTAGGTGTCTTCCGCGTCGAAGGCGGGAGCCGACAAGTCAACGCTGTCCCACATGGCCTTCACCCATCCGTTCACTACGGCTTTGGCCCTGTCAACCATGTTCTTGGTCTTGTTCGCGGAGTCGTAGTCCGACGTTCCCGAGCCAATGGTATTGAACGAATCGAGCGTAACGTTGTTGCTGGCCGCCCTGATGGCTGAGTATAGGCTCTTTAGTCCGTTGGTGTCGTCATTGGGATAGGGGCCCCAAGCCCAGCTTCCCACCTCGTCCTTGGCCATCACGTCCACCGTGTAGCCGCCTGTGATGGCCGTCACCCTCACGGCATATCCCACAAAGCTCTTGCCGAAGTGGAACTCGTCGTCAAAGGTACCGTCGGCAAAGGCGATGTCGCCGCGCTTAGGTGTGCGGTCATACAGACCAATCTTCCACCGTCTCACGATGGTGTCGCCGTTGCTCCGTGTCAGCGTTGCCTGCAAGGTGTAGCGGGTCTCGTCGCCTGCCTCGTTCAGGCTCAGGATGGTAGCCTTACCCTCCGTGGTGTCCGTCAGTTCAATAACACCGCTGATGGCGTCCACCTCCGTTTCCGTGCTTCCGTCCGTAGTGACGAACTTCCACTCCATGGCAGGCTTGCCGTCCACGAAGTCGATGTCGTTACCCGTCTCTACGATGGCCTCCCACTGCGTCTGTCCCGTCGCGGTGAAGTACTTCTGCCCGGCAATACCGAAGTTCTGGATGGGTACCGTCGTGTAGTCAATATACAGGCTGTTGTCCTCGTCGGTGATGTCACCGAACTTGCCCGTCAGCCCTATCACCTGCGGCAGTGTCAGTGTCGGCTGGTTGTCAATGGCGATGCTGCCCGTCAGTACTATCGTCTGCGTGTCGGCGAGCCACATCAGCATCGGCGTGGGGATGTTCGTCCATTCCACGTTCTCCATGGTCAGGCTTGTCAGCTTCCTCGTCGTCTGCTGCTCCGTGTAGAGCTGTGTGGCGATGCTCTTGCTGGCCGGAGCCTCGCCCGGTATCACGGCGGTTATGATGTTAGCCGCACCCGCCAGCGAGAAGGTCTCCAGCGCCGTCATGCCCGTCAGGTTCAGACTCTCCAGTGTGGCGGGCAGGTGCAGCTCCGTCAGTGTCCGTGTCTGTGGCAGCCGCACTGAGGCCATCGTATCACCGCGCAGGTCTATCTTCTGCAGCCTTACACACTGCCTCAAATCCAGCTCACCTGTCAGCGTGTCAACACCGCGAACCACAAACTCCGTAATGTTAGTGGCCGATACGGTGATTCGCTGCGTCACAAAGAGGTTGGTGTCCGTGCCATTTACGTTCACATGCACCTTCTTCAGTCGCTTGCCTGCGAAGTCAAAGGTGGTCTGCTGGCTGGCACTCAGCGGGACATTCATATCTCCGATTTCTGAGTAGTAGTCAATACCACGGATGCTGATAGTAGTATCACCGTCGTTCTGGAAAGCCTTATAGGCAAACGCCTGCCCCTTCTGCACCCTCACCCTGTAGGCCGTGTTGCTGGCCTCCTTTGTGCTGCTGCCGTGTACCACTCGCGGATAGAGCCACTTGGCGGGTGTCAGCGTAAAGGCATAGGTACCTGTCTGCCCTCTCCACGTTAGTGCTCCTGCGGCGTTCGTTCCTGACGCAAACTCGCCAAACTCACACCATGAGCTTATATACATCACGCGGTCAACAAGCCACTGGTATTCTGACCAGCGCTGTGTACCATTGCTCTGCGTGATGGCCTGTGCGGAGTTGTTCACGTACTCACCAGTTGACTGTGCTATCGAGGCACGCTCATACACCAGTCTTGCCATTTCGTTGTAGGCCGTAGCGGGGAAGTAGTCCTGTGCCTGTAATACGCGCGAGACGAGATAATTGATAGCCGAGCCCTGAATCTTGGCCATAGATTCCATCATGTGCCTCATGGTGGCTGTCAGACGGTCACTGAAGGCTTCCTCTAACAGGTTGTACAGGCCGCTGGCCTCGCCCTGCCAGTAGTACTCTCCGTATTGGTTCTTATCATGAATCTCCACGTAGTAGGGCTTTCGCTGCTGACCCACGTTGTTGGTCTTCAGTACGGTGTCGAGGTCATCCTGCATCCAGCGTACCTTCAGCGTCACGGGATCAACGTAGTAGTAAGTATTTTTTGCGCGGTTGTCAGTTCCTGCGAAGAAGAGGTCAAATGACTGATGGAACAGCCCGTCGTCTACGTGCATATAGTCCTCGGCATTGGCGGCAAAGTGTGCCGTCCTCATAGCCTTGGCACTGGCAGTGATGGCCGCAGGAGCAAGCCCCGTCCATGTATCGGTACTGCGACTCAGTTCCGCTGCAAACGTCTCATATTGCGTCCTCATGTTCAGCGTGGCTCCGTTCAGTCCTGCTGCCCGCCACTCACCTCTGAGTGAGTCATAGCGGAAGAGGTCGTACTTCGCCGAGCCTGTCACCCCGTCAGCCTGCGATACCCAGTAGAGCATATTTGTTGACGGCTGGCCATATCCGTTCTCGGTGATGGCGTAGGGACTGCCAGCCTGCAGGTGGCTCTCCGTGCTGTCGTAGCACTGGATGTTCCTCGTGTGGAAATAGACGAAGTTGAAGAAGTTCTTCAGTGCCGTCAGGGCGTCACTGTCTGAGGGTACCTCCTCGCCGCTGGCCTTGCTCGTCTTGCCAAAGCCGAAGTTGATCTGCTTGACGTTGCCGATGTACCATGCTTCTTTTTCGGCATTATAAGTTACATCGTCGTCCCACGGGCAGGCAAAGAGTGCCAGCTGGCGGTCATTGTCGGCACCTTCAACCATCATCATGTGGGGTGTCAGGGTCTTGTCAAAACCCAAAGTGGGCTTGTCACCCTTTCCCGCGCCGAAGGTCATCAGGTAGCAGAACGTCCATGGGTCGTTCTCCGTCTCACGGTGGAAAAACAGGAACGGCTTTTCATATACCGTCAGTCGTGGCTCGCCGACGTTCCCTGCGTTCCTCCAGATTGCAAACTGGCTCGGCTCTGACAGGTAACCGTCTGCCACCATCTGCTTGAACAGCTCGTCATAGGCGCGTGTCAAGCCCATCTTATGTCCTTGCATCGACGAAGCGAAGTTCATCTTGCCCACCAGCTTCTTGGCAGCAGCCTGTCCCGTTTCAAGGATATATCCTGCTCCTGCCTCGCTGATAGTTCCGTCTTCAGCAGTGAATACCGTGTTATCTGTGATTTTGTACTGCTGGTTCCAGTCGCGGTAGGTCATGGCCGTAGTGCCCTGTCCCTTGCTGTCAAGAGCAGTCAGTATGCCCGAATGGGCAGCGTCGCCGTCAATATGTATCAGCAGGCTCACCTGTCCCTTCGTCTCGCCAGAGTTCTCATCACCATACTTGGGCAGGTGTCCCGTGTGTCCTAACACGTTATATCCCGCGTTCTTGGCCTTCTCAAAGTCTATCTCTCCCGACTGCCCGATGATGTCGTTCTTCTGCATCCACTCCATCTTCTGTTGTGTCGTGGCGAGTCCTGCGCGATGATCGCGCTGTACGTCAGAGGTAGAGAGTGCCTTGGTATATACCCTAATGTCATAGATACGGGTGTCAGCCCCCGTGCCACCAATCACCAGTTTGGCATCGGTGTCCTTGATAAACGAGTCATTAGAGCTGTAGTTAAACTCGCGCTCAATGGTGTCGTTCACAAAGATGCGGGCATAGTTCAGACGGGGGCCTGCGGGGTCATTGTCAGGATTAAGACCATACACAATATTCGCGGTAATCCTCGTCCTTCTATCCTCAGCCCACTGTGCGTTCTGGTCTTCCCTTACGCGCTTGTTCTTGGTCATCAGGGCCACCTCAGTAGGCCTCACTTCCAGTCCGTAGATGTCGTGGTCATTCACGGTGTTCATGTAGCTGCCCAGTTTGATGACAGGGGCTTCATCGTCGGTGATGTTCGATTCCTCCATGTCAATCTCGATGGTCACGTTCTTCTCCGTCAGTCCGTTCTCCGCTCCTTCGTCATTCTGTAGGGTGGCCAGTGCGTTGAAGCTGATACGCAACTCACTGCCTGCTGGAACAATCAGTGCGCCATCCTTGTAGCCGTCGTTCACCATATCCAATGAATCCCAACCCTCGGAGGCCACCACCTGTCCCGTGGCAGCATTGATGATCGTCCGTGGGTTCGCCTCACTGTTGCTGCGTGTGCTGGGCTGGAGTACGAAGACGGGGCCGCTTACAGGAGCAAAGTCCTGGTTATTGTTGATGGTAAAATAAACCGCATCATGCAGTTCGTTACCCTCTGAGTCCTCAATCCTCATGTAGGCCGTAATCTCAGCCTGCTCGCTCTCGATACCAAGCTGAGTGCTCAGTGCCTGCTCCTCACCTGCCACTGCCGTCTGCTCCCATCTTGCATATTCCACGGTGTCACCCGCATTGGTAAGACGGAACACCACCTGTCCAGCCTCTGAGGCAGCCCACCTAAAAAAGGTAACATCCGAATAGTTCTCCAGTCCCTTCCCTATCTGATTCACCACCACCACCGTGCCTGCTTGAGAACCAGCAGGAATAGCCATGTACTCCGTCTCTACCCAGTCCGTTTTCACGTCCTCACTGACATACAGCATAGCCCTTACCACATGGCTACCCTCTGTCAGAATGTTCGTCAGTGACAGGCTCGTAGGTGTCAGGCTCACTACCTTGGGCACGGATGCAAACACCTCCTGCCCGATGGGAACCACGCAGGCCGAGTCCGTCTCATAGCTATAGTCAGCTACAAACACCGAGTTCACATAGTGTCCGAACTGTAGTCTCAACGTCTTGTCAGCAGCACCGCCGATGTAGTACCTCAGTTCCAGTTCATCACCCGTCACTGGAATGGCTACGGGGGTAGCCGAAATCAGCGACAGAGCCACCACGTTCAGTGTCAGTGTCGTCCAGATACTGGTCACAGGGCTGCCGCCGTTGTCGCCCACGGCACGTACCCTCACTTGGTTATATCCTGCCGACAGATACGTCTTCAGGCTCACCTCCGTAAACGTCTGCTGGTTACTCTGCACTATAACAGATGGTCTTGTCACCCACTGTCCGTTTTGTGAGGTTCTTGTCTCTATCTGTATCTCCAAGTCCTCGGCCACGGGTTCCGTCTCGCCCGACGTGCCGTAGGTAATCGTGGAGATACCCTTGATTCCCAGCGTTACGTCCGTCGTGGCCTGCGTAGCTGCTGGTGTGGACTGTAGTGTCAGCCGCACCGAGCGCGTGTCGCTCGACTCAAACGGCATCGACTGTTGTGTCACAATGAGAGCCTGTCCCACAGTTCCCCACTTGTCAGCCGCCGACAATGCGTTCCATGTCAACCAGTCCGCTTTGTCCTTGAAGCCCAGCAGCGTGTTACCGATGCCGCCCTGACTCTCTACAATGCGGATGCAGCCAACGCGACCGTTGGTAGCCTGCTTCACCACCTCTTCCACGGCGCCCTTCTCAACGGCCCATTCCGCACCGTCGGGAATGTCCGTGCCGTAGATATTCACTGTTGCACCCGTGTTGTTCACGCCGCCCCAGTCCGACCCGAAGGAAAACCCTTGCGGGTTCTTAATGATAATCCTTTTTGCCATATCCTTGTCTTTTAATTATTTCTTAACTCTTAACTCTTCACTCTTCACTTCCAAGCGCTACCACCCGTCCGAGCGAAACCACCCGTCCGAGCGAAACCATCCGTCAAAATACTTCCCGATAGCCTGCGCCATCATCAGCAATCTCCGTCTAAACTCACTCATACATTAAGAGCCTCCCACTCTCCATATACAGCAAGGCCGTTAAGAATGCTAACTTGATAAGTATAACCGTCTTTCCAGTCTGGCTCCTCGTCATTCATCCATCTGATGCCCTCGCAATGGAACGCAAAGCTGTCGCCGCTCACCGTAAACTCCAGCCGATACTCTTCCACCTTCGTGTTGTCACCCTGTGCCAGTGTGATCGTCAGTTCCGTCACCTCGCCCCAGCGGTTCAGTGCATCCGAAGGAATCTCCGCTGTCTCTGTGTCGTAGTCGATGATTTCCTCCCTGCAACTCTGCGGCATCCATTTCGACGCATCCGTCGGCAGACTACTGTTCGCCGCCACCAACGACACGTACATCACGCCGTTCAGCGTCACCACGTCCAGCTTGTCGTACACCGTCCCTGCCTGATAGGCCCCTTTCGGTGTCAGCCCGACCTTACCAATAATCGTTTTCGTTCTACCCATAATATCTATCGTTTTTAATTACCGTTGTCTGTATCGTCCACCGTCAGGTAGCCGTTCTCCAGTCCGAACACCACCGTCGAGTCGTCAGCCTTCGTCACCGATAGCTGCATATCGTCATCCACCTCAAAGAGCATCATCTGGTCTTTCACGTCGACGCTCTCCGACTCTCCGTATTTGTTCGTCACCGTCAGTATCGTTCCTGATAGCGAAGCGTTCACGTTCCCAGCCTCTGTAGCCTTCTGTTCAGCCAGCCCCGCTTTTTCATTCGCAAGTGCTGCCTTCTCGTTGGCCAGCACCGCAGCCGATGCCGCCAACCCGGCTTTCTCGTTTGCCAAGCCTGCTTTCTCTGCTGCCAATGCGGCTTTCTCATTCGCCAGCCCTGCCTTTTCTTCGGCAAGTCCAGCCTTCTCGTCAGCCAAAGCCGCCTTCTCATTCGCCAGCCCCGCTTTCTCGTTAGCAAGTGCTGCCTTCTCGTTCGCGTTGACTGCCGCCTGCTCAGCCGTCTCGGCAGCAGTCGCCGCCCTTGTTGCAATCGTATTCAAGTCCAGCACCTCGTCGATGAAATCCTGCAATCCCTTGTCCTCATTCCCCGGCAGCTCCTTCCAAAGCTCATACGCCGACTTGCCGCGTACCAATGCCTGGCTGACGACCTGTAACGTCACCCTCAGCGAAGCCGACCGACACCCGTCAATCACCTCGAACGTCGTCTGTGCCTTACAGTCCGTCTGAACCACGGTGAACTGAACGTCGAACGAACGCGCTTGCAGTCCGTCCTTCATCAGCCGAATCTCCAGCGCATACTCGCCGCTCTCCAACGTATGCGGACAGTGCACCACAAGGCAGTTATCTTCCGTCTGGTCAATCGCCGTCTCGATGTCCGTCCGTGTTCCAAATGACTTCACCAGTTCCACCTCAACGTCATCGAACGCCGTCAAGTCCACCGCCCGCTCTTCAACCGTTCCTGCGGCATTTCCCGCAGGTTCATCCCCCTCCGAAGAAGAGGAATCCTGCTCCGTCACCACCTTCTCATACACCCTCGCCTTCAGGAAAACGTCGTTTCCCTCTACCCAGCTCAGTAGTTCGCCGTGACCGTAGTTATTATACCTTTCGCATCCCATATCTTACTTGTTTTGTTTAAAATTCGCCTAAAAATTCCCACCTGTCTGCCGTAGCATAGAACACTCCGTTCTTTCCGCTGCTTATAGACTTGTATGTGTTATTTGAGCCTGACACTATCGTGTAGTTGTTCATCGTAAGGTAAGTATTTGGCATTTTGTCATCACAAGCCATGACCTTTACGGAAAATGCATTGACCACGGCTGCTCCGATTACGTTTCGTACCGTTACGACCTTTCCTACAAAGTCGCAGCTCCTCGGAAGAACTACTCGCTGTTCGTTTGGATTTCCATTTGCATTGTAAGTGACAAATACCTCTTCTGCGTCGTATGTGCATACCACACAATCGCCCGCCTCATCATCTACGGAATAGTCAGGGTCAATTTCGGCAATCTCTTCAAAAGTATGGTAACTATGCTGGGCGAATATCGTTACACCGCCAGATACCACGTTGTTCTTGAAGTACACCCATTTATTCTGATTGCCATTGATGTCGATGACAACGATTCTCGGCTGTAAACTGCTGCTATATTCTGACACTACGGCAAGACTCCTGAAAAAGTTCTTAGCCCTAACAGTTCCACCGATACTCGCATTCCCAAGTGTTTCAAGGTTTCCGTCATCGTCGATGCCGAACGTCTTCTGTCCGCTTATGTTCTGAATCTCGAAGTTGTCGGTCTTGGCAAGTATCTTCTTGTTGGTAATGTCGATACCGCATTCTTCGACACGGAAACGTATTTGTGCACCAGTCTGCTGAATCAGCGAATTGCTGAGCGTTATCGAACCGAAGTGTGGCTGTAACTCTGACAAGGCTTCGGAGATGGCCGTAGCGTTTGCGCCAATATCCTTTCCTGTAGCCTCAAAAAATACCTTGAAGCGTATCTTTCCCGTTGTTGGTGTAATAATAACCATGCCGCCGTTGCCGTTGACTTCCGATACTCGTTTGTCGCGCGCCCAAGAATTGTTCTTATAGACATACGACATGATATACGCCTTGACAGTGTAGTTCTGAGGAACGGTGTATCTTAAAACATACTGCTTCGGCGTAACACCAGTGTTGTCAATCTCTAAAATAGCGAACGCGGCATGATATCCGTTAACGACGAAACCATTAGTTTCCCCGATGAAGTATGGGTTCTGTGCTGAACAGATACAATTGTCAGCACTCACATAGTTGCCATAGTTATTCCAATAACCCTTTTCCCATGCCGTACTTTTCGCATCCTGACTGTCAGAGTAGCTATAGTCAATGGTTACGTACTCCATATTGACAATGCTTTGCTGCCCCACCGTCATTTCAATCTTGGCAATGTTGTCGGCATTCCCTTGCGCCTTCAGCTCTATCTCGCCCGTCTTGCTGTTGATGGCAAACGAAGCATCCACGGCGAACGTCACGGCAATCTGCCTCTCTTCACCGCTGACGGGCGTATTATTCCCGTCCACTAACTTCACCGTGAAGTACGACGGCCTTGCGTTTGCTGCCGCCGTGTGCCAGTTCGTCATGTACTGTGTATTTTTGTACTCCACGATTTTAAGAATGCTGTCATACGTGTAGCTAATGGAAACGCCCGTCGATACATTGGGGATAATCTGTATATGATAGCCGTCGTCATCCGGTGTAATCAGTTCGCTCGTCGAACCAACGATGTGCGCAATGTTATACTGAGCCACCACGCCCAACGTGCCGTTGATGGTCACAACTGCGGCCTCGTTCAGGGGAACTAACTTGTAAAACTCGGCGTCGGTACCATTCTGACCTTGTTGTCCGTTCTTGCCCTGCAAGTCCTGCTCGTTGGGCATATACGGCGTAGCATCCTTGCCCGTTTCCAACTTAGGCATACAAACGTCCAAGGTTACGCCCGTCAGCGCACGGAAGATTATCTCCGCACTGTTGGTAGTGAAGCTGCTTGCCGTCTTGAACGTGAACGTATGCCGTGCCCCGTCTGCTTCTGCCGCCCATTGATGAGCACCGTCAGTACCTATGCTGCTATTGAAAACGCCGTCAACATAGCAGCCTGCGCTTGTGTCTACGCTCGGGTGGCTGCCGTCGCCCGAATAGATATAGGTATGGAAAAGACCGTCGGCATAGCAGTAAAACGATAGCGTGTACCATGTGCTTGGCTGTAATCTTGCTACCACGTTCTGTCTAAGGTCAACGTATGAACCAGCCTCGCTTGCATCAATCTCAACGCAATTCCTACCGCCTATCATCGGCGAGGCAGGTATGTTGATATTGTCCCAGCCTCCATTCTCTGGTGCCGTCCAAGCCTCCTTCACGGCATCCAAACCGCTCTCAAACACCGTCCGTAGCAAGATATTCGGGTTCGCGTCGTGGGCATCCTTACCATTCGTTCCGTCTATCGGGCTCCAACGGTATGGGGTGCTCCATGTTCCAGAAAGCTCTCCGTCAACAATGGTGGCGAATGAAGTCCACTCATATTGCGTGTTCATGACAACACCGCCAAGGGTGGCACGATACCAACCCTTGTCCTCGCCGCTGTACTGTGAACCGTCTTTCGTATAGACTATATCGACAAAGTGAGTTCCAACAGTGGCAACGGTTATCTCTACTGTAGTAACTGTTCCATAAGTACCTGTTGCACTCCTTTCGGCAACACGGCTGGGACGGGAATCTACAGACGTATCGAGCGCACCGACCTGAATATAGTCATAGGTATTTTCCGACGAAGCCATCAACTCTATCGTAAGCACCTGATTGGCATCATTGGTCGTGAACCAGTAACGTTCCTTCTTAAAGATACTATTCTGTTGATTACCGCTTACTTCTCTCCATCCTGCGTGAACACCAGTACCGTCGTAAAAGTCCGTAAGTTCTGTTGGCGACAGACTCCATCCAGTCGGAGGCACGTCGCTGCCAGTCGGCGTTACTGGCTGGTTGGCACACAACTTGAACACTTGTACACTGCGTATCGTCGAGCCATCGTCGCCGTCATCACCTTTATCACCTTTATCACCCTTATCTCCCTTCTCACCTTGCGGCCCAGGAGTAAGCTCAATCTCTTCTATCAAGTCCGTCACGGTCGTGTTTCCACTGACATAGAACGTTCCCGTGAAACTATTCAGATTCTTCGAAATGACATTCTTCCTGAACCCTGAAAGGCTAAACTTATCGATGCCGTCATACTGAACAATAGACGGAGCGGCTATCTCAGGATCTAAATACGTGTTGTTATATGCAGAAATGATGATAGCAGCTCGACGGGTGGTGTCCGTGTCATTTCCAAGCTGTACCACTTCGTCGCCTGCCTGCGGGTCTGCGTTAGAATTACTATCCTCGACCGACGAAGAAAGGACAATATAATGGTAATCAACCGCCTGCCCGTCTACAGTTTGGGATTCAGAGCCAACAGCCGTACACTTGCGCCAGTAGAATCTGTTGTCAACTTGTTCGCTTACGCCTTTCTTCGCGTTAAACGTCTGACACAGCACAAGGTCATTCGCGGCAAAGGTGTTGCTTATCTCGTTACCGTCAGCGTCCGAAGAACGGAAGTAGCACTTCCAACCGCCAGTCACTTCCACCACCTTATCCAGCTTCGCGTTCGCCGCCGTGATAATCACCTGTCCCTGCGTCGCCTTCACCTCGTCGATAATCAGCTTGAAGAAGTGCGCCGCCTTCGTCACCGTCAAATTCTCGAATATCGCGTCAGTTCCGTTGGTCGTGCCTGTCACATCAAGGTCGCCCCCGACTTCCGCATCCCCCGTAACTTCAAGGTCGCCGCTTGCCGTCACGTCATGCAAGGTGGCGTCGCCGTTATCGTCTATGCCAGTACTCCCGTCCCCGAAAGCCACACCCGCAGCAAACGTGATAGTCCCCTGCGCCGTATCATCTTCCGTCTTGCTCAGGAACGCACCGCTTGCCGCCTCAATAATGCTCGCCGCTGACGGTGCCGTGGGCTTCTCCCCACGTCCACTGCCGCCGCTACTGCTCTTCTTAATCTCCGCGCCAATCATCTGCGCCAAGGTCTTCTCCTTCTCGTTCCTCAGCACTACCTCATACGTCGGGATGCCGTTATTGCCGTCGTCCTTAATCGTCAGCGAGTCAATTACCGAACTAACGTTGCCAAGCTCCACGTCCTGCCACTCCAGTACCATACCCGGCCTTATCGTGTCATGCAGGCTCACCGTTTCGTTAGCCGCCGCTTCATCCCGCTCCCTCGCCATGAAAATCTCATCGATGTGTGGCGTGTGCGTATAGGTAGCATGGTCAGCCTCGTCCAGCGCATCCAGTGCCGCATCAAACAGCACCTCCGAAGCCTCGGCTATATAGGTGTCGGGCAACTGAATCCCCGTCGCGATAAACGTATCGTCCAAGGCAATCAATTCCTCGGTGTTCGGCACAAAACGCTCACGCTCGTCCTTCACACGCGCAATCTCAAGCACCGCAAAATCACTCCCCTCGTTATACGTCACCTTGCTCACCTCGAACTCCCGTCCGTTGTGATAGCCCGATGTCATCGTTATCGGCATCTTGTCACCCGTGCGCGTCTTGAAAACAGCGTCCCAGAACTTCGTCTGGTCATCATACACCGCCAGCTTGAAGTTACCGCCTTCCGTCACCCATCCGTTATCGCTGATACCAGTAACGCCCTTCGCGTACCCATACGACGTGTTCTCAATCGTCGGTTTAATCTCGTCGCGGTCGTTCGAACCGTCAAAGTAAACCTCCCCTTCTCTCACGCCGTACTTCGCCACGCCAGCCTTCGACTGAATCCAAGGATTCTTCGCATCTTCGGAAAAATCATAGTTCACCTTCCGCGCCAGCCAAGCATTTTTCTTCCCATCGTCAGCCATATACTCATGCCGATGCGAAACCCAGTCCGCAAGCGTCTGCGTCGGGAATCCGGGCAACATCAGATTCTGTATCGCCATACCGGCAGCATAACCCGCCGCCGTCTCTGTCAGCGATGAAGGCCATTTGTTCAAGTCAGCTCCCTCCAATATATACACCTTCGTCTGTGCCGTTACATGGCTCGTCACCGCCTGCGTCGTCAGCAGCGCAAGGTAGGTGTGCTCGCTCTCTTCATAGGCGCATATATACGCCCCGCTGTCGCTATAACCGTTGTTGGGGTCTAAGGCCGTCGATATGCTGACCGTAATGGGCACCTTTGCGTAGTTGCCTATCATCACGACCTGCCGCCATGCCTCAGCGCTCCATCCCAGCGCGTCCTTCACCGCCTCGAACAGGATGCCCGTTTTCAGGAAGTAGTAGCTACTGTTGTAAATGTCCGCAGTGCCCGTCACGTAGGCCGTCTTGAACACGTTTCCGTAGTAGTTCAGCGGCATGTTCTCCGTACTTCCATACGCAAACAGCCGCGTCACTATCCGCTGCTCCTGGTCGGCCATCCGCTCAATATCCTTCAAGCCGTTACCCTTGCCATACGCAAACATCTGCCCGACCTCCACCGCCTTGCCGCCGATGACAATATCCGTACCATGAACATAGAACGGCAGCTCAAAGTCATTATAGCAACGTGCCAGCGCACCCCACAGCGTCTCATCGCTGATGCCAACCGTCACATCGCTTTTCCCCGTTGCCTCATCCCCGTCATAATACGCCTCCCAGTCATCAGTCACCGTGTCCGATGCGTCAGCATCGCTACTATCACCACCGTCGCTACTATCGTCACCGCCGCCAAGTCGCTGCAACGTCCTCGAAAGGCTCGGCGTAAACACCCGAAACGCAAACTCCGTCCCGCCGATAGCAGGCACCTGCCTCAGTAAGTTCGCCTGAATCCTGTCCGCGAGGTCATCCACCGACCCGCCGAAGAACGAAAACCGTCCCAGCGACGAATACGACTCCGCATTCCCAGAGCCGCCCAGCACGAAGTCGTGCATCGACACCTGCTCCAGTGCCGCCGTAGCGTCCATCAGCTTCAGGTTCTCATACACGAACGCCTCACCGTGACTGCCGCTCCGCGCCTGCTTCTTCAAGTTCTCGTCGCTCCACAGGTAGAACCGCTCACCACGGTACTCCACGTAGTCGCCGACTTGGAAGTCAATCTTCACCGCCGACTTCACCGTCACCGTCACATACCCGTGCTGCATCCACTCGCCGTGGTACTCCAGCCCCTCGCCGACGGCAACAACCGTACTGCCACGCTTTATGTCTACCTTCTTGCTCATATCATTTATCAACTAAGTACCACATTTGTTATCGGGTCAGTCACACGGAATTTAACCTTAAACTGTCCTATCACTTCTACATTCGCGCTGTCGTATGCTATCAGCTCATTACCGACCTCTTTCACGTAAATACCTCGTCTGCCAGTTTTCGTGTACTCGTCATAGACAGCAAGCCAAGGCGAACCATACTGATTTCTCCCGTAAAGGAAATTGATAAATTGGCTCAAATCATTTGCCATACTCTCTTGTGTGCCAACATACAGGAATGTAGCATCCAAGTCATAAGCTTTGAATTTTAAGCCTTCAGTGGGCATAAAGACGTCTTCGCCGTCCTCGTCAGTCCAATCTTCGCTCGCCAAATCTTTTATCTCTGGCAAGTACTTGAACGGAAATTCCTGACAGACAACATTAAACGCTGTCTGCGTGTCAACTGCAACGCCTACATTGGTGTACGTAGAGCCAGACACCGTCTGCTGTTGGATGAGAAGTTTCTTGTAATCCATATCCTTTTGTGTTACGCTTATTGTGGCTATGCCACGATAATTTCGCTACAAAAATAACGCAAACCGCCACGTATTCAACAAACTTTTGTAGCTTTCTTCAACTTTTTCTTAAAACATATTGCGCAAGTCATTGGAAATAATTATTTTTGCAACGATTTAGAACATGGATAAAATGACGGAAAAAGAACTCAGCGTAAAACTCAGGGAGGATGCAAGGCGTATCGGCTTGTGCGACAAATGGTACTCCGAATGGGAGGATAATACCGATAGAGACCATCTTGTCGATATGTATAAACGCGGCTTGGATTTCTGCATCAAGCACAAGTGGCCCAGCAAGGACTTTATCAAGCATCATTTTTCGCAAGATTTTCTCCGTCACCACGGAATACTTGTCGACGACACGCGCTCGTACCCCATACGCGGAGACGACCGCAGACTGATATACATCCGCGAGTACGTCCTTCTCGGAAAGAGTAACGCCACTATACGATATACATTCCGTCCGCACATGTGCAACGTGTGGGTGCGCGATGATTCCCATGTTACCGTTGACGTGAAATACGGCGCATACGCATTGATACACTTATTCGACAAGGCGTCGGCAAACATAAAGACGGATCTTGTAAGCAAGGTAACCGTTATACGCCACTCACAAGATTGCTCGCTCAAAAAAGAGGGCGTCGTGACCGTGAAGGATGAGTTCCATTATCTCGATTGAATACAACTTCTTTGGCTTAGTTATTTGGTAATGTGTTTCAAAGAAGGCGGCAATTCGTGATGAACAGCCGCCTTTCTCGTTACTTTAGATGAGTAATGTGACTACGACACAGGCAAACGCCACACCTTGTTTTTCAGTCCATTGATACTGTCATCAAGGTTGGAAACCCTCTGAGCTATCGTTGCATTGCTCTCCATAATGGCACGGGTGTTCATCGCTATAGAGCCAAGAGTCTCGTTACCGCTCGTAAGCGCCTGATAGTACAGCGGGAAGTACTGTGCTATCATCGTCCGGTTGACAGACACGTCAGCTCTGATAGTATTTACAAGTGCTATCAGTAGGTTCGATTGTTCCTCGGTTATAGTCTTGCTGATTGCAGATGATGAGCGGCTACCAGTGCTGTCTTCCCCAAAGTCAAATCCAGTGACCGTCTTTGCCATGTTATAGAAGTCCTCGGCAGCACTGATAACCTTTGCGAACTCTCCATTTTCTCCGAAAGCCTCTCCAAGAATTTTCAGTGTCTCCTTCTCATTAAACTCCCCTGTGTCGTAGTTGTATGCCGCACCGCCCACACGCTTGCCATTCTCCATCTTCCCAAATAGCCGCTCTTCCAACTGCTGGAACACAGGTTCAATAAGATGTATGTTCATCATCCGCTTGGCAACATCTGAAATGATGTCTTTTGCGGCATCATGGAAGGCATCAAGGGCACTCTCACCGTTTTCAAAGGCAGTCCACAAAGCGTCGCTGATTTGACTTGCCCAAGCCTTGAAGTCAATACCCCACAACTCATTGGCGAGGTCTTCAACAAAGTACATTATCTGCTCGTCAAGCTCGGCCATCTTCTGCTTGTATTCTTCAAGGGCACTATTCGATGTTTTCTTCTTGCTGTTTTCCTTGTCATACATCTCCAGATAGTTTTCGCGCATCTCTTTAAGGTTTTCAAGTTCTGCTGCGTAGCCAGTTTTATTTGTACCCGCATTGTAGTACTCCTGCATAGTTTTTTTAGCTGCAGAGGTTACAGTAAGGTCTTTCCCGAAGAAATTAATATTCTTCGTCGTGTCCTCGTAAAGTCCAGACATCGCACGTCTCAGCACTCCAGCATCATATCCCAAAGTACGTTCGCGGGCTGCACGGATGGAGTTGGTATTGGCTTCGAGAGCTTCAACGTTATCCTGTAATGCTTCAATCTCTCGCTGTATTCCCTTGTCATTTAACTCGGCAATACTGGTAGCAAGACCAAGTGCAGCACCAGCCGCCATACCATAAGGGCCAAGCGCACTTAATGACGATGCCCCTCCCAGTGCCCCGCTCAACAGACCACCCGCGTCACTCATGGCAGTTGCAGCACTGCCCATTCCTAAAGAGTCAAAAAGATTCCCAAGAAGGTCTACACCACCCTGCAGCGTCTGGAACGCATTGACAACGTCTTCTGCACTGTCAGTCAACTTGGCAAGAGACTGATACAACTTGTCGTAATGTTGCGCTTCTATAAGTTTCTCCTGTGCTTCTGGACTATCTTTTACGTCAGCGTTAGAATAGTCACGCCATGCCCTATTTCTCCTCCTGTCATAGTAGTCCATCAATCCTTGATTCCCGCCGCTGACAAAAGAACCAAACGCCCCTTTACTACCAAGGAAACCCTCGGTATTCCATTCGGTTGTTATCTTGCGGAGTTTAACTATTTCTTGATAGAAATCTTCTGCTTTTATAGTTCCAGCTGTCAGTCTCGCATTCAAGTTTTCTTCCTGTGCCCTGGCTGCTGCATCAATCTCTGGCTTAGTCATTGCGAGCGAATGATTCATAAGGTCGATATATGTAGCAGACTTTTGCCAAATCGCATCGTCTTTGCTCGTTGCGATAATGCCCATAGCCTTGTCATAGGCATTTTTGTCTATCATGCCCAAAGCATATAGAGCATCAAGCATTTCTTTTTGCTTGTTATACTCATCGTTGAGCTTTTGTATTTCGCTCTTGTAATCGACAATGGAGCCAAGTAGTTTGCCAAAGTTCTGAATATCGGTCTTTACCACGTCGCGCTGCAAGTCACGCCATTTCTTGTACTCCTCGACAATGCCCTTAATCTGCTCTTGCGTCTTTTCGGGCATCGCAGCGGAAATACGGTTGAATATCTCTTCGTCTGAGAAGTTGATGTCAAACGGTATAGCAATCGCACCTGCAGCGGCAAAGTCGCCCTCTATCTTCTTGCGGAGAGCATCGGCAAGATTGATATTTGTCCCCGCCTGATAGCCTGCGCCACTTAGCTGTACGGCCAACTCAATGTTACCCGTTGCGTCACGCACGGAATTGAACGTCTCCCACGACCTCGTAAGATTGTCAAGCTGTATTTGTGTCTTGCTCAGGAACTCTTCCTGCTTATTCCCTAACTCTTCAAAGTCAACATTATTGATAGCATCGCGAATCTGTTTAATGGCCTCGACCATATACGAGTTCTTATGCTTCGGGTCTTGATACAGCTTCTCAGCCTCAGCAAGTAACGACTCTAAATTCTCCTTGTAAAGCGGAATAGAGTCGAGAGAAAGAGTCTGTTTAAACTGGTCACTAAACTGGTCAAACAAGGGCTTGAATTGTTCTTGTACTTTTGATAGCGCACTGCCCTTGCCAACTTGTTTCTCGTATTTATTATACCAATCAAAAGCGTCCTTATATAACTTCACAACCTCACGCAGACGCTTTGCTTCCTTGTCGTCGTTGCGCCCATTATTTTTCTTTGCGTTTGTCTTGTCTTGCTTTGTCTGCCAATCTGCTCCGAAATGCTTCTGGAACTTTTCCCACGTATCATCAATAACTTTCTGCTCGGCATAATCTTCAAGATTCTTTTGGTTCCAAGGTGTTTGTAACGGACTCGGTAATTCTTTAGGTAGATTATCGAGTTTGAAACCTATACTTATAAGCACCTTTCCCGCATTATTCATTTCAGTCTGAGCCGCCTCCTGAGCAGCCTTGGCCTTTTTGTATATATCCTCGCGGGAGTCATTAAAGCCAATTCTGAATTTAAGCCCATTCTCATCAAGCCAGTCCTGCATCTCCTTACGCCATCCAGTCAGGCTTTCAGTTACCTCCCCCGTACTGAAGTCAATATTCATTTTCCACGTCTCATTGAATATCTTTTCAAGCAGTTCACGCTTGACACTATCCGTCATACCAGGAACTTTATCAATTTCAGACACAACGGCCATCCACGCGGTCTTTATATTATCCGCGTTTTCCTTCCAGTTTTTGCCAAACACACCCGAATATTGATTATCGAGACGATTAGCGAAATTCTGCAAGTCAGGCAGTACTTCGTTGTGCATGGTGTCGCTCATATTCTTTATCGCAACACCGAAATCACTAAAAGCTTCCGCTGCGCCAGACGAATTGCTGTACAGCATAGGAGAAAACGCCTTATTCCAGTCCGTGTTTTTTATATACTTTAACTGCTCAATCAATGGCAAGGCGTTGCCGTTGGAATCCATCCGACGCTTAAATGCAGTCTTCCTTTCCAATTCGCCGATAGTCTTGTCTAAAGTCACACGATGCTGTAACAGCTCTTGTTCTGCTTTATCCAAATCTTGGACTTTACCTATATATTCTTCGACATTCTCTGTAAAGGTGTCATTAAGGATATTTCCAGTTGCTTCATTTGCATTACTTGCAAAAGCCTTCGTCCGTTCAAGGTCTGCGTAGGCGTTCCTTGTTGATTCAAGCTCATCACGTAGATACATGTAACGCTCAGCGAGATTGTCGATAGACTGAGCCTCTTCTTGTATGTTATGTATATTGGGCGCATAGTTTTTCAGCGTGTCTATAATATCGCTAATAGCAGTCGAATATTCAGACTCACTCATCTTGCCGTCCTTGCCTGAGTATTTCTCCATGGTGGCTGCAATATTCTTGTAACCCTCTGAGCCTTTCTGCCCAAGCCGCTCTATACTCTCTTCTATCTCCGAATTTTTCTGTTTCCATCTCATAAACACCTCAAAGCCTGCTGTGATAGCCATGAGTGCTATACCGACCGGATTCAGGAGCATAGTCTTTAACGCTGTGCCTACTCCACGCAAAGAAAGTGCGAGACCCTTGAGACGAAGGCTAAGCCCAGCAGACGCAATACCAAGTTTTCCTTTGCTTGCAATGGATGTCAATTCGGCCCGAGTAACGTTAAACGTCGCAGCAGCAAGTTCAGCTTGGTCAACTGTCAGTTTTTTTGTGGCAACGGCATTGAGCAACTGTTCGCGGGTGACAAGTTTCAGAGTGACCAACTCATCGACCTCGTCTGCAGTAAGCCTCTTTACAGCAGCAGTGTTGACGCCAAGCGCGATAGCCTTCGCATTAAGAGTTTTTGACGTTGCACCAAGTGTGCTTCCGTAGGTAAGGAGCTGTGTATTCGCAGAAGTGATAGCAAGTCGATAAGCGACAAATGCGGCAGTACCATAACCTATTACCCTCGCGGTTTTCTCCCAATTCCTCGTAAGACTCATCAATGTTTCGGCGACCCATTTCAGCGCACTGCCTATACCTCCTTCGGCCATTTCGCCGTACATGATGTCCATTGAGTCTTTTAGGTTCTTGAACTTTGCATTGACAGCATCAGCCATTGTCTCCTGCATATTGAAGAACATACCACCTTCATTGGTCAGGTCTTTGATAACTGCTATAACATCTTCGTACCCTATCTCCTTTTTGGAAACCCTCTTGCGGATTTCTGCTGTAGAAACAATCTGTCCTTCAAGTTTCGTCAGTCGCTCTGACAGTTTCTGTAGCATAGGAATGTTGTTCATGGCGAACTGGCGCAGCGTATATCCAGTCAAAGCTCCTTCAGAACGAACGTGTCCCAATGCAAGCGCAAGGCGTGACACCTCTGTTCCTGCACCAGCAGATATGTCGGCGAGACGTTTTGTCATATCAAACAACTCGCTCTGCTTGAATCCGTATGCTGACAACTGCTTAGTGTCTTTATCAAGCTCCATTACGCCAAATGGGGAGGTAAGGGCAAGTTCCTTGATTTGGTCAAACAAATGCTGACCCGCCGCCATATCTCCGAGAATGGCACCAATAGAGAGACGCTGTTGTTCCAACTGACCACCAATTTCTATAACATTACGAAGGAATCCTTGTGCGCCCCAAACACCGAGATATTGCGTCGCCAACGTTTTTAGGTCTCCTAAAACTTGTGACTGACTCCTCATAGAATCAGTACTATGTTTAATACTGTTGGCTAACTGTTGTTCGGAAGCGGATAAGTGTGAATTTGATGCAGCTGCGCCAAGGACGGAACGTTCATACTCTTTAATGGCCTGAGATGTTTGCCTAATAGTGCTATTCATGCGCTCAAAGACACGGATAGCACCACTATAGTCGCCTGCGTTCATCAGCTGACGCATCTTCTGAATGGCAACCTGAATCTCCGACTGCAACTTCCGCATCTCCTCAGAACCACCATTCTTCTTCATGTAGTTCTTTAGCTCATTGAAAGCCATACCAAGTTTTCTGATACGCGCCTCTGACTGAGCACTACCTTTATCAAACTCTTTGTTGAAAGCCTTTGCACCGCTTATAACTTCCTTGAACTCAGACTTGATGGCCGCAAGAGACGAACTGAGCTTACTCAGCATCTCAGAACTCATACCGCGCGATATGGCTTCAGCAAGGCTGGGTGCAGATGTTATCTTTGCTATCTCATTGCGTACCCTGTTCAATGCAGAGAAATACTGGCCCAACTGCGCACCAAGAGCACCACCACCACCGTCACTACGCTGAATATCAACGATTTCGCGCTTGATATTATGGATGTCGGCCATCAGCTTCCTGTACCTGTTGAACATTGCCGTTTGAGAGTCAGTGACCTGCGTCTCGCTCTTACCAGACTTGGCAACACTCTCGGCGACCTTGTTCTGAGCCGCTGACATGGCATTCAGCTTCTCCGTTAACTCCTGTATCTTCTTCTCTGCGGCTTCGGCATCAGCAGTCAGTTTCTTGATGAGCGGAGAACTCTGGTCAATCTTAACAGCAGAACTAAGCGTTGACAACACATCTTTCAGATTGTTGACATTGTGCATCAGACCATTGATGTCGGTCGTCATCTGCGACAAGCCTTCTATCTTACCGATACCAGAGAACGCCTCTTTTAGCCTGTTAATCTCTGAAATAATCTTGTCTATAGCTTCCTGTAGGCTCGTAAACTTTTGAGGGTCAAAGAGATTTCCCTGTTGCGCTCCCTTTTGTTGCGTCTCAGCAATCTTTTGCTCTGCTTGATTGAGTTGTTGGGTGGCTTGAGCCACTTTCTCTGCAGACTGAGCATTTTGTGCCTGCATCTCATTAAGCTTTTGTTTTGCTTGAGCAAGATTTTGAGATGCTTTCGCCTGTGCTTCCAATGACTCTGTTTCTTTGTCAAGATGATACTTGAGGCTTCTTGATTCTTCGCTTAGAGATTCATTTTTTGCGTATAACCCCATCAACTGGTTATGACCGGAAACAGCTCCCATATAACCAAAAGACGGGTGACCTGATGCTTCCGCATATTTTCCCAAAGCTTTATTATGCTCATTGGTTATTTTTTTATAAGCTTGATAGGCTTCTTCTGCTTTCTGTATTAAAGTCTGTAATCCACTTGTGTCAATGGATGAATTGCTTCCAAGTCTTTTTAATTCTTCCTTTAAATATGATATATAATCTTTAACTTCGTGCATTGTGGAAGAAAGATTCGATACATTCAAGTTTTGTAATTCACTTCTCAGAGAATATATAGCGTCTTTCCCAATATTGGCTTTAAACGACTGAGCTTCAGCATTCATCTTCACAGTGAATTGGTAGGCTTTCTCCATAGACCGAAGAACTGCCTTTTCTGGAGCAGATATACCAGAAAGCCTACCTTTTAAGTATGCCTGTCTTTCATCGGACAAATCTTTTTCTTTCTTCTTGATTTGGTCAAGAACTTGAGCACGTTCTTTTTCAATATCGAGCAGACGCTTGGGGCCGTCAATATTCAGTCCATAATAAGCCGATGATAAAGCTTCCCTTTGATTTGTTACCCATCTCGTGCGAGACGCAAGAAGTGCTTCGTATTTCTCTACTGTATTCTTCTGTCTTTCAATTTCTTCTGTCGTATATTTCAACGCATTTGTTGCACTTTGTGCCGATGTGGTTATGGTCTTTAATCCATCTAATGGTGTAATATTCTTCAGCTGCTCTACCAGTTCCTTTACAGCTAACGATACGCCTTGAACTTCTGACGCCCAAGCACTGAATTTACTCGTATCAAAGTTAATGTTTATGCCGCTTCCAAGCTTTGCATGTAATTCCGTGACACTTGTACCAAGTGCATCTATCCGTGCTTTTGTGTTGTTCGTTTCGCGGGCAACTCGCTCTTCCTCCTTAGCAAAACGCTCTGTAGCAGAAGCAAGCATTTCGTTTGCTCTTGTAGCCTCTACCTGCGCCCTTTGCAAACTATCTTTAGCACTTGCTATAAAGCCTGTGTTACCAGTCTTCTGCATTGCAACAAGATACTTTTCCGCTTTCTCAACCTCCTTAGCGGCGGCGGCGGCGTTACCTCTTAGCATATCAAAGTATTGGCCTTTGTCTCCAAGCGCACCCAATCGGTTCTGTAAAGTTTGAATGCGGTCTAATAGCGGCTTTAACTGTTCACCGTTGCCTATAGTTTTTAGTGCATTGATAAACGTGTCAAGATTGCCTATCTCAACAGCTATCTTCATCGTGCCGTACTTTGCGACAAGTTCTTTTAATCTTTTTTCCAAATCGGAGAGTTGGTTGCCAGCCTCTTTTACACCGACCTCGAACATCAATGTATTTGCCATATCTCGTAATTTTTGTGTTGTACGGCAAAAATAATTAAAACTTTAACTATTTCCTCGAACAACCTGCAAAACAAGCAATTATATTTGCAAACACATTGCAAAACAAAGGGTGACACGAATGCCACCCCACTTCCAATTAAAGAGAACCTAACTACGCCAAACACTTCACATGGACACGATATTCGATGTTGCACACATCAAAATGACCATCTGAAATCAACTGACAACACGCCTCACTACGCTCACTGGCATTCATGCCGATAGCATATAGCCATGAGTCTACATCATCAAGCGACAACAGGTTCACTCCCTTCAATACGAGAAGGTTGACGCTGTCGCTCAGAGGGTATAAGCCAGTCTTCATATACCGTGACATAACGGGCAGACTACATACGATGCAGCGGGGAAAAGCAATCGCCCAAGCTCACCAGCAAGATACGCAGCCTCCTCGCTCTTCGGGTCTATGTCATAGTACTTGCTGATATGGGCAATGACGTGCTGCTTCTCATGGTCGATGGAGTCGTACATCTGCTCTGGTGATGTTGCCCAGCTGACAAACATCAGAGAGTACTTACCCTCGTAGTCCGTCAAAGTATAACCATTGTTCGGCTGAGAGAGCGTCATACACACCTCTCGCGCCTTATAGTCAGGACAACCGACGGACAACAAAGCCTCATACACATCATTCAGGTCTTCTGTGTCAGACACACCCAAAGATGCCATTATCCACCAATCTCTGTCACCAATCCAAAAACCAGTCGTTACCATAGGCTAAACGAATCTCTCCCAGAATATAGGTATTCCAGCATTCCCCATCTTGGTCACAAAGCAGTCAAGGGTGTTCTCAGGACAACCGTCAGGGTCAAGCAGTGTCTCTTCCACAAACGTTGCACGTTGCTCATCCGTCTTGCACGTCTTCTGATAGTCGGCGATGGCCATATTGAACAAGTACCATGCCGTATAGAACATACTGTCTGGCAACTTCACCTTATTGGCAGAGAGAATTTCCGCGACATCATCTGCCGAGCGAGGCGTTATCTTCTTCATGTCACCATTAGTAGGGTCTTCCACCTCCATATTAGAGATTGCCCACTGAGCCAGCTTCCTGCTGAACTGGCCTTTATACAGGTCTTCATAGATAGCCCTGTCTTCTGAAATATACTGTTTCATATTTATCCGTCTTTTATACAATATAGGGATGGGCGTAACTAAACACCCACCCCATTATTAACTACATATACCGTCCGCGAGAGTCGCGCATACGACGCCAGTTCTCATCCTGCTCATGGTCTTTATAGCCATGCTCATAACCTGTGCGGTAGCCCTCGTCGTACTCCTTCTCCTTGCTGCCTTCGTGCATACGGTAACCGTCATTGCGATAGCCACCATTCATGCGACGGTACATTTCCTCACGACGATAGCCGTCATCAGTGTGCTTATCGTCTACAATGATAAAATGTCTTCCCATAATCGTAACTTGTTTAAGGATTCTGTTTCTTGGATGGCGCAAAGAACTCGTCGAGACGCGAGAGAATCTTGTCGAGCTTGCTGTCGGTAGCCGCCTGACGCTCCTCCAAGGACTTGATACTACGGTCACGCTGCTTCTCCTCGGCGTAGCGGGGATTAAGCGTTTCAAGCATCTTCTCACCTTCAGAAAGGACGGACTCGTGATAACCTACCTGCTCAAGAGCCTTCCTTGACGCCTGTATCATCGAGTCCACGCCTTGAAGCATCGCCTCACGGCTGCAACTGACAAACGTCTGTCCATTGTTGTATGATGACGTCTCGGCATTCATTGGAAGGTTGCTGAAAGGCACGTCAGCACCGTTGAGCGTAACCACCATATCGACTACGAGGTTCTGGACCTGCATTGAGGCAAGACCATTGAATATCGCAGGCTGGTTCGTCTGATAGGGCGATTTGGGCTCGCTCTTTGACTTTACCACACCTACCTGTAAAACAGGCTTCTCACTTTTCTGTAAAACGTAGAACGGCTGACCCGCTCCCAAGGCATTGAAATCCATTGTTTTTTACTTTAAATTTTGTTTATTCACTAATTTATTTGTACCTTTGCATCGGGATAGGTTGGTTTGGCCACCGACTGACAAGAGTATTTCTGAGGCTCTTCCCTTTTTTAAAATCTCAGAAGTTATTTAACTCAGAAAGAAAAATGACAAACAAAGAATTTATTGAGTCTATAAGACTCGAAGGAGAAGAGTGGCGAGATGTAGTTGGGTACGAGGAATCTTACATGGTTTCATCTTTTGGCAGGATGGTTAGAAAGTTTACATCAAGACCAAGGTCTGATGGTCATAACACTGCCGTAACATACCCCAAACTACTTAAACCAACCGTTATCAAACGTCGCAAACAGAGATATTATATGCTGTATTTGAGCGAGTTTAACAAGCGGAAGCGATTTCTTGTTCATAGAATTGTTGCTTTTGCATTTATACCAAATCCAAACAACAGGACAGAAATTGACCATATAGATGGAAATGGACTGAACAACGTTGTGTCTAACCTCAGATGGTGTACACACTCCGAAAACAACATGAACCAAATTGCAAGAAAGCGGCAATCTGAATCACATTTAGGGAAGCAAATGACTACCCTATGGAAGCCAGTGGTATGTATATCGAAAGACGGAACAGTAACGCATTATAAGTCTATGTCTGATGCAGGAAAGGATGGGTTTGGACGTTCGTCTATAATAGACTCAATCAAACACACAGGCAGACCTGTAAGAAAAAGACGTTGGATGTACCTATCCGACTACGAAAAATCTCTTGTCAATCAGTAAGTCAAAGAACGCTTGCCAGACGCTTGGGCGTATTACACTACGGTACGAGACATTAACATCAGCGAGCCGTTGAATCTGTCATTCCACACCAAAATTGTACTTACGTTCAGCAATTCTGCGGCAGTGACGTTTTCTCCGTTGGGGAGTGTCAACTGACGTGTAGTGCCATTTAGTGTCAAAGTAACAGGTAGTGTCGTTGTGGCATCGGCAGGTATTACATCCGAAATACGGAGAGTAAAATAGCCAAGAGGCTGAATCCTGCGGAAGCCCATTGCAATGTCGATAGTCTCAGTACCAATAGTGGTTGCGGTTGAAACGAGTAGTGGTATTCCTCCCGCATTTGTTGTTACATTATTGAAACACATGCTATATACCTCCTATCCACTTAATCGTTAAAACACAATCTGGTTGCCGAACCCGTTACCATAAAAACCATTCCAACCACCCATATATGGAGTGTTGTTTACGGCGGTAACATTTGGATATGTTACTGCGATGGTATTTGGCATCTTGTTCTTGATGTCATCAACCTGATTCTGGATGCCAGCAAGCTGACCAAGAATAGGAGCAACAGCCTGCTGAACAACACCTGTGGTGAAGTTCTGAGACTTCAACGATGCGACTTCTGCCGTCAAAGCGGTAATCTCGCGGTCTTTGCGATTTGACTCCATAGCATCAAGCTTGTTGTCAATAGCAAGGAAGTTGCGATTCATGTTGTCAGTCAGAGCGTAAGTCTGCTGACATATAGCCAACTGGTCGGCAGCAGCCTTTGCTTGTACTTGGTTGCCTACACCGTTGATAGCATTCTGTAATGTATTTGTCTGCTGACAAGTAGCGAGCTGTTGGTCGCAGCAACACTTCTGGAAGGCACTTGCAAGACTTGCATCACCACTCTGTATGGAGTTGATAATCTGAGGTACGCTCACGGCCTGCTGCAAGGCAAGGTTGCTGAGTGCATTCTGTACGGTCTGTACGCCTTGATTGACAAGGGTGAAATCCTGCCCTAATGCGGTCGCAAGTGACTGAATCGCTGTACGTGAAGCCTCGCCCTGATTGGTCACTGCCTGCATGATAAGCTCACGACCTGAATCGTTATTGAGTTGGTTACTAAGGAAACCAGCAGCACCATTGCCACCGCCCCAGCCACCGCCGAAGCCGTTACCGTTACCCCAACCGAACATTGAGGCTATGATTGCCAGTCCGAACAAATCAGCGATGGAGTTAAAGCCATTGCCGAACATACCACCATTACCAAGTCCACCGATAGGGATTGTAAACTGTGGAGTAGATCCCGAATTGTCGGGTACACTATAAATTTCTGCCATATCGAAATACTGCATTTTTAGGTTAATACTATTATTTCTTTGTCATCGCGCTTTGACAATGGCAAAGTTAGTCATTAACCCAACGAGCAGCAAGCATACAGACACGTTTCAGCAGTCACAAGAAGACGGCATTTAACACTCCTGGGACAGCCTATTAAAAGCCCGCTGCAACGTGCGCTCTCCGACATTCCATTCTTTTGCAAGAATAGCTATTGCAGCACGGTACTTCACGCCATACATTCGCATCTGCAGAAAATGCTCGTAAGCCTCAACATACTTGTAGTCTTCAAGTAAGATGCCATTCTTTGACATCAAATTTAACGGTTCTCTAAAGATTTTCAATAATTCTACTGCCTTCATAGACACATTATTTATATGTTCAACAATGCACCCGCATCACAGGAAGGCAAAAGCCCACACTGGGAAGAACGGGCGGCTATACCATCGCTCTTCTCGGTGTGGACTTTAATAAAAATGTGATGCTTAAATCTCTTTCTTCTCTCCAGTGGCAATGAAATGACCGAAGTCTACTTTCCTGCCAGTCCTGAAATCGAGGTCTTTACCCTCTGCCTCTCGCTTCTTCTTCTTCTCAAGCCACTTCTGGTACTGCTTGTTGGCATACCCCTCAGATACAGTGCCTTTCTTCCATGGCTTGTCATTATCCTTGTCGGCCTTATACACGACAATAGGCTGGTCGATTGTCAGTAGCTCTACCTGTGCAGCCGTCAGCCCCCAATAATAGTCCCACATAGGAACTTCAATGAAGCCGAACAGGAAGTACCTCGGCATCAGGAGCCATTGGCGGGCTTTTCCGTCTCCTGCTGCTGCGCCGAAGGCTGTGCGAGAAGGATACGCTCGGCTTCTTCCGTCCTCATATTCATTAGCGAAACCCTTGCCTCTGTCAGTAACATGGTAGCTATCAAGAACGGCGTGAGCGGAGTTTTTTTTTGACCCTCCGTAAGTATAGCCTGAAGTTGTACGTCATCGTACTGCCTAATATAGTAGAACCACCGCCACAGGAACCAGTAGCGGAACTTCAGTTTCCAATAGCCGTCAAGGATATAAATAGCTGCGGCCTTGCACGTTAGCTTTGAATCCTCACGAATAGCATCAAGAGGTGAGTCGTTTGCACCGTCTTTTTCATCTGTTCCGGACTTACGTATCAGAAGTCGGGACAATTTGTTTATCTGCCCCTTCTTCAGCCAACGAATCTTGTATTTCTTCTTTGTTCCTAACACGGGAACAATAGTCGCGTCATTGTCTCTCATGCTGGCATACGTCCTCTGTGCTTCAATGGACGGCTGCTCAATCTTAGGTTCTTTTTCCATTCTATCCAACTTTTTTTTTGTTACTCATACAAATCCTTGTGTTCCTCTAACCATGCCCTGCCGTTCTTATCTCGCCAGCTACCATGACCGAAGTGAATGATAAACCGCCAAATATCGACCGCAAGCCATTCAAGGTTCTTGTTCCGTACTTCCTCAAACAACCACGCACCTGTGTCATATCTGTTATTCGGGAATATACGGCTCAAAGCCCACATCTTGTCGCCGTTAAAATAGCGAATGTCATTCACACGGAGCATCGGCACATTAATCCAACAGAGAAAAGGCTGAAACAGCGTAACGCCGTCCTTCGTATGCTCCATGCCTGACACGGCTACGTCATAACGTACTAACTTACGAACATCATTCGTGACAAGAACGTCAGAATCCATCAGTAGAAAACCGTCAGGTATGTAGTCCATCAATATGTCAACACTTTTGCAGTGTTTGGCACTACCAAAATCACTCTTGTTTCTTTCGCTAAGTTCCTTGTCAGGATAATGGCTCAGTATTTCTTCGAAGTCGATTATCTGCCCTTTTGTATTGTCGATGACAGAGACATTCTTGTAGCTGTTGACAAAAGGTTTTTCGTTGCTATTGTCAAAGATAGTCACCCGACATCCCGGCGTAAACTTATTCAAAGAGCGTATGGCCGCATCTGTCAGTTCAGGGGTGTTGTAGTGAACGATAGCGACATCAATACCATTCCACCACTTCATATGCGTATTTATCCACGCGGAAATAAGTCGCTCGGCCAAAAAAGACACTACGCGCATCTGGTATGCCGTCCTATTATTACCAAAATCCTTTTGAGCTTTATTATTCCATTCCTCTAAAGAGTTGTTCCTGATTCCTGACAAAACAGCGAAATCTTCCAACAGTGGAAACATGAACTCGCACAACTTCTTGAAATCAGTCCATTTCATCAGGAACGTGCAGTTGGCAATCAGAACACTGTCTTCTGTGATATGTCTTGCATACGGATTAGACTTACCAAACCTTCCCCCAAGTATGCCAAGCATCACGTCAATATCCTTCACATTGTGACATTTTGCATACTGCTCGTAAATCGTCTGTTTGCCGAAGTTGATCGCCCTGAACACCTGACATTCGCCTTTTCGCGGCATCCTGCGGATATTCAAGTGGCGTCGGTAATGTTCAAAGCCAATATATTCACTCTTGATATTATTCTTCCACACATACCACATCGTCACCATCTCTGAATATACAGGATTCAGATGATTGATGTTCTTACCTTCAATATCTTTGTGGCTGGCAAACAACTTATGGTGGTCATCATCCAATAAGCCATACTGAGATACCAACTCGTCACGGTGGTACGTGACCCATATTCTATAATCAGATTCTTTCTTACTCATCAATTTCTCGTTAAGGATTCTTCTTACAAGCGCGGCGTGTTCACTTATGTCGCCAGCACGCTCATTGTCATTCACACAAACAACCCCTTTTGATTTACATATAACCTCTCTGATACGCGAGACTGGTTCTTTTACCGAAACGTAGGTACTCTTCGCCCTGCCGTCAACATATCTTCCCGTAAAATGCTGCCACAACACATAAAGATATTGGTTATAACTCGTCTCTGAACGGTACGGAGTTATACCGTCAGTTATTTCCTTATCAAATATCTCCCTTACCTCCAGACATGAACTCCTGAGCATAGGTGCGAGATTATGCCCGTTATGTAAGTGGGTGTCACCAATCTCTATGCCCAGAGAAGAGGCAATCATCTTCTGCTGGTTCTTGCATTTCTTATGGAATATGCTCGGATTATCAGGGAAAGCCTTCTCACTAAGATGCTGCACGGGCAATCCATTGACGAAAAAGTCCGTCTCTTTCAACGGAGACACGGGGAACATATCATCATTCCCATAAATGAAGTGTTCCGACAACCCCTCAATAAACGGTACGAACATCTCCAACGTACAGCTATTGAAACAAGGCAAATACTTCTCAGGCACAAACTCACGATGATAAACAACCCTCACCGTGCCTTTCGCTTCTCCGAAATGTTCACCATCCATCCACGCCTTCTTCTGACTCTCCCGCGCCAATATAATATATATGGTACGCACGAAGGGCATGAATTTTCTGATACACCTAATCAAAAGTTCCTCATTTCCCCACGACCGATACCTCACATTACCGCCGCCATAACGCAGCACATGATGCGCCGTGACATAATCTTTTCGCCACTGCTCATCATCATCGAAAACCATAGGGACAACGTAGTCAATATCCATTCCTCACAAAATTAAAAATCCTTCCCAAACAAAAAGCGGCAACGGTGACTATAACCTCACCGCCACCGCTCATCGTTTAGAATGGATTGAGTTATTCGCTCGAAGAACCGCTGATCTCGAAGATACCCATAGCATCGGCGTCCTCACCAGCAGAGGTAAAACCTGTCAGACTAATGCCGATAGGCTTTGCACTGTTGGCCTCGTCGAATACGATGGTAGCCGAGAGCTTGGCTGCTTTGATGGCGAACGCCTTGGTACCCTCGTCGTTGAAGGCAACGATACCGAGAGTAACGGCCAGTGCGCTCTCCTGGAACGTAAAACCGCTTGCATTGGCAGAGATTCCGCTTGCAGAGTCTGCGGTAGTCACAGAGAATCCGAACAAGGTCAGCAGAGTGCTGGTGATACTCGGAATGAAGAGGTTAATCTGCGTCTCGCCCGGAGTCGTGCGGCTCGTCCAGTCGGCAGACAGACCGTGAATCTTGTAGTGCTCGATGGAAGGCTCGCCACCAGTATAGGTGAAGCCACCGTCCTCAGCAACAGGAACCTCTACGAGGCTATTTCCGCCTAGTGTGAACCCGGCAGCAAAACCGCCTTTCACAACCTTTAGTGCGCTGATACCAACAAATTTATTGGTTTCGCTTGCTAAAATATTTGCCATAATCGTACTGTTTTTATAGTTATTAAATTATTTAGAATGTAAATCAAATGTGATTGTTACCAGCTGATACCCAAACTCATCCATACCACGCATCAGCACGACAGGATTTACGGCTGCGAAGTGAGTCCCGCTGATGGGGAACAAGTCCGTCACCTCCTCAATGAAGTCGGAAAGAGTATTGACGTTGAACGTCCTGTTTTTCTTTGACTTCGAGATAAGGTAGAAGACTCCAGTGGTAGTCAGGTGGAACTTGTGATTTCCAAACACCATATCATCAATAGCGACTGGGAGTTCAACGACGATATACTTCGGCATCGTCTCCAAGTCGGCATCCTTGATGTCTGGCCTGCCCCCTGTGAAGATAAACTTGCGCTCGACAATGCCATCCAAGGCGTTGACGAGGTCATCGTACATCTTTGCTATGGTTGTCTTCTCTGCCATTACCTTATCTTGTTGCGGGTTTCAATCCGTAATACTCAACAGCCATACGCTCGGCATAGTCAAGCGTATTAATGTAACCTGTCGTGTGGCGTTCGTGTTCGACGAAGGACGCATACTCTGAAGCATAGGCCACGCAAATCGTAAAGTCGATGTTTGTATTTGTCGGATACCAGATACTCGCGAACTGAACCGCATCGTTCTGACCCCAGCTCTCATCCGTAGGAATGAGATTATCGGGCTTGAGCGTTGACCACTCTCCCGACCAGTCCTGACTTCCATACCTGCTGCCTGGGTGGAATATAATCCTGTTTTTCCTTCGTTTGCCACGGGATGTCAATGCCGACAGCTCACGCCGTATCGGAAGCTTGATGGTGTCATAGGCAAAGTACTTGTACTTCTTGCCCGTTGACTTGCGGAACATGCAGACAACAATCGAGTTGACAAGGTTTCCCGTGAAGTTGTGACCGCCAGTGAAATGCTGACGCTCCCACACGGCCTTGCGAAGGATGTCCCTGCAGTATTTGTCGAGTTGACCGAATACCTGCTGATCCATACGCTTCTCAAAATCCCTGAAAGCCTTCTCTACGATTGTCTTATTAGTGCCTGCCATATTTCCAAATCAAATGTGTTCCTCCGAAATTCGCGGGATTGACGTCAACCACACGTCCGCGTTCCGTGTAACCACCTCTATCAACAACAACCTCATCGCCCTCGCGTGGAACCTTACCATACCGAATCCATCCCTCCCTGTCTATAGGCAAAGCCAGACCCCTGAAGGAGTTCAGGACGTCTCCCTTGTCCGAAGTGGTGTTCTTCTCGTAGGCTCGACACTTTCCCTCATAGATGAGATTGCTTTCGCTCTCATCGACCATCGGGTCTTCATCTACAGCACGGGTAATGCGGCAGCTGTGAGGGAAGCGCGGGTTATCAGGTCTCTCTAACATCAGCAGTATCTCCTCGGATTACGGATGCCACGGCCAACAAATCCCCAAGACTCCTCACCCACACAAGGCAGGTCGTATTCCTCGAAGATTTTGTTGGCCATAGCAAGGTATTGTTTGAGTACGCTAGCAGACATACGCTCACCACCGTCAGTACTCCTCCAGTCGGCACTCTCCTCAGTCCAACCGCCCGTCTGCGTCGGACTGCCTGCCACCCATACATAGAGCCACGCAAGCGACAGGTCTCGCTGACGCTGAGTCGCCTTAGCATATAGAGTGTCGGGGTCTACGCCTGCATCGGCACATATCGACAGAATGGCATCGTCAGGAATCCTAATATTCCTGACTTTGCCACCTAAGTACTTCCTGATGGTCAGCATACCGTTGGAGTGAGTGCATGTAGCCATGATTCCAAGTGATTAGAGTTTACTCGCTCGAAGAACTTGCAGATGAACTCGAAGAACTCGCCACACCGATGACCTTCACGCGAGCCCAGTTGCGCATATTATTGAACACGGGGCCTGCGTACAACTCAAACTCGACGGTGTTGTGAATCGGGTTCTCATACCAAGTGCTCAGTGCGGCAATGCGTCCCTCGATGAACGAGTATATAGTGCTCTGAGAGATACCGCCGTATGCCTGACGATCCTTCCAAATCGAATTGGTGTTCTTGATGGAGAACATGCGCTCGTTGCGGTTGAACGCAATCATGTAGCGCGGGTCAAAGGCGGGAGCATCGGCCACAGGCTTACCGTCTTCCTCATGTACCGACTTGAAGTCAACAGGGATGATAGGCCATACACCGCGGTTGTAGAGGAACTGAACCAGTTCAGTGCGCGTTGCGATATAAGCAGCCTGGTTGCCTGTCTGAATATCCTTGTTGGCAAGGTATGACTTCAGTACCGAAGGATGGTCGAGAATCTGATACAGCGTATCAATATTCACAAGCCAAGCATTCACGTCACGGTTCTGGCTGACGGTGAGCATGCGCTGCAAGTCGAGGATGTCCTTGATGATGTTCACGCCTGTCTCTTCGGCAGTGATAGTACCGTCAACGGACTCGGTGAACCAAGCGGGAGAAACCTCCTGATACTGGTTAGCCTCAAAGTCGAATGCGAACTGATACTTCACACCGTCAACACTGGCCTCGTTAATGCCGCCCGTAGAGGCAAGCTCGAAGGTCATGTGAGACAGCTCGTTATGAATACCGCCGATAATCTGCTGGGCGTTTACGAACAGCGAGTCGTAAATCAAGTCCTGCATGTCGCGGCCAGTATTGTTACGCACGTCGCGGAGCAGGAACATGTCATCCTCGTCGAAGGTATAGCCGTGACCGAACTTCGGTGTCGAGCCAGTGTAGAACTTCCAACCAGAGGTGTTACGCATCGGCTTCAGTCCGTGGGCTGAGAGCAGCGAGGCGCGAGCCATGATGGGAACGGTACGATGACCCTGCGACCAAATCTTACTGTCGCTGGGCTGGTCCCAGTCGCCAAGCATACGCCAACCGAGTCCTGGCTTGTTGTATTTGTCGTTAGCCTTATCCAGGATCTTACGGAAAGTGGCATTATCCATGTACTTACGATAGTCGTAATCGTTGTAGGCTGATATTGCTCTTGTAGTTGCCATAATCTAACTCCTTTCTTTACTTACGGTTCGACCACTTGAACTGACAGCCAGCATTGACGAGAGCCGTCTTGATGGCATCATTGCAGGCGGGCATGCGACGCTCCAAAATGGGACGGTCGTTAGCCCACATACCGTCACAGCGGACGGCGATGGCGTCAGCATCATACCATCTGTCGTAGGGCAGAATGGCATTGGGTATAGCCTTCACCTTCTTGTCCGTAGCGTCAACCTCAACGAGGATGTCACCGACGGCAAGACCTGTTACGGCTCCACTAAGAGTAAGCACGTTGCCCTCCTTGGAGGAAACGGTTGCGTAGTACGTGGCGGCATTTGCAAGATTGTCGCCCAACTCGGCTACAGTAGCACCGACCTTGAAGGGAGTACTACCGAAACCAAGGTCTTCAACGGTGACCTTCGTACCGTCAATAGCCTTTACCTTCGCAGTGATGACGGGAGTAGCGATGCGCGTAACATCGTCGCAGTTCAGGTAAGTGCCGCAGGGCAGCACGTCCTTTGCATCAGGAAGGTCGGCCATATTAAAGTCGAAACCACCGACAAGCAGTGACGGATGACCCTCGAACACGACGAGCGCACCGCCCATCTTGCCGCTGGCCTTTACCGTCTGGTCATAACCTTTAATCATGTCCTTTTTTGTTTTTGTGTGTTAATACTTTTATTTTTAAATCGCGTCTTTCATACTGCAGTCCTTCAGCAGTCAGATAAATTCCTCATTTGAATATCTGCTTTTCAAGTTCGGCTGCGGCTGCGGCTTGACCTGCAGCAATGGCATCAAGATTCTTTTCCCAAGCGTCATAGCCATATACTGTAGTATTTGCACTGCCGCCACCACCAGCGAACGGCTGGGCATTTTCGCCCTTGTGCATCCGCTTGTAGATAGCCTCATAGTCTTTCTCTGCCTTTGCCTTCAAAGCGACCACATCGGGCTTATCGCCGATAACCAGCTTCTCCAGCATGATCTCAAGCGCGTAGTCATCTTCCTCCACGCCGCGACCGATAAGGAAATCCTTGATTTGCGAACGGACGTCTGCCTCGGCTGCGGCCTTGTCTTTCTCGGCCTGCAACTTCAAGTAGTCGCTGAACTGCTTACTGAGCTTGGCAAACTCGCTGTTCTCGCCAGTCAGCCCAGCCATCTGAGCCTTGACCTGCTCTGCAACAAGTGCAGCAATGTCAGTCTTGCCTTCATCTGCGGGAGGCGTGTCGGACGGATGGTCTTTCTCCCACTGAGCCTTGAAAGCAGCCACGGCATCGTCGATTGACTTCTGCTGCGACGTCTTCTGCTCGTTCTCCCACTGCGCCTTGCCTTTGCTGATGCCATCGGCAACTTCGTGGCGAAGCTGGCCGCTCATCGATTTGAGCATCTGAATCGGAAGATTCCAACTCTCGTCGGTAATTTTCTCGTCATCGGCAAACATGGGCTGCAAGACCGTTGCCACCTCGTCTAACGTCCTGTCGCTAAGGTTGTCGATTCCAGCCTTAGTCTTCAAATTTTCAATGAGAAGATTTTTCTCCATAATTCCTAAAAAGTTTAGTTTTTGTGTTGGTAACGGCACTCCGTGTGCCATTTTCTGCTACAAATGTATATAATTGAGGTTTTCATACAATATGTTTAAAGAAAAAAATGAAGAATTATTTGAAAACACATTGCAAGAGAGCTATTTATCAATACTTTTGTCACATGTAAACAAAAGAATTGTTACTATGCAAGAATTTAGTGGACTTAACATGCGGGATGGCAGACCCATCCGCACCTCAGAGTTCGTAGAGGAACTGCGACGGGAAGAGGGAAACAACAAGTATTCAAAGGTTTTCATACCAAACAAGGGTGCACAGGAAGACGGACTTCACAGCGATGCAGACCTGATTATTTACGGAGGAAACCGAGGTGGAGGGAAAGCGAATCCCTACAGTACGATGGTGGCAACACCGACGGGATTCAGAAAAATGGGGGAACTGCAAGTAGGAGACCCTGTATGCACACCCTACGAAGGTATTCAGGAAGTTACGGAAATCTTCGAACATGGTGAGCAGACTATCTATACTCTGCATTTCGATGACGGTACGACCGTGAAGTGCATGGACAATCACAGGTTCTACGCCCGTTCACACCCAGACGAGCCTTTCATGGTTTGGGAGGCAAGAGACATTTTCGACATCTACCGCATGGACGAAAGACCGCCATACTCGCTCAAACGCGGACAATACGACTACATCGAGTTCCCTCTATGCGGAGAAGTGGAACATGAAGAATACAAAGTCCCCGGAATAATGCCGATACATCCGCTCCTTCTCGGATATATCGTTGGAAAGGGTACATGGGACTTGAGCGTAAGAGGAGTACCTATTCGGAACAGGTTCTATGGCTATCCATTCTATCGTGAAGGATACTTCTCCAAGAGAGACATCAACGGCAATTACCGCGTGGTCGGAATCAAAAATGAGGCAAGAATGGCTGTCACAGCTGCCAAAAATGGTTCTCCGGCCTACATACCACACGAATATCAATACGCATCCATTGAGACAAGGCTGAACTTTGTCAAGGGGGTCTTATTCCGTAACGGCTACTCAAAAAGCATGTGCCCTTACGTAGAGTTCCCCAACAAGAGACTGGCAGAGCAACTGGCCCAGATGATACGCTCGTTAGGGTGCTTTGTCATGGTCGTTGAGAACACTACCGACCCGGATAAGATAGGTTACTACCGCGTCTCCATCAAGGCTCCTGACGCAAAGAAGCTTTGGGAAAGCGTTTGCCGAAGAAACAGAGCGAAGATTATAGCACCGATACCGAAGAGTATCAAAGAGCTTGACGGATGTCTCACAAAGAAAGTCATGTGGGTGTCGAAGGATAAGCCAAAGCAGAAATGCAGATGTATCACCATATCAGGTAATGAACACCTGTACCTGACTGACGCCTACACCATAAACCACAACACTGCCCTCATGCTGATGGAGGGGGCATACGACATAACGAAGAAACACTCTCACAGTGTTCTCTTCCGTAAGAACAAGGACGATTTCGTCAACATCGAGAACGAGAGCAGCCGATGGTTCGCTAACCTTGGGCGATACAACAAGTCGAAAGACGATATGACATGGAACTTCTACACTGGAGCGAAGATGTCATTCGACCATTTCGACATGACACTGAAAGAGTTCGAGGACAAGTACAGAGGACAGCAGTACCCGTATATCGGGATAGACGAGCTGCCGCAAATCCCCTTTGAGTTCGTGAAGATACTCATGGGCAGCAACCGTAACACGGTGGGCATACGCTCACGCATCCTCGGAACGTGTAACCCAGACCCGCTGTCTTGGCTCAGGAAGTTCGTCGACTGGTGGATAGCCGACAAGGATACCGTCTATCCCGATGGAGAGAAACACCCTGAACGTCACGGACTACCTATACCTTGGCGTAACGGTGTGGTACGCTATTTCTTCATCACAGGCGATTCCGTGGACAACATAGTATGGGGAAACACACCCGAAGAGGTCTACGAGCAGGCAAAAGAGGAGATTGACGCTTCATGGGACCCGAAACTACAGGACTTCGGTTACGACAAGATGTCCTTTGCAGTCAAATCAGCAGTGTTCATCAAGGCCAGCATAATGGAGAACAAGGCACTGCTGATGAACGACCCTAACTACATCGCCTCAATACTGAACAAATCGCCAGAGGAACGCGCAAAGGAGTGGGAAGGTAACTGGGATGCCATAGCCGTCGGCGATGACCTCATACAGCCGTACCACTTGGAGAAATGCTTTAGTAATGCCGCCATGATGGGTGACCATGTGCGCAGAGCATCGTGCGACGTCGCTGGTGACGGAGGCGATAACTGCGTGACATGGCTTAAAATCGGGAATCACGTACAGGACTTGTACGTCTGCCGTGTAGACCCATACAATACCGTACCGTTGATAAAGGCTAAGCTGCGCGAATGGGGAGTCCTTGAACAGAACTTCGTGTATGACCTGCAAGGAATCGGGCAGATATTCAAGGGCGCTTTCCCTAATGCAGTGCCGTTCAACAACCAGGAAGCGGTGGCACGAGAAGACAGAAACCTCTACGACTGCATGAAGTCGCAGTGCGCATACAAGTTCGCACAACACACACAGCAGGGAGAATGGAGCATCGAACCGACACTGCTCAAAAGGCAGTTCAAGTCTGGACGAGCCACCAACGACCTGCAGTTCATCCTACAAAGAGAGCGCAAGGCTATCAGACAGGACATGAGCAAGGTGGACAAAGGGTGGTGCCTCATACCGAAAGACACCATGAAGAGACGTTCGCTTGTCGGTCACTCTCCAGACTTCATCGAAGCACTCTGCATGTTCGAGATATTCGATGTCAAAGAGTCCGACACGGAAGTGCCCGAGTTCCTCCGCAAACATGTGAAAAGTATAAGAACATTTTCTTTCAGCTGAACTGCTGTGAGGCCCACACGTTCAGATAAATATTAACAATTAAACTTCACAGCAATGACAACAAATCAAGTTAAACATCGGGAACTGCTTACCAAAAAGCCGTGTTAACGAATCAAAGCAGATGTAGGCAAAAGGGAAAGCGTACTAAGAGAAGAGACGGGGGAAACTCCTGTCATGAATGACGCCGTCAAATACGAGGTCGTAACGCAGGCTGATTTTATCAGAGAACTCGACCCCAACTCTCATGCCATCAACGATAAGAACATCTATCAGAATTGGATGGAAAACGAAGATGACGGACTCTACTATCAGACTGAGTGGGAACGCCATGCCTTTGCTTTCCAACAGGAGATACTTGAAGACAGGCTCGTCCGACTGACCGGAAATGACATTCAGTTCGACCTGTCTAACAGAACCGAAAACGACTCCGACAGGGAAATCTTTTACAAGTTCAAGGCTACTTGGGTTGAAAAGTCAATGGAACGTGCATGGTACGAGGTGGCAAAGTCGACACTGGCAACAGGAGATGCTGCTTTTATCGGCATCATGGATAATGGCGTTTTTCTTTGGAAAGTATTGTCTTTCCTAAAAGGCGATGAGTTGTACCCTCACCATGACAGAAAAACAGGAAAACTGAAAATATTTGCACGTAAGTATGTCAATTTTGGAGATGACGGCGATTCACATAATTACATCGACGTATGGGATGAGAGATATTACTATCGCCTTGTCGATGCCGCTCCGTCAGAAGGTGATGCCAACAAAGAAGAAAAGAAAGAAGAATTCACTATTGGAGGTTTTAAGTGCTCAGGTTATACTCTTGAAGAAAAGTCGCCGCACGGATTTGACCGCATACCAGTTGCTTACATGAGAAAGGACAGCGGCCCTTGTTGGTCTAACAGCCAAGAGGCTATCGAGCATTTTGAACTTGCCTTCAGCAGACTCGCCCAGAGTAATTCAGCATTCGGACTACCCATCCTCGCGCTGACAAAGGGCAATGGCCGCAATATCGAGCAGTTGGCGATGGGTGACATGACATACGCCGCGAAGATATTCCTCATTCCTTCCGAGGGAAAGGCAGAGTTCCTGCAGAGACAAGATGCCTCAGGTGCCTACAAGTCTCAGCTCGACGAACTAAAGAAGAAAATCTACGAGATGTCGATGGTCGTTAAGGCTCCCGAACTAAAGTCTGGTGACACCCCTGCCGCAGCTATCAAGCTCTTGTACTCAGACTCTTACAACAAAGCACTGAATGAGTCGCAGGAGTTCGACGAAGTGATAGACGATATTGTCGCAATCTTTCTTTATGGGGCAGGTGTCGAAAAAGAAACAAGACTTAGTTTCGTAAATCTCGGCATGAGTCATTGGTGCATCCCGTTCATTCCCATCAACGAAAGCGAGTTGTGCCAGAATTTGGCTCTTGGCGTACAAAACGGGTTCTTGTCCAAGGAGACTGCAAGCGAGCGCAATCCGTACAGTACGGCAACAGAGAAGGCAAGGCTTGACAACGAGAAGCATGACGAACAAATGCGCGAACTTCTCCTGCAGGAAAAGAAACTGGAAATCCAGAACGACGCAAACGTTGAGATGCAAGAAGAACTGTCCGATATTCAGGTGGAACAACAGACTGAGATTGCAGCCAACCAAGCCAAGATTGAAGAGGGAAAGGAAAAACAAGCCCGCAAGGTCTCTCGCAAGAAAGGAAGCGTCGCGACAGGTAGAGGCGCAGGAAGGCCACGAACTGTTAATACTGACAAGTGGGGCAATAGAGAAGGCGAAAATAATTGGGAGAAGTGGAATCTTCAAAATTAGTTCTTAATTTTCTTTAATAATCATATTGCAAGTTTGGTTAATTCAGAAAAAAATCGTACATTTGTAGCCAGAATGGGGACTAACTCATTCTGGCTAAATCTTACAACAATGAAAGAAGAATGGAGGGATGTTTTAGGTTTTGAAGGTATTTACAAAATCAACGAGAATGGTGTTGTCATGCGACTAAAACGCACGACCATAGATGTGAATGGCAGAAAACTAATATATGGACAGAAAATAATCAAACCAGGCGTTTCGCGTGATGGTTATTTAACCGTTAGGCTTGTCCAAGAGAACGGTTTTTGTATTACAAAGGGCGTCCATGTTTTAGTTGCGCAAGCGTTTATTCCAAATCCTAATAATCTGCCATGCGTCAACCACAAAGATGAGAATAAATTAAACCCGAACGTTTCTAATCTTGAATGGTGTTCTTATTCGTACAATAACACTTACGGAACACTAATAGAAAGGAGGAAGAAAAAACCTCTTACCTCTGAACCGTACAACGCTTCAGAAATATCCTTGCGTTATCAGAAAAACGGTGTGGTTTTTGATAATTTGAGCGAAACAAAGAAAAGTCATCAGAAATTCGTTATTCTTGTCAACGAGAAGGGGGAGGAATTAAAGAAATATAAAAGTGTATCTGAAGCAGCAAGAGATAATTGTTTCGAAAGACATCTTTTTTCTCGCACTAAAACACGCCAAGGTGTCAAAATTATAAAAGACAAAATATTTATTGTAGAAGAAAAAGATAACGAATACATTCCTAAAGGCAAGAAAGGAGAAAGACCTGATATTTCAAAACGCGCATCTAAAAGAGTGCGTCAATTTCTGAAAAACGGAGAATACGTACAAACATTTGACAGTGTTAAGCTTGCTGCTATATTTCTCAACAATGAGAATAGAGCCAGTGATATTGTGAATTGTTGTAACGGCAAACTGAAATCTGCATACGGTTATTTGTGGAGTTACGAAGGGAGTCCAGACCCGAAGCCTTTTAAAAATAAAATTAAAAGAAGCATTGAACAATACACGTTGGATGGCAAATTCGTATCTAAATACGAGTCAATAAACGATGCTATAAAAAAACTTGGACAAGGGACTACCACTTGTATAGGGAATAACCTCGCAGGAAGAAGCCACTCGGCCTTTGGCTATATTTGGAAATACGCAAAAGATTAGAATTATGGCGGAAAGCATTGATTTACAGTTGATGGATATTTACGAGCCGATTACCGACAAGGATATTCAGTCAGCACAAAACTACATCGGGCGCAGAGAGTCAGCGGCACACGGGCTTTCTGCGCTCATAGATGCGCTGCTTAAAGATGCAGCAGAGAAGATTACAAGGATCTGCTATCGGTACAACATCGACCCTAAGACATTCAGTATATCACAGAAATACAACGAACAGATGTTTGGCGAGATAGCAGATGTACTAAACGACCTTGAAGATGAAATCCTTAGCCTTACGCTCGATTACGCCACGCGATGCACCAAAAGCGAAAAGAGAAGGGGAGTACTGCTTCCTTGGATTCTTGCACTGGGGGGCGGAAACAATAATCTGAAACAAACATTGGAGTCGAGGTTGAGAATGTTCATGCGAGATATTGAGGCGATGGTCGCATCACTAAAGCTGGCTAACGTCAACATCGGACAAGCCATTACAAAAGTGAAGTCAAATCTCCACGCTGTCTATCTCATGCCAGAGGTAAGAGCGGCATTTAGACGGTCGGTTATGATGCAGGCAAAATACCTGCGCGACAAAGGTGTTAAGCATGGAAATGTAGGCAGTTCAAACAGCGAGGCAAATAACATACTACGCTTTGCAGAGATTACACTGCAGATGGCTTGGATGAAAAACCAGATCCTTAACTTCAAAGAAAGAGGAGCGGCAGGATATATTGTAAACAGAGGAAGTACATACCCATGCACTCTTTGCGACTCTCACGTAGGATGGCACACGATAGATGACGTAGGCTCATTCCCGCAGTTCCACGGACACTGCTGCTGCTATGCTGTTCCTGTATTCGAGAAATCATTAAACAGTTAATATAACAAATCATGGAACTATCAACAAACAAGAAATTAGAAGCAAAAAAGCTCGGCGCAAGCGTCGGCGAGCTGGTCATGGCAGACCTGCTATCCATCGGCTACACGGAGAACGACGCATTCACAATCGCCTTCCCGGAATACGCAGGACTCGGACAGCAGCTACAGCTCGCGAACAAGAGGAAGACAACGTCAAGCATGGCATTCAAGGAACTGTGCGAGAAACGCAGGCTCAGCAACGCCAACATCCTTGAGTTCTCAGGCGACACAGCAGACATCGAGCTAATCGACAATGAGATGACGGCAAAGGAGATACTGAAAATCGCCAAGAAGATGCCTGAAGGCTCAAAGGAGCGGGGCGAGATGTTCATGAAATACGCAGACCTCACCCGAAAGAACGACGCCGCCACCAACGAGGCGATGGACTCGTTCAGATTCTACTTCCCCGTGAAGTGCAACCAATGCCCGCTGTTCTACGCCTATAACGAATGGGTGAGCGAGAAGGGGCAGCGGGAGATAAGACCTGTTGAGATGGACGGCATCATTCGGAACGCAGCACCGATGATTGAGAGAGCAAAGAAGAAGGCGGGGGTTTAATCCTCGCCTTCTTATTTATCCATCCACCAAGAACACAGAATACTATTCCGTTTCATTCAGTATGTCAACAGCCTGCTCCGCTATCTCGTCATGGCGCAGCGCATCAAGGCTCTCAGACTCCTTGTCACGGGCTTCCGCAAGCTGACGCTCGTAAGCCTCAAGGAAAGCATCCTTCTTGCGCTCTATCAGCTCGTAGAGACCGCGACGGTACTCCACCATCTTCGCAATATGCTCCTTCTGCTGTTCCTTGCCGATGCCAGCCGCCTGCATCGTACTCTTCATCCGACGGCTCATCTCCTTCTCTGACAGGAGAAGATACGGGAACTGCATCATCTCCAGCAGGAAATGGAACGCATCGTGAAGAGCCTCTGATGAACGGTTGCAAATGTCATACATATCGGAGAATATCGTGCCAAGGAACTTAGCGCGGAGGTCATCTTCAGTAGTAGCATAGCCGTTGCAGATGGTCGTGAACATACCAGACGTAGCAGGAACGCGCGTCATCCACGTACCGTCAAGACTGCTCACATGGATGCAGTCGATACTCGCCTTCTCCTTGCCAGACAGCACATACTTGCCACGCCACAACTTATAGTTACCCACACGAACGGCCTTTCCGTAGGGAATAGTAGGCAAGCTACCCTCACTAATCATTTTCTTTGCCATAAGCCGCAAGTTTATCCACCTTACTCATAAACTCAGGGCCGTACACCTTCTTCAGGAGACAGTCAAGGACATCAAGAACGGCATCAACCTTCTCCTCAAGCAACAGCACCCTGCTCTCCATCTCGTCAGCACTCATCGGCGAGACTTCTTACGACCACCCTTCTTCTTCGGCGAAGCAGGGGCGGCAGGTACAACACTCTCCACCTCAGAGGCAGTGATAACCTCCTCAGCAGACCCGACACTCTCTTCAGCGGCAGGAGCAATAGGAGTCTCCGTACCAGCAGTCACATACTGAGCACCATAGTCCGTTTCTCTCGTCTCAGGACGCGGCGCATCATTTCTCTTCTCTTGGATAATAGCCATAATACAATAATATTAAAAGTTAAAACTCATCATCATCGTCATCCTCATCGGAAAGCGTGACGTTCACAGTCACAAGATTACCGTTGTGAGCGACACCGTTCTCGTCAAGGTACAGCGTCGGAGTACTCAGCTCCGCATAGACCTCGACAGGGGAATCCACATCATTCTTCTTAGCCCACTGAGAGACAGCCTCACCAATGGGGCGGGCGAGAATCTTAGCCAGTATCTCCTTGTCTCCTGACTCCATGGCACTACTTATTAAACACACGCGCCCAGAATCCACGGGACTTCATTCTTTCGATTTCGTCACTCAGCTCGGCGCACTTCTTGCCAAGCCCTACATTACTCTCACGGTACTTGTCAAGCTCTTTGTTCAAAGCCACGTTGGAATCTTCCAAAGACTTGCAGTGGGTCTCAATGTCGCCAAGACCAGCGCACTTCTCTGACAATACGCGGTACTTCTCCCGCCAGTCATCGCAGTCCTTCACAAGTCGGCTCGTCCCCTCCATCTGCTCATCCAGCTTCCTGCGGAGTTCGACAATCTCAGCACTCATCGCAGCGGACTCCTCAACCAAGGCATCATGACCTTTGCTACTTAGCGACAACTCACGCTGACTCAGACGCAGCTCCTCACGAAGACTGCCAACCAAAGACTCCAACTCCCTCACCTGCGCCCACGTAGGACGCACACGCTTCTTCTCTTCCATAACATTCACTGTTTAACGTTAAACTTATTATCTTTGTCACAATAGACACGATAGAACACTCCCTGAGCCTTACGATGTCTCTCGAAGTTAAGACGGTCGTGAAGGTTCGTACCAAACACCTTCAGATTATCCTCTTCACAATGAATGAGATTCTCGCAATACGACTTATAGTCATTATACAAGTCAATACCACGAATCTCAAGACAAACCTCATCGTCATGCCCGACATGGCGGGATGGGTAGATGAACGCCCACTGATCCAACCACACATCAACGGTCTGACCGTTCATGATGCACCACTCAATCTCTTCAGAACTCATCTTGTCACCAGACTTCACGGGCTTTATAGAGTAACCGTCACGGACCAGCTTGAACCAACCCTCAATAACCCAGTTCCTGATACCACTCAACTCACCAGCCAGTTTTATCAGCAAACCCCTGTCCATGTCCTCACGCTTGACACTCGAATGGAAATTTATCGCAACAATACGACGACGGAAGGCATTGTCCATACGCTTGTTGGAAGGCATCTGGTTCATTGAGAAAATAAGATAAGGAATGGCCTTCGTGGTACGAATGTCCTTACCCAAACTGCGTATAGACTGCTCTTCACCACTCACAACACTCTTGAACACATCACTGCCTTTCTCAATATCAGTACCACTTATCTCCTGACACATATTAAACAACTTGCCCTCCATGGCTCCAATGGCACGAAAACGAGAATCAACAAACCTATCCAACAAAGCATCAAAACTGATGGATGATACATTCTGCTCACCATACAACATCCGAATGACATTCTGTATCGTCGTCTTGCCATTAGCACCATCACCTATCAACCATAAACTCTCCTCAACCTTCTGGCCAAGAGAACCGCGATTACAGCACCCTAACGACATGAACTTCTGCAACATATCAACGTCACGCTGGCTCGGTAACATCATCTTCAGAAAATTCAACCACACAGGACAAACAGCAGACGGGTCGTACTTGTAACCTAACAACGACGTAATAGGCATACGCTCACTGAAACTATGACGAACAGGATTACTCATGTCACTGAAATCCCATACACCATTGCTGAAACCTACCAGCGACACATTGTACTCCAATACATGACTCATAATACCATCCAAAGCATAACCCCATAACTTCCGCTCACTGTCTACCCAGTCACTCTTCACAACTTCAGAACCAATACCGGCAACATCAACAAAAACATCGCGAACCAAATACTTCAATACATCGGGACTAAACGGTACCCATACCCTGCCGTCAAACACGTAAACAACTCCATCACGCCAGTAAAAACACTTGCCACAAGCACTACGCAATACGTCACAATAACCATATAAACGGCCATTCTTCCGAGGATGCTGATAAGCACGCATTAACTGTGTAGTATCTATACACTCACGTAAGTCACTGATAATACGTGAGTTAAGTACATTATTTTCTGATAACATGACCATTATGTAAACCCTTATAATATTATATTTATCAAATACTTAAATCCATCTATATATGAAGTATTATCCTACATATACTACACTATTGCCGCAAAATTACCCCATTTTAAACCATTCTCCAAACACTACACCATTTTTTCGACATTATGCACTAACTTTTCTTCAAAACTTTAAGAATGTTAAAAACGTTAAGTCAAAATCTTAACGGAATGAAATTTGAAAAATTAAAAAATTCCGAGAAGGGGTCAGTATGCCCGCGGCTTTTGTGCATCGGGGGGTTACCCCCTACTTTTGCAAAAAAGATTTATTACTTTATTATATATAATGTTACTTTTGCACCTCGAAAATTGACGTAAATACCTGAAAATAAGGCTTTTGTCTCCTCCTTTCTCCACCCCAAATACTCTTATTTTGTTATCAAATTTCTTTACTTTCTTTTTGTTGTTGTTGTTATTTTGTTTTGTGGTTGTTAGTTGTTACTTTATATTCTTTTTGTCTATCTTCGGGAAATATCGTACCTTATTATTATGTAACTTTGCAGCGTTAAATTGGTTTATTCACTAAAAATTTCAAGAATATGAAAAAGTATGATTTATCGTTTTTGGTTGCTTCCCTGCTGTTGGGTGGTGTTTCCTTTCTGGGTGTCGCTATCGCGGCTGGTCTGTTTACTCCTCTTACATTAGCGGGGACAAATTTAGCCCTTATCGGTTGGGCGTTGTTGGTTGTTGCTCCTCTTGTGGATTCTATCAGTTATATAAATACTTTCGAAAGGTATTAAGATATAAATAAGTAAATCAGTTATTAATCATTTAATCATTATTTATTATGGCTACAACAAACAAAAAAGAGATGTCCCGCAAAACTCGCGGATCTCGCAAGAGTGAAAAAGTATCTGCAAAGGATTTGCAGATGGTTGTAAATGGTGTGTCGGTGTCGGCTCCTGCTGGGTCGGGTGTTGGCTCGGCGGCTTCTGGCTCTGTTAACTCTGCTCCTGTTGTCGGTGTCGGTTCTTCTTCGGCTTCTTCTCGTCGTGCTGCACGTCTCGATATGCGGGCAAAATTAGAAAGTTCCTTGCGTTTTGAGGGCTTTAAGTTGTCGCGTGGTGTTCGTGAATTGTCTGCCGACATTGTTAGTAACTTTGCGGCTCCTGAGTGGTCGGAAAAAGAGAAAACAGAAAACGCCCTTCGGGCTACGTTCCCCGACTGGTCGGACGAAATGATAAATGCCGCCGTTGCTGGGGCTGCCAAAAAAGCGGGTTTAGATTTGTCGGCACCTGCTTGTACCGTTGGGCGTGTGTTGGTTGTTATTCGTCGTTCCTATCTTAAGGAGTTTGTTTCGTTGGTTGGTATGTCGTTCGCTGCCGTGGTTGCCCATATCAGGGAAAACGGCTTAAATAACTATTCTTGGCGCTTGTCGGTGTCGGTTGTTCGTTCTAACTCTGTTCTTTCTGACTTCGTCGATAGTGTACCAGTCGCGGCTGGGGCTTCTGCTTCTGCCGTTGTCGCTGCCCTGTTATCGCTTCGTGAAGTGTCGGAATTTAATCGCCGTTTGTCGGCGGCTCGTTCTTCTGATCGCTTTGATTATACGACATATATCGGCCTCGCCGTTAGGCTTGCGAAGCGTCTGGGTTACGATATGGATCGTGTACTTTCAGACGTGAGGCGGGATTATAACTATAGCTCAACTTCTGACCATAAAGAGCGCAAACAACTACGCGCCAACTTAGAGAAAGCGGTTGCACGTATTAACGGCGCAAATGATCTTATCTTGTCGTTAGGTGGTGTTACCGTCCTTGATACTGATAACTGCCCTGCGAAGATTGCGCGGACTATTAAGAGCGCGTTAAAAGAGCGTTCACGGGCTTACTCGGTGGCCTCTACTATTGATAAATTATTGCAGATGTAATTGCACCCTATCAGGGTGGGCGGTGTTCCTGCTGCCTGCCTCCTGCTCTGGCCTGGTGGCCTGCCTTTAGGCGGTTGGGGTTCGTTTCCTCATCAGGGCGCAAAAGTTACTTTTTGACGATCGACTGTTACGGTTTAGACGGGCTTTCCGTAACTGCTTATCCTGCTTAAAGTAGGGAGTTTCCGGGGCTTAGCCTGCCCGGTTGCTCCTGCCCTCCCTGCCCTTTCGGCGTTGGTGCTGCCCTTGTGGGTGCCCTTTGGGTGTCCTTTGGCTGCGTGTTCGCGTTGGGTGTGTTCTGCCCTCCCTGCCCTTTGTTTCGGTGGTGTTGGCGGAAAATTGCCCGGCGTGGTTGCGTGGTTCCTGCGGTGGTGTTCCTGGTTGTCGATTGGTGGCGGGCTTGCTGATCGTGTGCGCTGCCCTTGTGGCGGTGTTGCTGGTTGGCGTTGGCTTGCCTGCCCTGCTGCCCTGCTGCCCTTTGTGGCGGCGGGTTGTTGGGTGCCCTGGGGCTTGTTTCCGTTCCTCCTGGTTGCTATCAGGGCGGGCGGTTGTCTTGTCGGTTGTAACTGGGAGTGTACTAAAACGCTGGGGGCGTTGTGTGTGGGTGGTGTTCCTGCTGCCCTGGTTCCTCCGTCGGTTGCGTCGGGTTGTTCCTCGGCCTGCCCCGCTGCCTTTTGTGCGGTGGTGGGGTCGGTGTCTTGGGGGCTTGTCGGCGTGGGTCGGCGGGTTTAGGTGTCCGGGTGTCGGCGGTTTCCCTGCCCTGCATGATGTTCCCGGCGGCCGTGTTTCGTCGTGTTGCTCCTGCCCATATCAGGGCGGCGGCGGCGGTGGCCTGCCTGCCCTTTGTGGCGGGTGGTCTGCCCTGCTGCCCTGCTGCCGTTCCTCACTCCTGCCCATATCAGGGCGGCGGGTGACGGTGGCGGTGGTGTTTCGTCGGCGGGTGATCCCGTCGGCGTTTTATTTGCAACCGATTCTAAAAAGTGATATTTGCGGAAAACGAAAAAAGCGACGAAAAACGGCAAAAGAAAAATTCATAATTGAGTTTTCGTTGCAAATCTTTTTGGCGTTTGCATTTTTGTTGAAACGTGAAAAGATTTTTTGGAGTGACAAAGCGGAAGTTTTCCGAAAAGATTTTGAAAAACAAAGTGACGGGTTAAAAGATTTCCGTTTTGTCATTTCCTTTTTGTTTTATTCTGGTTTGAAGATTTCTTTTAGAAATTTCTCGGCGGTTCGATTCCGTATTAAAGCTCAATAAATTTTAAACATTATCAATTATGAAAACAAAAGTTTATCGTATTTCCATCGACACTATCGACGGGAATGTAACTCTTTACAGAGTATCAATCAAGAAAGTAAATGATTTCCAGATTGAAATCGAGTGGCACAATTCCATTTTAGATTCTGATTTGGAAAAGGTTTATTCAATCGTCCGCACACAGATTGCGGTCGGGCGCAATTTTTCTCGGAATGATGACGGAATAAAATTCGTTTATCCGATTTCTGCAATTACGGAATTTGTTGCAACAAAGCACTTTGAGAGAGATTAAATTTATTCACTCAATAAAACTCAAAAGATTATGAACGACGATTTAATTTACAAGCTCGCGGAACTTTCTGAAAAGATTTCCGCAAAGTTCGGTGACGTTATGATGTGCGCAATTTGCGGCGCAAAAAGTATTGAAACAATCAAAACTCTTGCGTTATGATGTCAGAAGATAGAAAACGGCTTGATTCCCAGCGGAGTCAGGCCGCACAATATTTCGTGAAGAACTATTCGCGCGAACAAAGATATTTGATTATTCTTTCGCGTGACTTGGAAGCTGAATTTTCAATGATTCAGAATTTAGGAATTGAAAAGTCCAGGGATTTTCAAAAGTTTTATGATTTCCTTTGCGACTTCGAGCGTTTGCAATCTCTTATGAAAGAATTTCGGTGGAGTTGTGAGTTCCTGAAAGAAAACGGAATTGATTTCAAGACTTACCGAAAACTTTATTTCGCTGCCTGTTAATTCAGGTGGCGAAAGCTAATTGTCTTACTTAAAAACTCAAAAGATTATGAAAAGTTATTTGTTCGAGATTCATTTTCAGAACACGAATCTGACCGCTGGTTTTAATTTTCATCGTGAAATGTTTGAGTGTCACGCCGATGCTCAGGTACACGCCCGCAAGATTTTTGCAGAAGCGAAACGCGACGTGAACGCTTTTCTGATTCAGGTTTACGTGAAAAACCGTAACGATTGGAAATTGATTGCAGCGTATCAGTAAGTACGAAAATTCTGGGAGTACGAAAATTACTTCCAGAGTACGATAATTATTTCAAAGTACGAAAATTATGAATAGAAAAGAGATTTTAGATTTCTGTGGCGGTTTCATCTGCTGCATCTGCTGGCTTGTCCTGACTTACTTTGTTATCCTGTTTTTCGGATAGTACTTTTCACTTCCAAAGTACGAAAAATATTTTGGAAGTACGATAATTATTCACAATTAAAACTCAAAGATTATGAACTTCAAAGAATTTTGCGAAAAGACTTCTGCGAATCTCGGTTTGCAGTTTTGCCCGTACATTAAAGACGAAAGTCACGGGACGACGATGAGAGCGACAAAAGAAAATCCGAATCCGAAATTTTATGTCGATTTTTCAGATTTGTCTTTTGGTCATCCGTATTTCACCGCTGAAGTTTTCGACACTGAAAGAAAACTTTATGTCGGAACAATCGGCTACGAGAATTACGACGGGAAAAATGAATTTGAGCATTATGAAACTCAGGTTTCACCCGATGGCCGTTACAATTCCGATTTCATGCCGATAAATGAAAACGGCGATGAAATTGACGGTCAGCTTTGGCAATTCTATTCTGGGAAATCTCTGAAACGCGCCTGCAATTCTTTCTTGAAAGGTGGCGCGTTGATGAATCCGAAAAGAAAGCCGATAAAAGTCTGGTAATTTGCTTTGTGCTGGTGAGAGCTGGCACGAAGTACGAATTTTATTTCAGAAAGGAGAAAATTATGAAAACGTTCAAACAGATTTCCGAACAGCTCGAAAGAGTTTATCGACTGTATTACAATTTCGGTTGTGGTAGTACGAAAATGCTTGAGAAAGCTGAAAAGTTTTTCAATTCTCAGCAGAATATAGGTTTGTGTTTCTAAAATTATCGGTAGGGTAAATCTTACCGATAGTACGATTTTTTATTCACTTAAAACTCTTATAATTATGAAAGAAGAATTAAGAAAGGAACTGGAGAGGATTTTTGATGATCCTCTTCTTGCTTGGGTTAATCCTGAGAGTACGAAAAAGATGTCGGAAGTTGTTCGTGATGTTTTCCCAAACGCTACGAAGAATGAGATTTGCGCCTGTCTTGAAATGTTCTGGGAGGAAAAAGATACTCCAGAAACTTTGTACGACAAACTTATGAAATCAAAAGTTGCGTGAGTTATGAGCAAATTAGACAAATTGGTTGCGAGCAATTCGTTGAACGCGAATCGTAACATCATGGCGAATCTTGAAAAAAGTTCTATGTTGTATCTGACTTTATCCAGGGAGTGCGAGCGTATCATGAAACGTTATCCGTCTTTGCGCTGAATTTATTTCCCGTGAGAGAGATTTCGCGGGAAGTACGAAAATTAACCCCTAAAACTCAAAATAATTATGAAAGAAATGGCTTACAAGTTCGTAACGTGGGAAGTTCCTGCGCTCGAAGAATTGAAAGAAAGCAAAGTTTATCAACTCAAACAAAAGTGCATGAATGGCGAGAAACTTTCACGCGAAGAAAAGAACTGGATTTCCGAAAAAGTTTTTCACAACACCTTTTCAAAGCATTCTATTCCGCTGCAAGGTTGGCTATTTGGTTTCAAAGATTTCCTGAAAAGGTACATTATTAACCAATACGGAAGTTGGTTTGAGTATTATGCTTTTGATAAAACTGCACTGCGTCATGTTGTTTGCGGACGCATTGACGAAATTATCGAAGTATCCTGATTTATTTTGGCGCGGTCAGTCCTGCGCCAAAGTACGATAATTATTTATTCACTTTTAAAAACTCAACCATTATGAAAGATTTTTTGAATTACGATGACGTTTACGAAACGTTCCTGAATCTCTTCAAGGAGACAATCGAAAATTACGGAATGGATTACGGTTCTTGGGAATCCGAAACCGAAGATTACGCTGCCAACTCCGCGTTTGAAACTTTGGAGTCGATGAAAAAGTACGTTCACAGAAAAGATACGAAGATGTGCGGGAATTTCTGCAATATTCGTGAAGACTGGGAATATTGTCCTGAGTTTATCGGTTCTGAGATTCAGCCGTGGGGAACGTTTGACGATGTGATAAAAAGCATTGACGACGAAACTATTTCCGACGAAGATTTGAAGAAGTTCCAGACGTGGGCGTTTGATTGGTTTTTCCGTGCTTTCGGAACTTGGGGACTCACTTACAATTTCGGCGAGTGGATTTCCGAACTTGAATACGAGCGCGAACAGGAAAAAGAAGCTGCGTAACACAATTTTCCCGAAAGTACGAGAAATATTTTCGGGGAGCGAATTATTCACTTAAAACTCAAAAGATTATGATTACAAAGACTTACACCTACAAAGGTTATGAAATTCAGCGAAAAAGAGTAGTTGAATTTGACGGTACGAAATGGATTCCTGCAAAGCAGTACGAAATCTATTCCTGTGGTTATATGATTCCGATGATTACTGATACTCTGAAAGAAGCAAAAGCGGAAATCAATCGGAGAATTGAAATGTTTGGAATTGTAGTTTCATAATGGATAATGTTTCGGGTGCGCTGGCTGAGAAGTTGGCGTGCCTACGATTTATGTTTCACTTTAAAAACTCACAGAATTATGAAAAAGAAAATCGAAAAGCGTCGCCTTTACACCGACAAGCAGATTGATGATGCAATCGAAATCGTCCGCAATCGTACACAGGAAGTCATCCGAATCTTAGGAAAACGCGCAAACCTCATCGCTTACATGATTGACCCGTACCGTACCGCCGTCGGCGCAAGCCTGAGTTGCAATGAAGATGTTTTCGAAAACGCTTTCTATCACAATGTCGTCTGCCGCAAGGATTTGGCCTACGACGGAAACGCTGGCTTTACGCTTTTGGCTTTGGCTGAAATGATAAAGAAAGAAATCATCTGAATCTTTTCATCGGAGCGGATTAATTTTCGCTCTGGTGGCTAATTTATGTTTAATCTTTAAAACTTTATGAATTATGGAATTTTTTAAATCAGAATTATTTGGTGGAGAAGTCAACATTCTCTTCACTGGAAAGAACTATTTCTTCTTTCACGGTTTCTATGGTGTGATTTGTATTGCAGAAAGGGATGAGAAAACTTTCCTTTCAAACAACGGAGACATCTGGCATGAGAAATTCACTCTTTACTCTGGACATAGAGACGGGAATATCGAGAGAGAGAGTTTTGCGCTTGCAAAGGAAATCATCATGAAGTACGACCAGCAATTTGTCAAGAAGACATTCGAGTTCGAGGAAGTAGTAACAGATTTGAACAAATGTCTCGTTTCTGTTTCCTACGACCTGAACCGTTTCGGCTGAAAACTTTCGGGCGATTAGTTTTGCCCGATTGTTCAAAATTTGTCTAACAATCTAAACTCATTGAATTATGGAAAAAGAGAAATTTTTGGAGATGTGCAAAGAGCAGTTTGTCTCTTGGGAAACGGTTGAGTGCAATCTGAACAAATTATTCAAGCGTAACGCAATCGACCTAAGCAAAGTTGAAGACTACAAAGAAGTCTATGCTGTAATGGATGCAATCTACCGCAAAGAAACTTACGGCTACACTCACGGCGCAATCAACCCGAAAGTAAACGCAAGTCAGAAAAGGAAGTCCACACGTTATTTGGGATTTCTTGGATGGTTCTAAAAATCTCTGGGCTATCAGTTTAGCCCACTGATTCTATTGTTTCACTTAAAACTCATTGAATTATGGCAAAGTATGATTATTCAACAATCAAGAGTCTGGAAGGCGAGATTTTCAGCAAAAGTATTCTTGACAAAAACGGGAAAATCAGCTGGAAGAAACATCAAGCTCTTTTTGACGAGTACGAAAAAGAAATCGGCAAACAAGTTGACCGTGAGACTTATCTGGCTTACGAGTATTCTAAATTCGATGTTTATGTTGACGTTACGGAATTGCTCTGCACGATGAAAAGAGTCTATCCCGAAACAAATCAGAGATGGGTTCTTCTCAAAGTCGGAAAGTTCATTGCAGAGGATGAAAAAATCGGCTCAACAAAATGTCCTCATCTGAATCATGCCATTCTCGCAGAGCCTATCCGCGAAATGGGTATGACGACATACGAACTTTTAGGCTTGACTCTTCATTGAAAGATTCGGGGAGGTTAATTCTTCCCTGAGTCGCTTATGTTTCACTTTTAAAACTTTATGAATTATGAAAAAGAAAGAAAACAAGTATCTGTACGGATGGAATATCTGGACAAACTACGGCTACGGATGGGAAATCGAATGTTCTTACTTTAAGCCAGAAGAAAAGTATTCCGACGTTCGCCGTGACGTTGCTGGCTATCGTGAGGCAGGTGCAAGAGTGCGGATAACTGAAACGCGAGTGCCGAATCCAAATTACGGAAAGTAAACACTTTGCAGGAATCAATTTTCCTGCGAAGTACAAAATTAGTATTCACTTTAAAACTCAAAAATTATGGAAAAGAAAGCATTTTATCTGTACCTGACCACTTGTCACACGCAAGAGTCTCATTCTCTGAACATTTCCAGCAGTGACAATCTTGATGAGATAAAAGAATCAATCAAGAATATAATGCGTGCAATGTTTGCAAACGAGCCTCTGGCATGGTGGTATTCTGAAAAGTACATTGACGAAAAGGCTACGGAAATGGTCAAGCCGCTTTTGGGATTGCTTGATGATGGCTCAAATGTGGCAAAGTTCAAGTTCCCGTTCTATCATCTTGGATTCATCCTTACAAATTATCCGATGTGGCCTGACAACAAAGGCGGGTATGAATCGGACTTTTGTATCTAACCGCTTTGCAGGGCTGGAATGTCCTGCGAAGTACGAATTTTATGTCTCACTTAAAAACTCAAAGATTATGGAAGTAAAGAATTTATTCGTGAATTTCGAGAATGGCGACAACTGCCTTGTTTACACCTACGATTTGACAGAAGAAGAAGTTAAGCAGTTTGCCGAGAAAGTAACTGACGAGAAAGTGATTGAAGTCTATCACGTTCCACAAGATGATTTGCAGTATTACTGCATTGACGGTCGGTGCTGGTTCGATACACCTGAGAAAGTCGCTAAGGTGCGCGAAAAGATTGCTGCGTAGAAGTTTGGGGCAGAAATGTCCCAAACATCGCAAATGTTTCACTAAACTCTAAAGATTATGAAGTATTGTATTGACAATTTGGTTTCAAACGCTATCAAGTGCGCTGCAAAGAAAAACGTGTTCATTACCGCAACCGTCAATAATTGCGGAACTGAAAATGAGCCTGATTTCTGGTATTTCCTGAGACGAGGTGTCGGACTCTGCATGATGAAATGCAGTTCTACAAGTACGCGCAATCTTCTTTTCCTTGTTCACGCAATGGTTTGTGGCGAGAAGATTGAGAAATGGGCTACAAAGGATGACATCTGGAATCCCGAAAAGATGTAGCCGTCGGAGTCTGGGGATTAGTTTCCCCTACTCTACAAATTTATGTTTCACTTATTAAACTCAAAGAATTATGAAAACTTACGCATTATTATTTTCCGCCGACTCTTACAATCGTGACGAGTTGGTAAAGATGAGCGACAGAGAGAAGTACGACCTCGCTAACATTGCATCCAATTTCGGATATGACGAGGCAGACATCCTCACTCTGGATGAACTTTCTGAAAAAGTCAACGATGACGAGATTTCGCTGATTAATTCGTGGCTCTACTTCGTAAATATCTAAGGCCATGTCCAAATACAGACTCACCTACAATCCCATGTCCGCGAAAAACCACGACCACACCGACGAAGTGAAAACCTACGAGTTCGACAGTGCAGACTTATCGCCGTCATCCGTCCTGCATCACTGGATAGGCGCAAACAAACGTCTCGAAAGAATCTCCTGAACTACTTTTGCGGAATCGGTTTTCCGCAAAGGTACAAATTTATTGTTTCACTAAACTCAAAAGATTATGAAAAAGAATTTCAAGAACGAAGCTGAGAGAATGGCTTATCTGCTTGCTCCGAGAGAGATTGAGCGAAAGACTGGTAAGGACGGAAAATCCTATCGTATCTACGATGACGGAAATTTCAAGACGATGCACCTCTTCACGATTGAGGTTTCTCTGGGGAAACACAACGGCACAGAGTATTGGGACAAAGTGTCAAAGGTGTTTACGGACTGGAAAGATGTTTCAACGGAATTTTCTGCACTATGAAGTACAAATGCTGCAAAGATTGTATTGCAAGACGAATTTCGACTTGCGAACACTGCTACAACGGAACGTATTACGTTAAAGACGTAAAGAACGAGCGTAATCTGATTGTCTGGCCACTTTACGTTACTTTACCCCACTAAAGTCACACGGATTAGTTTCGGCGTGGCTTACTATACATTTCAAAACATTAAGATTATGAACAAATTGTATTATCTCGAAACGCGCCCTGGGTGCGTACAGAAAGTTATTGACGTGCTAAAAAGTCATGGGCTTAGCACGGGTGCTATTGAAACACATTACATCGGTTATCAGCGTGGTATGCACGGAGAACTGATAATGTGGACTGATGGCTATTTCGCTCCTGCTTTCGTACACAAAGCACAGGAGAATATCATCAAAAGTTGTGGAATCAAAGTTGAATATTAAAACGCAAAGATTATGGCAAAATTTATCGACCTTACAGTTATTACAAGTGGCGCAACAGAGGAGATGAAAACCGCAAAGGTGACATTCAACTCTGATTGCATCGTCCGTTTCGAGAATGTAAACGAATCCGAAGCGAAGTATTGGGGCTATCCCTACGCCTTAGTCGAATACACCAACGGAGTCCAATATAAGGAAATCCGCGTCACCGAAACACAAGAAGAAATCAAGAATTTAATCAACAATTAAAACTCAGAGACTATGAAATAGTAGTTGAACTGCCTAAAAATACTCGAAGCAGCTCTTGAAAACCTGCAAGAAGTACGGCTTTAAACCCATCGATTTCGATGGTTTTTCACATTCCCGCCTCGTCTTCCTCTGTGATGATGACTACGACTACACCGCCGAGACATTCGCAATGTTCAACGCACAGGGAATCAAGTCGCCGCAAAGTACGGATTCCGCGAAGAATGGTTCGTGTCGCAAGTCCAGTTCTAAACGCTTTCGGTAGCGGAAACGTTACCGATTGCACTTATTGTTTCACCTTAAAACTCAAACGATTATGACCTTAGACAAAATCAGAATCGCAATCGGCGAATATCTGTGGGACTTCTGGCAGAACAACCACAACGTCGATGCAATCAAACGGGCAGAAAAAACTCTCAGACATGAAATCGAAGAGGGAATCCTGCGTGACCACAAGTACTTTGCCGAGTACGAACTTCTCTGTATGAAATTAGGAATCAAATGTGAACTTAATCTGAAATGAATTATGGACGTAACAGAATTAACAAGAGAACAACTGACTGAGCTGAAATGTAACTATCTCGAACAGCTCGCCGATGAGGGAACGTTTGCAGAAGTCTTAGACGTGGACTACAACGAGCCGTCCTATTTCGATTTAGCAAACGCCGACGAAATTGTTCCTGACTGCGTGATTTTCAGGAACTACGAGGGCGTTTGTTTTGTGAACGACGATTTCTTCTGCACAGCAAACATCTAAACTCTTCAGGGCGCAGGCAATCAGCTTTGCCAGCTCCCACGCTATCCACCTCATTTCAGGTGTGGACTTTGTGATGCTAAACTTGCAGTCGGCTTTGAGCGAAAAACTCATTGCCGTCACTTTTTATTGTCTAACCCTTAAAAACTCAAATGATTATGAAACAAAAAGCATTAACTACCGAACATCTCGAAGTTTTGAAGAAACTTAACGCAGTCCTCTGCGAAGCCAGAAACAAGGGCATCGAATTTGTCTACGACACCAGCGACGGCTCACTTTCCGCTTTCAACTGCTCAAACGTGAACTGCATCTATTCAGGTCGCAATCCAGAATTTCATACCGACGAGGAAATGGATTGGGAATTGTGCGAGCCGATTGGCTCCATTGATTACTGCGACATGGCAAGACAGAATCTCTACCTAAACTTTGAGGAAGAATGAAACAACAGACACTTATCGAACTCCTGAACGAGATGATGTGCCGTGACTTCGACTTCGAGGAAACGGCTGAAGTCCTGAACGACATCAACGAGTATCTGATTGCTCGTCGCGAAGCCAACCGTCTCGACAAAGATGAAGACTACCGCGAGTCTTGGGCAGAGTTACAGTACCGCCGTAAGAAATGGATGTTTGAAGCGCTCGAAAAGTATTCCATCGAACTGACGCTTGACGAAATCGAAGCGTAACTCCCTGCTTGGCAGACACGAAAGTTGCCTGCCGAGTACGAATTTTATGTCTAACAATTTAAAACTCAAACAATTATGATTAAAGATTTTTCCAACGTGAACTACTTCTGCCCAGACCACGTCATCTGCAACAGCTGCATGACGGAAATGTACGTCGATTACGGCACTTGTGCTTTCCCGAATTGCGGAAAAGAGGGCTATCTTATGGACATCGAACAGGAAGTTGAACTCTAAAACAAAAGTACGATTATGAGAAAAGAAATGCTACTTGTTCACATCTTTGTGAAATTCGGCTACAACTACCCGAATCCAGAAGAGTTTATCAACTACATCTGCGAGAAGACTGGAAAAAACTACCTCAAAAACCATCTAAGAGGGAAGTTTAACCAAATCTACGACGATTACGGAAGTCATGCGGTAATGAACTATTTCTTTGTTGAACTTGACTTGGACTTGCAGGAAGCACTTGTAGACTACGCCCTGAACGTCTACGCTCCTGTTGGTATGAAGACAAAGTACGAAGAGTACAAGTCTCTCTAAGAGCCGCAAACGCCCAATCGCGGGGCGGCTCACGAATTTATGTCTAACCAATTAAAACTCAACAATTATGAAAATCAAGACTAAGACAAACAAGCGAGTGAACAACGCCGTAGCCGAGTGCCGCGAGTCAATAACCACATCGACAATCGAGCTGCTGAAACAGCTTGGAGCAGAAGTCGGGCAGGATGTCGTGTTTCGTCATACGCTGATTCTCCACAACTTCAAGAACGAGACAAGCGAGACAATCCTTGCCGACCGTATTGCCTACATGGACAGCCGAAATGGTAGCCAGTTCTACGTCACGCAGTTCAACGATGAGTACTGGGGCAGTTCTTGCTTCCTCTCCATCGACAATATGCTGCGAATCTACGACGAGGTCAGACGTCTCGTTCGCTCAGAATGAAATCCTGTTACGTGTAGCGGGTTGGCAGTCCCGAAAGCCAGATAGTAAAGTGTAGGGATAAAAAACCATGTTTCTATGAGATTCAGCATTTCGATTAGAATTTGGCACGTCAGCGTTACGTTGGCCGTTTCGCTTCGGTAAGTCCAAAGGGAGGTCTTGCACACCTCCCACATGGTTTTCGGTTGCAAAAGTAGGAATATTTTTGCAACTACAAAAACAATTCACCTAAAGTTTAACTCAATTTAAGTACGAATTATGAAAGAGACATTCAACAAGCAGGAAATCGACATCATCGTGACTGCACTCCTGCACGAAATGGAGCGTTACAACGACGCTACAAAACTCGTTTCCGATGCAGATGCTTGCGAGGCTATTGCCGAGGCAAAGAACAGAGTCTACGAAGTATTCAAGAAAGCAAATGCCTTCACTGAAGACTGACACAAAGCGCATGGGCTGCGAAAACAACCTGTGCGTACAATTTATGTATCACTAAAACTCAAGATTATGGAAAACTTACAACTCATCCGCAAACGCTTCGACGATGCACGGAAACTCTACGGCTACGCCGACAAAATCGCTACGCCGTCAGGACTGAAAGTCAAGGGACGCTACCTGCTGGCTGAATCGGGCGCAGTGACTCCGAGTCACGATCCGTTCGACTCGTTCTGCAAGTCCGATGGATTCCCAACCGATTCCAACGGGCAGACAGTAAACGACCGAGACTACGAGCGCGACACGTTCGCTCAGACCGTCACGCGCTCAATAGCCGACAACTACGACGAGCAGGCTCTCACAATACCGCCAATCGTCTCAAAGGACGGAATCGTCCTCTCTGGTAACGGACGTACAATGGCGGGAATAATTGCAGCACGCTACGACACCGACAAGGCGTACATTAGCTACCTGCAAGAATTTCCCAACAAGTACGGATTCACCGAAGAGCAAGTCAAGTCATTCTCTCATCCGCGCATCTGCCTTGTCGCCGACGATGAATATCCGTACACTACGGAAATCTTCGCCGCGTTCAATCAGGACGAGAAAAAGGGAATGTCCAAGACCGAAGATGCCGTGTCAATGGGAAAGAAAGTCAGCGACGAGACGTTCCGACGCCTCATCCGCTCTATCAATACTTTTGACACTATCGCCGAGTTCTACTCCAGTCAGAAAGCCTCATCCGAGGCCGTGACCGAGCTGATTCGCTCAAAGGTCATCACGGGGATGAAGATGTCCGAAATGTTCGACGGCGCAAGCAACGAGCGTATCTCCGCAAAGGCAAAGGAGATTCTGGAGAACGTGCTTATCGGCAAGGCTTTCCAGAAGAATCCCGATGCAGTCCGTCAGATTAACAAGTTCGCTGGTATGCGCCTGAACATCATCACGGCTCTCTCCGAGATTTCAACGAACATCAGTCTCGACGAGTATTCTTTGGAGTCCGAAATGGCCGAGGCCATCCACCTCTGCTATCACGCGCTCGCTACGGGAATCGCCTTTGGTCAGGTTGTGTCTGGTTTCTCTCGTCAGAGCAATCTCGCTTTCGACAATCAGGAATCGACGGTGGCCGACTTCACCAATCCTATCGTCAAGGCTCTCGCCGATGCAATCAACAGCGCGAAGACGAACACGCTCAAGCGTATCTTCATCCTCTACAACAACGAGGCGTCATCCGCTTCATCTGGAATGTGCGATATGTTCGGTGGCGGCTCAGTCAAGTCAAAGGCCGACATTATCTGTGAAGTCTGCGAGTTCCTGAAGTACGGCTCTCAGTCCGAGATACGCGAACAACTGCGTAACGCTCAGACCGTCCGACGCTTCGACGCTATGCAGCAGATTGACATGGAGAACGTCTCTGACGAAGACAATCCGCAAGTCGATGCCAACTCTCATGGTGTCCATGCAGGCGACTTTGCTATCCTGCAAACGACGTCTGGCTACGACTGCATCGTCAAAGTAGTTTCTCTGCGCAAGCGAACGGCGTTCATCCGCTTGAAGGGATGGCTCTTCTGCTACGTCTCTTCCGAGCTGCTGCTGCCTACCGACAAGCGCAAGTGTACGCTCCCTGACTGGTTCGCCGATTTCGTCAGCCTCTCCACGGGCGTTTCTATCGAGCGCATCGAGAACGGTGTCGTGTCTCTCTCCGACGGCTCAGTATGCAATGTCATCGACGTTATCCTGTGCGCGTCACCGAAAACGTCAATGGTGGCGTAATTTTGTAAACTATTCCGAAAATCTTCCGCAAAGGTGTTAAATTACCTTGCGGAAACAAGTGTTATTTAAAATTATTGTTTAACTTTGTTGCCGAATCGGGCTTGCTGTGAAGCCTTGTGCTGAGGAGAAGTCACTCGGCAATGCAAAAAAATAAAAAATGCAACGCAGTAACAAGGAAATCATCGAGACCAAGCGACGTATCGGCGAAATCCTGCATAGCTTCAAAATAGGCTATCAGGACATCAATGCCGTCGCTGGCCCTACCGTCACGCTCTATGAGCTGACACCTAACGACGGAGTCAGAATCTCCAAAATCCGCAATCTCAAGGATGAATTTGCAGTCGGACTCAAAGTGCCGTCAGTACGGATAATCGCACCGATGCCTAACGGAACGGTCGGAATCGAAGTCCCCAACGTCAGCCGCAACGTCATTCCGTTCGCCGATATGCTGGAGTCTTCCGACTACCGCGAAACCGACATGGCTCTCCCGCTCTGCATGGGACGCCGTACCGACAACTCAGTCTTCATGGCCGACCTCGCCACGATGCCTCATCTGCTCGTGGCTGGTGCTACTGGAATGGGTAAGTCAGTCGGACTCAACGTCATTATCGCCTCGCTCATCAATAAAAAGCGTCCCGACGAACTGAAACTTATTCTCATCGACCCGAAACAAGTTGAATTGACCGTCTACGAACGCATAGCAAGGCCGTACATCGCGAAACTCTCGTCGGATGGCGAATCTATCATCACCGACACAGAAAACGCTCAGAAAGCCTTAGATTGCGTCATCGACATCATGGAAGAGCGTTATACTCTCCTGAAGCAGGCCAACGTCCGCAACATCGAGGAGTACAACGCCACCGTGCCTGCGGCTTCCCCCGCAGGCCAAAACGGAAAACTCCCCTACTACGTCGTAATAATCGACGAGTACGGCGACCTCATCATGCAGACAAAGGGAACTGCAATGGAGAACGCTATCTGCCGCATCGCTCAGAAAGCCCGCGCCGTCGGAATCCACATGATTATCTCCACTCAGCGACCGTCAACCGACATCGTAACAGGCCGCATCAAGGCGAACTTCCCCACCCGCATCGCTTTCCGTACCGTCACGGGTACTGACTCCCGCGTCATCCTCGACCGTATCGGTGCTGAGAAACTGACGGGAAAGGGCGATATGCTCTTCTACGACGGTGGCGACACCACGCGCTGCCAGTGTGCCTATATCTCCACCGAAGAGGTTATCCAACTCTGCGACGAGGTTGCCGACGAGTACGATAACTGTGAACAGACGGTAATGAAGCAAAAAGAAATCCCACAACTGCCGAACGGAGTGTGTAGCGACGTGAACAAGTACGGATGCAAAGTTATCAAAAGCCGCTTGGGAGGCTTCATCTATATATGAAAAAACAACAAGCTCTCACAATCCCTGACCTGTGTATCGACGTTGACGACTACACAGAGGATGCCTTCTATTTCCTCAACCACGTTGAAAATCAGAAGACTACCGACGAAGTCCTTGCAATGAGCGAAGACCAGGAGCAGCAGTACGATGCCTACTGTCAGTCATGCAGTAACGCTGGCGAACGCCTCTCCCGTCTGCCTTACAAGCAGCGCATGGAGGCCGTCCGCAAAGCCTACCGTATGCTTGACAATCAGGACAAGTACGGCGTTCCCTGTGCCTCATGGTGCAAGGATTAACCATCACGTCACGCCCGCCGTGACTTCCATTCAGTCCCCGCCCTGCCAACCCAGAGTCGGGACGCTTATCAGCCGCGAGGCTCATAATCAAGAGTTTTTTGAGTGTAAGGCGGCATCGCATCAGCTTGCGGTGTCGCTCCTTTTTATGTCTAATTTAAAACTGAAATGATATGGAAAAATTTGAAAAAGAGTTCATTCACCGCTATCCCAATTACGAATTTCTCGTAAGGTATATGCGGGCTGCAATCGGGAAAGAAGAAGTCAACTGGTGCGACCTCACGGCCATCAATCTCACCGATTTCGTGTCCTACCTCACCAAGACTGTCACGCCAAACAGCGCATTTACCTATTGCGCCATCGTCAAGAGCTTTCTGAACATGGTGTCCGACGAAGTCGAACTACCTACTATGAAGTTCGCCAAAATTCTCCGAGTCAAGAAAGTGCCACAGCAGAACATCGCCCTCACCGAAGAAGAGGTTCACCGCATCGACGCCTACTATCAGGCTCTGCCACACGAAAAGAAGAACGACATCACGCGCGACGTCCTCAACCTTTTCCTCATCGAGTGCTATTGTGGTGCAAGAGGAAACGACGTCTCCGATTTGGACTACGAGAACATTCAGGATGGACTGCTCTCTTACGTCTCACGGAAGACTCACACGCTCGCCGTCATTCCCGAACACTACCGCATCAAGGACTTGTTCAAACACAAGCCCTCAAAGGAGTATTCGCGCACAACGACCAACCGCATACTAAAGGAAGTGTGCAAGAAGTGCGGAATCGACGATTTGGTCACGCTCTATTACCACGGCTCAATGATTACCAAGGAGAAGTACGAATTAGTTGGCCAACATACGGCTCGCCGTTCGTTCGCCTCAATCCTTGCATCAAAGGGTGTTCCAGTTCCAGAGATTTCTCAGTATATGGGACACCAATCGCTTTCCATGACCGAACGCTACATAAAGGTCAACAAGCAGAAGGCTTCAACCGAAGCGATGTCGTTCTTCAACTCATAATGCTTTCAGGGAGGTTAATTTCTCCCTAAAGCACAATAACTACTCTGATTAAACGTTGTAAATGTATGAAAAAAATTACCATTAGATTTGAGGTCAATGGACTCAAAATTGAAAAAGTAGCAGTGCTAAACGATGACCTGACAGATGTTATAACCAATCATCCTGACAATGAAGCAATCGACGTAACAACAGGCATAGCAAACGAGCTGGGTGTATGGAACATAATCTTTTTATCCAGACGGCACGAATACGAGTTTGATTTCTTCGCAAATGTCGATGAAGAAGGGAATGAGACACTTTTGTTAGAGCCGTGCGAAGCATTAATATGGAACAGAGACGGCAAGCTTGCGACAAAGGACACAATTCGATTTACGGCTGAAATCTCAGCCTGCTAACACACAAAAAAGGGGTGAGACTCCTTAGTTGGAATCCCACCCGCAAAAATTAGAGTTTAGCCGTTGCTAAAACATATTATTCTCTATTCAAAGTCCCGTTTTTGTAGCATTTCTGCAAAAACAGGCAAATTTCCCTAAATCTTACTTTATCTTCGTAATGTAACGCTCATTCGCTACTTTCTCGGATGGAAAGTAACGCAGACATCAATACGATTTTTAACGAAGATTGCATAAAGACGATGGAAAGGATTATGGCCGTAGACGTCATAATGACATCGCCGCCATACAATACAAGCCGCAAGGGGTCATCGTTGGACGCTGCCGACGTAAACATCAGGTACGACGAGTTTGACGACTGCCGACCGAATGAGGAATACATCGCATGGACTAACGACATCTTCAACGCTTTCGACAAGACGTTAAAGCCTAACGGGTGCATACTCTACAACCTCAGTTATTCATCGGAGAACATCGCGCTCATGTGGCTGACAGTTGCAAGCGTCATGCAGAACACCCCGTTCACGATTGCCGATTGCATCATTTGGAAGAAGAAATCAGCAGCACCGAACAGCGAGAGCACAAACAAGCTGACACGCATCTGTGAGTTCGTGTTCGTATTCTGCCGAAAGACTGAGCTTTCAACGTTCAACTGCTACAAGGAGAAAGGCGTGCAGCGTCCGAATGGTCAACAGCACTACAAGAATTACTTCAACTTCTTGGAAGCTCCGAACAATGACGAGGTTTGTCCGATACACAAAGCGACGTATTCGACGGTCTTGTGCAGAAAACTCCTGCTGTTGTACTCAAAGGAGGGCGACACCATCTACGACCCGTTCATGGGGACAGGAACGACGGCTATTGCTTGCATTCGCGAAAAGCGCAACTACATTGGCAGCGAAATATCGCCACGTTATGTCGATTGGGCACAGAAACGCATCCAACGAGAGCAACAGCAGCTTACTCTGTGGTGAAGTTACTTTCCATCCGATAATGTAATTTAAGTCCAACAAAAGAAGAGAGCCGCGCACCGTCGCGCAGCCCCTAACTCCTTAATCTTCACTCTCCTTCATCTTCGCTCTATCTTCCCGCTTGTAGTCATTTACGCAGCAGAAAGCATCCAAGTGGTCGCTAAACTCCTCACCGAACTGCTCGCACTTGAACTGCTTGTCCTTCGGGCGAGTCCTGTTGGTAATCTCAAGCAGGGCGTCAAGGAACGTCGCCACGGCATAGACAAGGTTCACAAAGCATTTCCTTGTGCTCAGTTCGTCAGTGTCCTTACCGTCAGGGCCTACCATCGCATTCAGAATCGCGTCGCCAATACGTTCAGCCAGCACGTCATCAACATTCTCTTCGATGTGCCTACACACTTCATCTCTCAAATCGAACAGTTCCTGTTCACTTAATTCTACGTTTCTCATTGATTTTGTTGTTTTAAGTATTCCATGTAATTCTTAATATCTCTCAACAGTTGCTCATTGCTCCTTACCTTCGCCCTGTTTTTCTCGAACTCCTCTTTTTGGAGTCCACCCGCCATGTCGTAGGTAATGAACGTATGAGCAACAAAAATCCCGTTCACATTCTCACCAAGCAGCACGCCGTCCTGAATGCTCAGGCAAACATTGTCACGCCCGCCGTACCTCACGCTCCTGCCAGAGAAGCGACTGTTGTCCGTAGGCTCGCCATGCGGACTGCGCTCGATGTAGTGCTTTATCAGCTCAATGCCTGTCTTGCCCACCTTCATGCGCTCGCCGTAGCGGTCGAAGACGTGCGGCTGAATCACCATCCTGTCTGCCGCCACCTGCCAAGGCCACCGCGTGTAGTAGATGGCGTAGCCACGCTCCCACTTCTGCAGGGTCACAACAGCCGTCATGCCAGTGTTGTTGTACTTCCTGCCCATTATCATCGCCAGCACAAGCCACCTGTTATGCCGCTTGCTCTTGTACTCATACCAGACGTTCATCGGGAACTTCATCATCTTCAATGCTCTTTTAATAAGCACCTCCCGCTGTCTCAGCCACCAACGCGACACCTCTGGCATGTCAAGCTCCATTTCCCTATACACCTCGTCGGGTGTCATTGCTTGAACTATCATACGCTTTTAATCGTTTCGTTTTCGGTATTCTCATTTTTGGCAAACTTTTGATATTCCTCATCACTCATCGGCATCCATTTGTCTTCATCCGTCTCACACAGCCAGTCACCACGCTCAACGATGTCGCCGTCCGTAGTCACGTACTCCAACCACTCCAAGCCATTCTTGTCATTCCGCTTCACGCACTTTTCTATGCACGGAAGACTCATAATGTTGGTCACGTTATTGCCAACCTGTATTGCTTGTCTAATTCTCATAATTCTTTTTTCTTTTCAAACAAAATTTCGTTTATGCACACTTAATCCTTTATTCCCTCACTCCCCCATAAAAAGATGTAAAACCTATTTGGGCTTGTTTCGAGAATGAACTTCAACATTGGACTTTGCTCAACATCAACTTTGCAGTTGCTCCAAGTTTCGTTCAAGCCAGTGTAGCACTTCCGTCCCTCACTCCCCCGATTTCTTCGGGCTTATCTTTGTTTTCGTTTACGTCAAGAAAGAAGCGGGTTGTCGAGTCATGTAAGTCTCTCGTTGTGAGGATTACGCACAGAGCGAGAAATTGGCTTGCTCCCCCGAAGATGTTTCTTGCCGCATCTACACCGACAATGTTTTTATAAGGGGCCTTTTGTATTGCGAAATGTTGAGTTTCCGCGAGGTGGCCACTGATGGAACCTCTATGTCTTTTGGGAGTGCTGGCATAAAAGCAAGCGAAACCCTTGCAACTCTCGTCGTGACGGGTTGCGAATTCTAATGCAAAGCAAAAGTGATTCTAAGGAGTTGTAGGTGTTCCGCTTGGATGATATATCTTGTGCCTAAGCCTTGATAGTCGTATTTCTTCGCTTTGCACCTGTGTTTCTTGTCCGTCACGACTTGATTCACAATGCAAAGTTACGCACGCACAAATACAAAAAACACACTATCCCAAAATTTTTGAAGAATTATTTGAAAACACGTTGCAAAAGTATTAAGGCTGACTATTTTCAGACTCAAATCCCATGAAGTCGAACAACGTCGGCGAAAGAACGTCCATTTCAGCCTCACGCAGGTAAGTCAGACCGTCACGCCAGTATTCGTAGTTCAGTTCAGTACCAACTCCCTTCCGACCTAACTTGATAGCGCAATACGGAACAGTGGCAAGACCACTGAACGGGTCAAATACCCACTCGCCTTTATTGCTCCATCTTTCAATACAACGGTTTACCAAGTCTATCGGGAGTGGGCAGATATGAACCTGCTTGTCGGCTTTCGCCTGCTTGGTGTTCAATGTCTTGGCACGCTGATACTCACTCAGGTCCCAAATATAGTCCTTATGAGAAATAGGCGCAAGCACAAATGATTCCTTGCTCAACCTGCCAGCCGCTTCAAGTGTCTCGCTGAAAGCTACATGGTCTTCGTAATTATAGATATGCTCAGAAGCATACTTCTTGTAGTATTCACGTATGCCTTCAAGTGTAAGATTCTTTACATCATCATACGAAAGCAGACGATTTCCGCTTGACTTCCAGTCGCCATGAGCATCTATCTGCCAGCGAGCAAGTGAGTACTCATCCTTTGACTTCGTTACAGGAACGTCTGCATAGGCATCACTCGTATCTGACGGCTCTTTCCTGAATATCAGAATATACTCAGGACAGCCAACCGACATCTTTGTTCCGTCCTTGCACATTTCCGTATATCCCAGACGATACGACTTGTTATTCTCCTGCACAACGTCCGTATCTACCGTGATACGTCCGCAATACTTGAATCCATGCTTGATGTAATGCAGCACGGACAAGTCACTGAATGGAACGACGGTCTGAAAGCATGTACCGCCCTTATAGCCACTCAATACCCTGTCTTTCACATGAATGCAAGCTATACGACCAGGCTGCAACACACGCAACAAGTGAGGTGTCAGGAAGCCCATCTGCTTAAAGAAGTCATCATTCCCATCATTAAAGCCCATATCGTTGTACGTCGATGTGTATTGGTACTGGTCGCTGAAAGGAATGGATGTAACGATAAGCCCTACTGAGTTATCTTCCATGTGCGGAAGTTCGAGACAGTTGTCATTATTGATACTTCGCCACAATTTGCCACTTTCTTCTTCACGCTGCGAGAATAAGTAACGCTCCAGTTTCTTTGTTATGTCAGTCCCAAACAATCCGTTCTTGCGAAGCATCTGAGCCATACGCTCAATCATTTCGTTATGACGTGCCCATTTGTGCATAAATGTCTTATGGATTTCCTGCTCACTCTCCGCATAAACAAGATATAACGTCACTTCGTGTTTCTGCATGAATCGGTGTATGCGGGCAACAGCCTGAAACTTGTCATTGAACCGGTAGTCGATAAACATGATTGCCTTGTGGCAGTGGTGCTGGAAATTAAGACCTTCACCAAGCATTTCGGGCTTTGCGGCAAGATACTTCAAACGTCCCTCCTTAAAGTCAAGCACATTCTTGTCTGCTTCCTCGTCGCTCTGAGAGCCGTAAACGGCTTTGCAACCATCAATAGCCTTACACAACGCAATTCTCTCTGCCTCTAAGTCATGCCACAAAAGAAAATGGTCATCCTTATTCTCGGGACGGTTCAGAATCTCTACCACCCTCGCAATCTTTGCAGGCATATTGTCACGTCTCTCTTTCGCAGCAGCCTGCAAGCCTACGGCGGCATCGCGGAACATTCGCTTCTGACCGTCTTCGTCATAGCCAGCCGTATCGTTATCGACCCCGACAACCTCATCAATAACCGTCAGCTTAGGAAGCTCAAAACCTTCATCCGAATACCCCAAATCACTGGGCTTGGTGATAAACAATGCCCACGTTGACACCCAAGTCCAGAACTCATCAACCTTATTCGGATATAACGTCAAGTTGTTGTTCTTCGTCTGGTCACGCTTGAAGAAACGCTGGATAGCCTGATTGGTATCCATAATGCCAAGATAGCCAGCGTACTGAACCATTTCGTCATACCTGTTGGGGCTTGGCGTAGCAGTTGCAACAAACTTGTATTTCACGTTAGCAAAACGGGGAAGGAATGTCTGATATGTCTTCGTATCAAACTGACGCAGAACGCTTGCTTCATCCAATGATGTTGCGACAAAATAGTTAGGGTCAATCCTTACGCCGTCTTCTCCGTCACGTACTCGTTCATAGTTCGTCAGGAAGACGTCATAGTCCTGCTCATTTTCCTTGACTTCCTGCATCGTCCGCACATACTTTACAGGCAAGTTTACGTGTTTCTTCGCCTGTTCCTCAAACTCAACGACGACTCGCCTTGGACACACAACGAGGCATTTTCCGTTTGTATGTAAGGCGATAAGGCGCAGAATCTCCAGCTGCGTCACCGTCTTCTGCATACCAAACGAGCTGAATATGGCACGCTGACCACCCTTTATCGCCCATTTTACAGTGTCTTTTACATGCGGAAATAAGGATGGTGTCAGTTCCATATCAGACACATCGAAGCCGTTCTCCGCGCTCACGGCCATCTTTTTTCTCAAAAAATCAATGTATTCCATTATTCTCTTTAATAGTGTTTTCACTTCAAAAACTCACATTTCAACTCCGCTTTCTCCTTTAGATTTCCTACGCCTCGTCTCAGCCCTTTTCAAGGCTCTCTGCATGACTTTTTCAGGGTTCATCCTGTACCAACGCTTGAGGGATGCGATACGCTTGGCCTTGGTCTCCTCGCTCTCGGTGTGCCCCTTCTTGAACTCCGTCGCAGGCGAACTGCGAACGCCTTTCTTAAATGCGCCTGGCTTACCCTTGCGCTTCCACGCTGACATCGCCATGCGTCTGCGCTCATCATAGACTCCACGAAGCCACCCAGAATCCTTCTCCAAACCAAGCTCATTCGCCTTGCGTTTCATCGTCCTGACACTGACACCAAGACATCCTGCAAGTTCCTCGTTCAAGGTCGTGGCGTAGTGCTGCTTCAAGTAGTCGAGCATATCCTTGCTCCAATAAATCCTCACAGAGCAGCCATGATGCACGACTATCCGTCCATGCTTCACGCTGTAGTATGTCCCTTCCTTTACCGGTTCGTATTTTGCAGGCATAACCCCTCCTTCTCAATTTGTCTGATACGCTCCTGACAGATATGGATAATCTTCTCGTAGTCCATCCGTCGGGAGTCCGTCTCTTTAGTCCTCAAAACACGCTTTACAATATCCGCATCCCAAGGGTTCAGGTCATAGCAGAGCCACACCGACCACGGCTGAATCAGCCTCTTTGAGTAGTCGCTTGCGCCCACGTTATGCCCTCTCACCTCATTGGGAATCAGTCCAAGATAGTCGAGCCGTTCGTACAGCTCATCTGAAATCTCCTTCATAATCTTGCTACATTATTGGCGTTTTTATGGTTTTAACTTTACTGCTGCCGAAGTGAAGAGTGAAGAATTAGAGATACTTCACAAACTTCAACTGCTCACCGTCACGAATGTGGATGATGCCTGGGTATTGCTTTTGCAAAAACTCCCACGCTCGGGTCTTGTGACGATGCCACATGCTGACGGGGTGAATACGTTCACCGCTTGGAAGCTGATAAAAGTCCGCTTTCAGTCGGTCAACAAGCTCGTAGTTCGCAGCCTTGTAGATGGTGCCTTTGTTGCCTGCCGTTGTGTCGGCATAACTGATAAGCACCTTCACTTCTGGATGCGCTGCCCTCATGTAGTGATGAAACAGCGAGAGGGTTATTGTCTCGCTGAATTTCGGCATATCGTCTGAAAGCCACATGCGGTCAAACTCTCGCACTTGGTCGGTGTTGTAGTCGCCTTTAATTTTCGGTCGTATGCCGTAGCCACATTGCAAGGCTCCGCTTACTTTGCCGTTATAGATAACCAGTAGCGACACGAAAGAGTTTTGCGTGACCTTGTGCGAATAATGATGTTTGATGATGATGCGGTCGGCTTGTGACTTCTCGCATTCTATTATCTTGATTCCCTTTTCGGGTGACTCGTAACCGATGCAACCGCCCATAAGGTCGCAAATAGGCACTTTCTTGTATCGCTTTCTGCTCATGGCGTTTTTATCCAATAATCGGGTTCTGATATACTTTCGCCGTTGTCGGTTGATGTCCATTCGTCGTGGGTCATAAAGCCAAAACAGTAATTCAGTTCAAAAACTCACCGCCACCAACGGCATCCGACTCGCTATAGTCACGATTCATCACACCCTTGGCCAACTCCTTCAGCCAACCAGACACAACAGACCTCACGTCAGTACCATCCTGACGCGCACATTCCACCAACTCGACAACCACTGTGCTCAGAATGACAAGCACCTCTGGCAACTTCAAGCCGTCAATGGACTTCGCCACCTCAAGGCATTTCTTCTCGATTAAATCATCCCTGAAAATCTCTTCGTCTTTTTCCATTTCCCCTAATTTAAAAGTTAATACTCGGCACAATGCCTTGAACGCCTATCCACCTGTATCTCGGATAGTACTCGCCTCTCTTCCATCTCAAATGATAGATAGTCCCGTAACGGCTGCACTCCTGCGGATTTGTCTGCTGAAGCTCCCTGTAGGCCAGCCATGCGTAGAAGAAGTCGTAACGGTTCTCCAGACCGAACAGCTGCGTAGCCTCCTCCCAAGTCCACACGGTCGATAAATACGACGGGAACCACTCCCTCAGCAGACTCTCGGCGTCGGCATGCAGGGGACACGTAGCACCATTGTCTCGCCACAGTCCCCTGCCTATACCGTCCTGAGTTCGCATCACCAGTTCCATGACGCCAGCCTTGAAGTCTGCATCCTTGATACCGCACACATCATCGGCCTTGGCACAGAAAGACTTGATACTCTTCCTTCCGAACACCACCGAAGGACGGAGCACACCGCCCTCACGTCGGCATTCGTCGTAGAGAAGGTCAAACACCTTGGCCACCTTCCAGTACCGCCCGTGCCTGTAACCGTCAATAGCCTCTTCCTGACGTTCTCCAACGCTGATTACCACAAACTCGCGCTTGCAGAACCATTCCCAGGGGTGCTCGCCCATCAGCTTGCGCATCGCCGCTATCTGGCGCAGCTCCTTGCCGTTGTCCCAGTTCATGCACAGTGCAGCAAAGATGGCGATGTCCTTATCTTCTGGCTCAGTGTAGTGCTCTATAATCTGAGTCGGAAAGACGGGAAACAACGCCCGCTCCTTGTACTTCGCCACAAGCTCCCTCAAAAACTCGCTGTGCCACCGCATAAACTCGACAATGGCGGCACTGGCATTCTTCTTGAACACAGGTGTCCTCTTGCGTCTCATAGGCTGCTCACGTTTGCAGTCTCTTTCAGCCGCGCCAGTGCCGCATCCATCTCAGCCTGCTCCACCTTCGCTATGCGGGCTTCGTATTCAGCCTTCACGTCTGGGTTCAGGTTGATGGCGGCAATGGCGTTCTCGTCCATTATCTCCCTGTCCGTCAGCAGGCTCACAATGCTGTTCCACGTAGAGTTTACGCGCACCGACTTCGTCATGTCAACACCGGCGGGCACGTAGTCACCCTCATTGTCCTTCGTGAACTTCACGCCCAACGTGCCTATCATCCAGACGAAGTTCCTGCCTACGCCGCCGATGTCCGCGTAGGTGTAGTCTCGCCTGAAGTCCACACCGTAACGGTCCCAGATGCCGTTGAAGAAGTTTATCTGCGTGTTCCTCACCGCCGCACAGAACATCAGTGCCATATACGTCTTCGCAAGCAGGATGATGTCATCCTTCTGACCTGCGTCTATGATACCCTGACGGTGCTGTATGAGGTAGTCGCGGATGGCGTTCTCCAATGGCTCAAGCAACGGATGCACCTCGTCAAACGTTATGCGCGTATGGTCTTGAACGGCATTCCACGCGCCCTTGTCGAGCTTCGACCTGTGCGCCGTCTGGTAGTCCTTGAAACAGCGTTCAGCCTTTCTCCAGTAGTTCTGTGACGTGCGGTTCATGCGCTTCTTCTCGTCGAGCCAGTCGGCGATGTCCTGCACGATGTAGTACGAAACGTAGTTCAACCGATGCTGCTGGATGTAGTCCTCGTCAATGATATTGTGAAGCCTGTTGAACTTCTCAATCGTCAGCGACATTCCTTGGGTGTTGAACTTATAAGTCAGCAGGAAGTTCCTCACGTATTGGACAGCAAGTCCGAGGTCACGGTCTACGCCGACTTTCTCAGCACCACCACCGCGCTCTATCCTGCCCGCAAGCGCAAAAATGTCGCCTATCTTCATGTCCTTCACCAGAGTCGTGTCTATCGTGTAGCTCACGCGCTTCTTCGGCAGTACGACAACTCTACTCATCCTCTGCCTCCTTTCTGCGACGCCCCCGCTGGCAACCAGTCGGGAACGTACCTCTCATTCTCATTATCCATTCTGTTCTTCATTGTCATTTCCATTCGTATCGGCAGCAGGATCGTAGTAGTCGTAGTAGTGACCATAGACCCTGTTGCCGCGACGCAGTGCAGTATAGAGAGTCTTCAAAGGCAGTCCGACGTCCACGCAGCACTGCTTCACGCTCTGCCACACCATACCCGTATCACGACACCTCACGCCGCGTATCACGGGAACGCCGTCTACCTTGATGACGGGAGCCTTGCCAAAGGCAAAGCCGTACTGCCTGACGTCATAGACCTCAACCTCGCAGCCTGGGTGACGAAGCATCACAGAGGCTACTGCCGCCAAGTTCCATGCGTAGTAGCTCGCCACTACCCTGCCGTCCTTTACCGCTGCAAGATAGTAGTTCTTGCCTATCTTGTCGCTCATACTGACCTGCCCGACTATTCTATGACGCCTACCGTGTTCTGCTCGATAACCGCTGCAATGGCATAGTCCGTGAGTGTATCGCCCAGAGCCTGCTCAATGCGCTTGCGAGCCTGCTCCAGCGTGTCTGCGTTCACGAGGTAGTAGGTAGCAGTCTTCTTCTCCTTGCCAGTAACCTCGTCGATGGTTGACTCAACCACCTTCACCTTGTAGTACTTCTCGCCCTCGTCGTGCAGGAACACCTCTCTGTACGGAGCAATGGCCTCCGAAAGAACCTCGAACGTGCTCTTCACGTTGTCCGCGCTCCCTGCCTCCTGCGTAATCTTGGCCTCGCAGTCGGTAAAGCTCACGGCCTTCACGGAGTACTCTTCCTTGACCTTCTTTACAAGACCGTCTTCCTGCTGACGCTCGACGGCTACCTTCACAATAAAAATCTTTCCACTGATTGTTTTCATTTTTCTCTTTGTTTTAAGTTAATAATTTCCAACCGTTCTTCTCATAAACAAACCTCCGCGCCTCCTCCTTTGTCTCGAAGTCCTGCACGAACGTCCCTGTCATAGTGCCCGACGCATCTCCGTCGGGAATAACCCGCTTCCACACGCCCCACATCCTCCTGTGAGGCGCATAGTAGTACTCACCATCCCTCATAACTACCAAACACCCTGATAGTGTCGCTGCCTACAACAACCTTCTCGCCCTTGTCAAGCAGCGTCGTTATCTGCTTCAGTTCATAGACCAGACTGTCCCGCGTATGCTCTGCCGTGACGAGCTTGGCCTTACCGTTGGCGTAGGTAAGCAGCCATACCGCGAGAAATGCCCCACAAGCCACGATTACCGCCAAAGCGGGATAACTGCCCACGCCTTTGATTAAACGCCGCCACAACCAACGTATGACGCTCACAAGCCCGAAGATGATGCAGGTCACTATCCGCAGCAGTCCCCAGCCCGCCTTCTTACACCCTGACACGAAGCATACCTGCCACTGGTGCCAACTCTCAAAAAGCAAACTTTTCATAACTTCTTCGTTTTTAGTTCGTACTATGTTTTCTCCGGCGACCATGCCACCGTCTCGTAGATTATCTCCAGACCCGCAGCAATGGCAACGTTATGCTCCAGCTGACAACCGCAGCTCGTCTGCCACCCCCTGCACATGAACACCGCGTCGCAGTCCATCATCAGACGGAAGTCCTGCCGCATGTGCTCATGCCAGTCGGCATCTTCGGGCAGTCCGTTCTTCAGCGGGTTCACCACCTCACACCCCTGCGTCTCAGTGAAATACTTCTCTCTCGAACGCGCAAACGCCCTGCGCTCTTCCAAGTCGCGGCTCCCTATCGGGAAACTCAAATACACCTTCCTGCTCATCGATTGTCCCCCTCCCCGACTATAACGTCACGTTTTTGACGGTCTGCAAGTTTGTCAAGGTTCTCCTGAGCCACTTCTTCCAGCGTCCAACCCATCACCGAGCAAAGCCCGCTTATCTGCCATAAACAATCACCGATTTCTTTGCGCAAGTCTTCGCGTTCCTGTGTATCCACGCTTATCGGGCAGAATTGGTTGTTTTCACGAAACCTTGCCTTTCCCTTCCTGATAAACTTAGCACATTTACTCGCAAACTCGCCAACTTCACCGACAAGGTTCATAAACATGTAAGCAAAGTTGCGGCTACTGTCAGTGCAGGTTGTCATCGCCCGCTCTTGATACTCATTTAATGTCATTTTCCTTTACGTTTTTGTTATTTCACTTTCTCGGCCAGCTCGTTCACCAGCCTGTTAAACTCATTGTCCTCTTTCTTCGCCATATACTCAGCGAAAAACCAGTCCCTCACCGTCTCACCCGCCTCCTCGGTCAGGTGCTCGGCATATTTGCCGTACACATCCCGCCAAGCATCGCCCATAGCCCGCTCGTCAGGAAACTCACCTCTCATATACCACTTCTGGCACGTCGTGGTGTTAGCATACAGGTTCACAAGTCCCTTGCCGTTAGCCAGACACCACTGCAGCGCATACACCGCTGCAAGTATCTCGCAGTTATACTGGTCGGCCATAATGACCGTACCCTCGTACTCCCACCGCTCAGGAACCTTCCATGCCGCCTGATGAGCAATCGTCTGCTCCTCCTTCGGCTTCGCATCGTCAACTATAACCACCGCGCATTTCCCTACGCCGTAGTCAAATCTCCCCTTGATATAGCAGTTCGTAATCATATATTTGTTAGTTAAAATGGCGCTTCTTCATTTGTACTCTCAAACGGCATTTCAGCCGAACCAAACATTTCCTGCTGAGTAGGCTCAGGCTCCCATCCGTAGATAATCGACTCAGCGACACTATTCTTCAGTCGCCTGCTTTCAGGTTCATAGTACAGCTTATAGATATGCCCCTCAGCCTCACCAAACTCTCGGTGCTTGATGACCTCAACAATATTCGTAGTTCCAGAATTGATTAAGTCGTAGTAGACCTTTGACACCAAAAAGTCCTTAGCCGCTTTCTGGGTGTCCTGATTCCACCTGTGTACGATAAACACATTGTCGGCAAGGTCAGTTATGGATTTTGTGCCGCTGACATCGTTCTTCCTAAGAAAGTTTTCATTCTTCTTCGGATGCACTACAAGATGGGTGGCGATGCAAAGACGCTCGGTCAGCCTTAGTATCATCTTGATTGCAGCCTTCTGCTGCTCGTTCAGAGTATTGTCAAGTTCATCAATGTCAAGCGAACTGAGGTTGTCCATGATAACCATGTCAATGTGTTTCTCTACCACAATCTTTTCAACCTCTTTGCAGATGACTTCTATGTCATGGCTGTACTTGGTGTTATAGTTAAACAGCTTGTCGCCCATCCACGAAACGACCTTGTCGCGAATTTGGTTCGGCGTATAATAGTCGTAGTCGTTATAGTTGGACTTCACGTTGAAACGTTTCCCAGCTGCCTGCAGGATGATCCATCGCTTCATTCGCTGACCGCGAAGCTCTCCAGTATAGATAGCCACCCGAAAACCTCGGTTAATAGCATTCAAGGCTATCTGGTTCAGAAGGGTCGATTTAGCAGAACCGTTGTTCCCAGACCACACACTCAACGAAGGCTTGTCAAATCCGCAACACTCTTTGTCGTATTGTGTAATCCCGCTTGGAATAGATACAATCTTGCTCCTGTCCTCATTCTCTATCTCAGCCATCGTCTGCCACACACCGCCCTTGTCAGCGTCAGAGTCCTGAACGGTCACTTCGTGCTGGAAACGCTGGCGTGACGGAGCAAATGTCCTGTGTGGCTCTTGATAGACACGTTCGTATGCGTCAGGCTCGTAGAACTTACGGAAGTCTCGAAACGTCAGATGCTTGTCTGTGTTATGAAGACACTTGAAGCCATAACTGCCATCGCGCATCTTAAACACCGCACTGTCTGGCGCAGAATGAGAATGGTTGAACGGGCAGTGCTCTAAGACGTACTTCGTGTATTCGGCTGTCTCAACGCGGTTGCGTATCTCTATGCCATGTTTCGCAAAGAACTCTTCCAGGTCAAAACGCTCAGTGGAATAGAAATTCGTCCTGTCCTTCTTCTCCTGAACAGGATAATACCCCGCCACCTTGACAAAGTATTCATTCGCAGTAACCTTGACATTCTGAGGAACACGGAGTATCTTACTCTCTCTCTGCGGCCTGTCAGGTGTATCTGAGCCTTTCCGTGAATATGTACCATAGATCTTGCATACCCTACTATTATTGAATGTCGCGCAGTCTATCTTAACCTTCTCAGTCGAGAAATACATATCAAGGACTTGAAGGAACTTCTTCATGACCTCGGTGTTCTCCGCACTGGCAACCATCGACTGTTTGTATAGCAGGTGGTAGCCATTGGCAGAATCGCAGATAACTGGTTCTTCAAAGCCTTCGTCCCTCAGAAAGGTATAGACCTTATTGACAACGTCCTGAGCAAGATGCTTCTCTTCATCTGACGAGTTCGTGTCTGAAGGCTTTTCGCAGTCAATGTCTATAAGGCACCATTCTCTTGCTATGATGTCATTGTCAGAGGTGGTTGACTTCGGCTTCTGCGATATACGGTCATGCTGCTCACGCGAATAGCAGGCATCATTGATGACATTCAGCGTGAAGTACAGTCCGCAATAGTCATAGCGGGCTATCTCGCGAAGAATAGTCTCTATGTCCGTGAAATACCCAGAGTACGTCTTTTTATACACCGGGTCGATAATGCGAATCTCTACCAGTTCGCAGTTACCCTTGAATACGTCATACCACTGACGCAATGTTGATTCATTCATCGGTAGGTTACACCATTTATCACTAACACTTTAGGTCTGTGCTCTTCCTCCTCCTGCTGGCTGAACATATCTGTCTCTTCTGGACGCCTCTGTTTCTCCCAAGTAAGGCAGCAGCGTTTCCAGCTTTCCACTTTCTTTCTCTTTGTGCCAGTGCCGTAATGCCAGTCATCTGCCTCATAATAATCAATGAAGTCTTTGGCATCGAAATGAAAACCCTTCTCTCTGATATAGGCATCCACCTCGTCATACGTAGGAGGGGAGAAAACTTTCTTCTTTGGAACTTTAGTTCCTTCTTCTTTTATTTCATCTTCGTCTTTATTGTTTTCTATTTCTCTTTGTAAGGGAGTTTGAGGGAAAACGTTCTCTTTCTCTTTTATTATTTCTACTTCTTTAAGTGCGTTAGCGACTGCGTTAGTGACTGCGTTTGAAAAAATGTTAATTGCATTATAACTATCAAAGTCACAGATTGTTACAAAACACTGACTTGCGTTAGCGCCTGCGTTAGTCGGTGCGTTAGACAACGTTCCGTCTGATAACCATTTTTTATGTATCGTCCTAACCTGCTGATACGGTATTTCAGTCATCCTTGACATATTCCTGTCACTGAACTCAACTACGCCATTTTCGTTTGCATTAAGCAACAACTGGAGCATTACCAACTGTTCATTAGGTGAAAACACCTTTATAAATATCCTTCCTATATGTATCATTTCTCGTCACGTATTTTTCTATATAAAGATTTTGAATTTCTTACGAACTCTTTATATTGCGTGTAACTGCCCCAATGTTGAGTATAAAGAGAAATATTATTAAACCAAATGCCTCTTGCATATCCAAGAAGTACACCGCCTCTGATATTTCCTTTAGCATCTAATACGTTTGAAATATTTTTCGTAATAACAAAAATAAAACAATTACTTGAACGATGTTGAACTACATAAGAAAAATAATAGTCAATGGTATTCTTGTCTATCTTTCTTTTTACGGAAAAAGGAGCCGTCACCTCATGGAAATACCAATCATACATTCGCAGTTTATGCTTTTTCCCTATTTCATCCTCTTCTGGTGTCACTATATATTTAGCAAATTGTAACTTGATACGTTTAATATCATCGTTACTCAAAGAGAACCACTCTCCAAAATAATTTTTATCTCTAAAGATTTCATGTAATTGAGACTCGACATTTGCCCTTATAATAAATAAGAGTTTTATGTTCGGATTACCAACAGCCAATTCTTTTATTCTTGAATACACATTTGATGACTGCCCAATTTTGTAAGTATGGCTTAAATCTGTAGCCACATAAGTCCAAATTTTCCCATTTTGTCCTGTACTCATTTTTGCCTATCAATTAAATTATGCCTATCATTTTGCAAAGAGGAGGCGGCGATAGGCTTGCCGCACGTCGCGAAGTGATCAATCTTCGTTATCCTCATTTGCAAATTTACCTCTATTCCAAACCCCCAGCAACGACTTCAACAAATACTTGAAGAAAAATCTCCAAACACATTGCAGTCACCGCTCATAACCCTCGAAGATGGTCGCAAGCTGTTCGCTGTGCTGCAACGGTGTTGCAGCCTCATCCTCTCTGCCAACGAAGAACCTGCAAGGCTCGTCAGGAAACATCTCCTCAAACTCATCGAGCCTGTCCCCGTACTGTCTATAGAAGTCTTCCTGGTAGTACTTGCACCGCTCCCGCCTCCTGCACGTCACCTCATTGAACATAGCGTCTATCATCCAACCGTGGCAGAAACCGTACTTTACCATAGCGTGACCTTTCCGTCTTTCAGCGTCCACCCGATAGGAAGGCAGTCAAATGGAGGGTACATAATGCCTCTGCTTTCACACTGCGCATCAAGCATCACACCGTCAAGCAGGTACTTCTCCTTCTGCTCGATGGTGTAGAACTCGCGCTCCAGCCACCATGGCTCGTCATCATCGCTCTCCCACGGATGCCTGACGTGCTGCCAGTCCACTATCTCCAGAGACGAGTCATACCTCAGAAGCTCGCCGTCCTCGTCGTAGTAATAGTCGTGGTATTCTCCGCTGTCGAGAAACCTGCTGATACGGAAGGGTTTCTTTATCGGCCGCGTCGCGGGTGTTATATACCCGTACAGTGCATATTCGTTACGACTGTGCCACGACAGCAGACTTTTGATGTTTTGCTGCCTGAATGCAGCGTATCTTGCTGTTACAACTCTCATCGTCCGTATTTCTTACCGCCGTTCCTGCGGTTTATCTCACTCAGGCAGTCGGCATTCTTGCGCAGGCCCATCTGGTAAGCCCTGTACTTCACCGTTGCCACGTTACATCCTACTATCCGCGCTATCTCCGCGTTGCTCATCACCTGGTATAGTTCCCTGATTGTTTTCAAATCCATATCTCTTTCTGTTTAGTGTTTCTAAGAAATCCTTGCCACCTTCACAGGCAGCAAGGACGTTACATCATCAAAAAAAACAACTCATGTGGTCTTCGCAGAAAGCATGAGCAGAAGATCATAAAACAGACAATTGTTATACAATGAAAGTAGGGACTGGCCGCTCTCGCCACCAGCCCCCTAACGACTTACTGCGCAGGTGGGAAAGGCAGTGTGCCACCCTGCGGAACACCCGTCTGCTGCGGCATCGGTGCAGGAGCCGCCTGCTGAGGTGCGTACTGCTGCGTGGGCTGTGGCGCATATCCCTGCTGGGGCATCGGTGCCTGCTGGGGAACATACGCCTGCTGCACCTGACGGTCTACCTTCCAAGCCTCAATACTGTTGAAGAACTTGCCAGAACCCTGCGGGTACTCACGAACGTCAACGTTGACATGAACAGCCAACTGCTCGCCGACCTGAATGTTCAGTTCCTGAATCCTACCGTTGCTCACTTCAAATACCATGCGCTTGGGGTACTGTCCGTGCTCATGCTCAATAATGTAAGAGGCACGCGCCCACTGATTGCCAGTCTTCTGGCTCACTCCCTGCTGAACGGGGAGTGCTTGGGTGATAACACCCGTTACGATAATGTCCATAATCTTTTAACGTTAAAATTATTATTGTCCTGTGCCTTGCGTATTCACAAGGTCTAAAAATATCTAAGTTGTTGCTCGAACTCATCCCGCTTCACCTCTGGGATGAAGAAGTTGAAAATGCAATCTTTCGACCGCGAATAGAAATCCTCGAAGTCGGCCTCCGTCATCTTGTCAAATGCTATCGACCGAGGTTTCTCCAGCCAAGCCTTTCGCCTGATGTCGTAGAAAGTCTCGGAGTAGCCCGTTGCCAACAGCAACGCCTCCCTGAACTTCTCCTTGCTGTCATGGAAGAACCGCTGCTGCTCCTCAGTCAGAAACTCCCAACTACAATTAAGAAGTGCGAAAAACAAGCGATGGAACTTCGGATTCCTCACCTCCTTGACCGTCACCTCATACGTTGCGCCTATCTTCATCCTGCGCTTCAACTCGGCATCCGAATCCGTCTCAGGTACAAGCCCCGTCGCCGTGTTCACTACCCTTAGCTTCATACGCCGTCCACCAACGTTATCCTCAGACTCCCAGCCGCCGTGCTCTCCTTGGAGTATTGCGCAAACAGGTCGGGATGCTCTGCCTTGAATGTCTTGCTGTCAAACGTAGTCTTCTTCGTCGGCAACACCCGCGTAAGTCTTACCCTGCTGCCTGTCCACGACTTGAGGTCATGCTCGGTCATCAGGTCATACAAACCCTGCTTCAGCTCCTTCTGACGCTCCTGGGCCACCTTGACCGCCAGTTCCAGACGGGCAACCTCAGCCTCCACCTCGGCAAACTTCTGTGGCAGCGTACCATAGGTCTGCTGAATGTCAAACGGCAAGTCCTTCTGGTCACTGTCTATCAGCAGGTCAAGAGCCTCGTCTGCCCACGGAGTGATAGGATAATAACCGCTCAGGTGTCCGCGCTTGACATCGTCACGCACCCAAAGGACGGCACACTCATGCACCTTTAACTCAGGGTTCATCCTCTCAAACTGACGCTTGTACCACGACAGCTGAACAGTTCCCTTGGCAACGGGTGGCGAGTAGTTCGTCTTCAGATCCACAAGTACTATCCTGCCGTCAGCGTCCTGCATCACAAGGTCTATCGGCGACGCATAGTGCTCGAAGTCCGTCACGATGTACTCACAGTGGATGATGCTCAGCCTGTGCTCATCAACTATCTGCTTGAACATCTGCCATTCGGCCATGTCGGAGTCCAAACCGTTAGTAACACAGAACTCCAGCATGTCGTGTACCTTATGGCCGTACTCAGCACGCTCGTCAAGCTTCTCCTGCGACACGCCGTCGTAGTCATGCGGGAACACCCGATGAACCAACGTCGATGTAATCCCCTTCAACTGCTTGTCGCCAAGGAAATAGGTATGGTCGTTCTCATTGAACACCACACCGCTATCTTTCAATTCAGGTATCTTCATAATCTACTTCTTCTCTACTTGTCCCCTACGAGCCGCCCACGCATCACGAAATCCCTTATCCTGCTGCATCTGCGGGTACTTCTGCCACACCGCCATCAGAGCATCCATGCTCGCACAAGCCGCAATCTCTGCCTTATACTGAGCCTCACTGACCGCCACCTGCACTTGCTGTGCCTGCTGCTGTTTTTTCTCGTTAGTAACAACCTCTGGCAAGTCTTCGCCTGCATAGATGTAAAGCCCAAGACCATGCCTTGCGCAAGCCTTCGTCAGGCTGCGCTGGATGCTGTCATTGACGTTACGCGAAGTGATATTGGCAAGAGGAATGGAGTTATTCCTGTTATCCATTACAGGAAGGTACTCAGTGTTCTCAATACCATCTATAGTAACACTCGTCTTCACCCAGCACGTCTTACCGTCGGTGTGATAGATTAACCCCTGAGCGTTCTCGTAAATCTTATAAGTCGCATCAGGGTAGTTCTCCTTAACCTTAGCCCAAGCCCATGCCCAGGAAAGATAGGTCAAGTTTCCTTTTTTCTCGGTGTACTCTGAAACATCTATTGAGTTTAGCGTTTCAAACACACTCTTTGTCTTTGTCTCTTTCTTCTCTGCCATAATAAATATCCTTTAATGGTTCCGTGCCCGTCATACTTGACGGGACTAAGTCTTCAAATCCTTAATAACAAGACCCTTCCCTTTAAGAACCGACTCCCGGAAAATCCACTGCCCACGGCCTTTCATGTTGTGAGCCTTGATTTTCTGCATCATCAGCTTGCGTCTCAGTGGGTAGTCGCGTATCTCCTGAGAATATCCGTTCTTCACGTCTTCCATCACATACACACCATTCTCGATGTAACAGAAGTCGCTCGTATAATAGGCTGGCAGTTCAACAACACGCTCGTCATAGCGGACCTTTGTCTTCAACTGCTTCGCCACCATTCGCGTCAGCTTGGGAATAATCAGAAAACGAACCTGACGGCGAAGGCAACTTATCTCCCCTTTCTGCTCCTGGCATTCCAGATACATGTATCTTTGACGTTCGACGGTGGAGTCAAATTCTATTCCCTTGTAAACCGATTTCCTCGCGCCGAATTTGTTCCCGCTTTTCGCGCCCCAGCCTCCGAATCTCATTCGCCGATTATCTCTTTTATTAGTTCACACACCTTTTCCATCTTCTCACGTTTCCCGTGACACCACGCCTCAGTGCATAGCATCCACCCGGCAACGAAAGCCTCCTCAGCCGTAGCGTCAGGATGCCCCGCCAACCATCGTTTCATCTTTTCCTTCATATAGTTTATTTTTTCTCTATCTCGTTCCGTGCCAGTCATACTTGACGGAAAAACACTCTATGACAAAAGTTTAACATCGCCTATGCTCACGCACCAACGATGTCCAATCACTTACCATATTAAATTCTTTCCCCCTGCAATATACATCACGCACCAGCAGGAGATATAAATCCAATAATTAAGACTGTTAAAAAAAAATGATTTATCAAACAACCTATTACTATAACAAAAAAAACTCGCGCCAAGCAGACAACCCTCGCCGCCTGCTGGCTATATATAGTCTGACCATCCGCTGTCGGTAGCCCAACCCCGACTATGATCCTTCCTCTCCTATTCGCTCATGGACTGTTAGCGAAGATGGTCATTCACCTTTCTATTGACAGCCTGAGGCCGTCCAAATGGCTGATAGCCGCTCGCGCCCTCCTGATGAGGGTCTTACATGCGTCATGGCTAACGCCGTGGCCTGCCTAACGTAGTTCAGCAACGGGGTTAAATGATTGTTAGTCGCTCCGCTGCCTATCACCGCTTCGGGCAGGACTTTTTATGTCCTTTGTATCAAAATGTCAAACAACGCCTGTGTGAGTGTCACATTAACTCATGTAATGTCACATCACTTATCCTCATCTTCATCTTTCTTCTTCTTACGCCTTATCCATCTGGCAAGGCCTCGGTCAGTGAAGATGAGCCTCTTACCAACCTTCTCATGCGGAATCTCGCTGCTCTTCTGATAGAGAGTGTTCACGGGAATGCCAGTCAGTTCCGATGCCTGCTGAATATCAAGATACTTCGGCGGGAACACGACGTCAAGCAGCTCGTCATCCTTCTTCAAGGCTTCGACAAGATACTCTGCCTGATACTTGGCGATTTTTTTGCACTCGTAGTCGGTCATTTTTTATATAAAATAAGTGGATTATCAAGCAACAATAAATCAATTTGCGCCTGCGTAAATCCCCAATTTAAATCCCAGTTAGAAACAGTTATAAGCCCAAACAAAAATTTCTTTGGCAGGAACAACCATTTATGCGTATTATAAGCTTCATCTTCTATAATCGCATCACCACGCAATTCGGCTGGCAATCTTACCATCTTGTAAGCAATATCTACCAAAAAACTCCTATCGTTTTCGTTTATTCCTAAAACGTAATAGAGATAACGCCACAGAATCGGATAGTAGATTTTCATCTGCCAAAATGTATAACACAGACGCATAGCAAACCACTTACATAATGACATAGTATCATTACCAGATTTACAAGTCAATTCAAGCATCTTCTTCCACTGTCCTCTTTTTAACCAGTGCATTTCAAACTTGTGTCCTTTTACTTCTATGACAACAGGATTATCATCACGCACATTAACGTATATTTCTTCTTGTTTAGGATTCATATTTCACAAATATTTAATCGTTGTTCGGTAGTATAATTTCTCTCTCAAACAAAGTCAATTATTTCAGCAAAGATGGTGTATGCCTTTCGCGATACTTCTTGCGGAGATAGTTGATAACCTCGTCATAATTCTTCAGGAATCCATCATTTATTAGCTCAGAAATCTTTCTCTCCAGTTCAAATAAGTCACGCTGTAATTCCTCAGTACCCTTGTCGTTCCTTACGGCAGGGTAATGCTCACCAAATACGGTATAATTCATACCTTTGGAAATGTTCGACATTGCAGGAGCCATAAACTCCTTACCGACAATCTTACTCACTGAGTTAGCCAGATCACGGTAAGCATCACCAGCATCATTGCGATACTTTATCATCTGGTCGTAAACGAACTTAATAACCTGAACCTCAAATCGTGGATTCAGCCACATGGCAAACTTAATAAAGAGGATGGGGTGCATCCAAGTACCACCACCACGGTCTAAACGCGCCTTAGATTTTACATACGCAGAATTTTGCGTATCTAACTTTTCCTCTGATATTAAGGCACTTATAAACTCTTTGGTGTTTTCATTCTCAAAGAACTTAGTCACCTCCTTCTTCTCACCATTGGCATCATTCCACTGGCGAAGAAGCTGAGTTGCGTTGAACATACCGTCTTTGGTACGTTGCTCAACATTGAACTGCCCCATTGGTCGCAACATGATATTGTTCGTCTTCATCGCTAACGGATTCTTAGTTCTTCTTCCTATTTACGTCTTCAGGCTTTACATAGCCAATCGTTATGGTGTTCGTAGCCTTGTCCGTGCTTGTGGTAAAGGTCATGCCATTCTCATCTGGATAGCGTGACTTAACTCTTGTAACAAGGTTCTTGGCAGTTTCGCAAGCCCCATAATCTGGGAGCGTGACCTCTAACACGCCAGAGGCCAAGTTTTTAATGTCCTGTGTACTTACCTTTTCAGCTTTCATAGAAATGTTTAATTCTATTATTTTACTTAAATTTCTATTAAAGAAAGAGCAAAACCGCGGATTTTCTCAGTTTTTATCCGTATATTTGTCTCGTCAATCTCAATCTGCGGTTTTACTAAGACCGCGGGTGCTACTTTCTTGTGGTGTGTTGTTTTACTAACACGACTGCAAAAGTATGGAATTATATGGAAACTTCCAAATTATTCCATAAATTTGATGTATAATTTATAAGATATTAACGGAAATTTAAAGATGTTTAGAGATTATGGCAATAGTAATCAATCAAAAAGGAATGTCTGCAAGGGTGGAATTACTCATTAGGGAGTCAGGAAATACAAATAGAAAATTCGCATTGTTGGTGGGCGTTGACCCTTCAGGCTTTGACAAGAAAACAAAGGCTATTAGCCCTTGGACTATAAACGATGTAAACAGAATATCAGATAGCCTTAACGTAAGGAAGGGATGGCTACTCACTGGCGAAGGAGAGATGATGAAAGCACCCGATGAACTCAAGCAGCAGGCAGAAAAAGACATGAACGACAAGCCTACACGTTCTTACGATGCACACGTAGGCGTACCTTATTTTAATGTAGACTTTGAGCTGGGCTTCGACTTGATGGTCAACGACCAAACCGACACGCCGTCATACATGATAAACTTCCTGCCGTACAACCACTGTGACGCATGGTGCGACGCACGCGGCAACTCTATGTCGCCAACCATATCGAGTGGTGACATCATCGCCCTGCGCAGAATCGAGGATTTTAGATTCCTTATCAGCGGAGAGATTTACGCCATCTGCACAGTAAACGGACTGAGGACAATCAAGCGAGTCAAGGACAATGGCCAGACGCTCACTCTCGTACCAGACAACAAGGAATTCCCAGAGCAGGTCATCGACAAGAAAGACATCACGCACGTCTTCCAAGTCATGGGCAGCATGAAGAAGTTCTGATTTCTACCACAATTCTACCGAATGAAAATGAACCACGACATACAAGTCTGATAATCAACAATATATGCAAATAATTCAAGTTCCACAAACAAAACCAACGGAATCACTGAGGGAGGTTCCAAAGACCTCCCTTTTTCGTCTGAAAATCAATCACTTACAGGAAATGAAGGTTAGCAAGTACAAAATCAGTAGAACCCAAATCTGTCAATATTTACGGTTTTTTGCCGTTATTTATACGTTTTGTTCTACCGTGTTCTACCGCCCTTTTCTACCGTACATCAAAAACACGTAGAACCTTCACCCTCGACCTACAATGATGAAAGTGACCCGATGGCCAAAAACAAAACAACTATGAAGTACCCAACGACAAGGTTCGTCTTCGACCGAAAGAAGACAGCGACAAAGACGAAGGACGCGCTCGTCCAGGTTGAAATCCTCCATGAGAGGAAGAAGAAGTACGTCAGCACAGGCGTAAGGCTATACAAAGACCAGTGGAGCGACAAGCAGCATGCCTGCAGGCGTGACGATGCACCAGCAATGAACGAACGCATGGATGCCGTCAAGGGGGCGATAGACGGCTACCTGAACGCTCTAATCAAGAACGGGAAACCGTTCTCATGGGAAGGTCTTGAACTCTTCCTGAAACTCGCTGACGAGAAGAAGCAGACGTTCATCGACTATGTAGCCCAGCGTATCTCGGAGCGCAACGACATCAGAGAATCAACGCGCAAGGCACACGCCAAACTGTTATCCTCGCTGGAGGAATACGGCAGGATAACAACGTGGGAGCAGCTGACGAGACCGAACATTGCAGGCTACTATGACTGGCTGCTTGGCAGGACGATAACAAAGATAGGTCCAGACGGCAAGGAATACGCATCCAAGATGTCTCAACAGACGATAGCTGGCTACATGAAGCTGTTGCGCGTCTATATCCACGATGCCATTGCGCACGACAGGATAGAGCACGATCCGTCCATCGGCGTTAAGGTCAAGCGTGGCGAGACGCTGACTCAGAGGTGGCTCACTCTTGACGAGGTATCGAAGATTGAGAAGGCTGAACTCAGTAGCGGTTCTCTTGTGCGCGTGCGCGACCTATTTATATTCTGCTGCTACAGCGGACTTGCATTCTCCGACCTCATGGACTTCTCACCTGAGAAGATAGAGAAGAACGGTGACGATATGATACTGTCTGGTAAGCGAATTAAGACAGGTCAGGAATACGTCGTGCTTATCCTTCCAAAGGCAAAAGAGATTCTTGAAAAATACGACTTCCGACTGCCAAAGTACAGCAACCAGCAGTTCAATACCAGACTGAAGACCTTGGCAAAGGAAGCAGGGATAAACAAGCCGCTAACAACCCATTGGTCTCGCCATACCGCCGGGATGATGCTGCTCAATAAAGGGGTACGCATCGAAACCGTAGCAAAGATCCTTGGGCACTCGTCGATAAGGATTACGGAGCAGGTCTACGCCTCTATACTTCGCAAGACCGTCGTTGATGAGATGAAAGAAATGGCAGTGAAATAACGTCCTGCCATCATCCTAAAGCTCACTGAATATCTTCATGTATTTCACGGCAAAGTCGATAGCCTTGCCAAGTTCCGTCGGCCTTGGCATCATGTATATCGCTGGCACGTTCTGGTCTCTCCTGTAGCGGTTGGCCTGCAGGAGTACCGCCATGTAGTGCCGCATCTGCTTCTTGCTGACGAAGTGCACGCCCGCCTCGCAGTGTTGGTCGCACTGTCGCACGTCGGCAAACTTAAACGGGCAGCAGCCAAATCCGTAGGTGTCCTCTGCATAGAACCAGCAGCACTCGCCGCAGCATTTATCTTCCTTGTCAGGCAATAGAGCCTCCTTAGCCCTTGCCGATGTAAAATCTCTCTGGTTACTCATAACTCTTTAGTTTCTCTTCAAGTTCCTTGCACTTGTCGTAATAGTACCTCAGCAGTACCATAGACGCAAAGTTGTTCACTCCCATCGGTTCGTCGATGAACGCGAGGCAGGTAGCCATGTCGCGGTTGATGTCGTACAGCTGACCTTCAATCGGCTGCTTAACAAATTCAGTCACCTCCTGCTTGCACAATCCCTCGATAGTCCGATAGACTATGAAGCCTTTATTCATCTCGTTCAAGACGATGTTCTGCAATTCTTCCTTCATACCCTTTCGTATCTGACAATACGCTGACGCTTGCGCTTTGGAGTCTCGGCTTTTTTCTCGGCTGCAGCCTTCTTAGCCAAGTTCGCCTGATGCCTGCGCTCGTTCTCCTCGGCTATACGCTTACCATCCTCGCGCTTATTCTTCTTCTCCAACTCACGCTGAGCCTGCATCATCTTATTGACAATACAGTTCTGCATCTTCTCGATAACAAACTCGGCAGTCTCGCTCTCACGGATGAAGAAGGGCGCATACACACGCTTTACCTTATCGAATATCTCCTTGTCACGCTCACTGCTGATGCACACACCGATAAGCGGTTTCTTTACTCTGAGGTCAAAGGTCACACCCCTCGACTTCGACGTGTAGTTCTCATCAAAAGGAATGTCGTTGTCCTTCAACCACTCCTTCAACTTCTCAAGTTTCTCTCGGTTTGTCATAATTCTATCCTTTATATAAATATCAACGTTTATTGTTTTTTCAAACAAATTTCTTCAATTTCGTTTCTATCACAAGAAAATGGCATATTTGATTCATATTGTATTTCCAATCCAAAAACATTCTTAACACGCAAAATACACTCTTCCTGCGATTTGCCAAACACATAATTCAAATTACGTATTTGCTCTTCTTCTGAAGCTCTCGCACGAGATATTACATCTTTTATCCTTACCTGCAAGCACATTCTCAGCATATATAAGTTATCAAACCTATAAATTTTACCAATTCTCTTGTCATACATAAAGATTTCCTCTTTTTCCGGGAGTTTTATACATGTATCTTTTATTGAATCAGTAATACTATCAATTATGTTTTTGTATAGATTCTTATAATAGTTATAAGGGAGAAATGCTTTTTTAATATGCTCATTCTTTCTGTGCTCATGTTCCTGAAGACAGAGTTTGTGTATTAGATACGACATGGAAATATCTTTCATAGACAAAACCTCCTCATTTGTTAAGCGAACAAGAAAACGCTGTTTTCTTTTCACAATTTCTCTTTTTTCTTCATCAATGAACTTTTGTTCTTTTGAATCATGGCTCCTCCCATCTATTTCTACGTATATCCTATAAAAAGGAAGGAAGAAATCATAATAGCACCAGCGCGTGTTATATCTAAAATTGGTTTTCTCACGCACATAATAATATGGTGTTTTTCTAAGAAGTTCCTCAAAATGGCACTCTGCCATACTGTTTTTATGTAACAGTTTGGTCTTCACTGTTTTGAAATTATGCCTTACATAATCCATTTTCGATGTAGTGTCAATTTTCATTTTTTCTTTTTTTGTTTATTACACTTCTTCACCTTTATATCCATCATAAACTATAAGGTACAGCCTAATGACAGATAATGCACCAAACATTGAGTTTAACAAAGCTATCAACCTTATAATAAGGTACTCAAATGTTTGCCCGATTTCACAATCACCTATCTCCATCAGTATTCGGTTGGCTTTTTATACCTTCATCTGAAAGACTTCGCAACTTTTCAGTCGTGATGTCGGAGGTCGTCAGGTTTCGGACGTAGCCCCCACTTTCCCATCTAACAGATATAGACTGCAAATCGTAAGAACACTTTTATATATGGGGTGATAATTCCCAAGAGGAGTGTACGGATTCAACCTCGTAGTAAGAGGGTACATCATGAAATGGTGAAACCCCGCAAAAGGTAGAGGTCTTTCGCAGGGTTTCTATTGTGTGCTCCTAAGAGCCTTTTTGCTTGAAGTCTGCCCTCGCCTCTACTCGATTGCACTGCAAAATTACTATGACAAACGACACCTTGCAAGTCTTTTTGAAGAAAAATGCACTTTTGCCCGAAAAATTCTTCAAAACTTAAAAAGTGTTTACGATTTAACATAACAACACAAAAATAGTTGTAAATATGAAACTATATACACAACAATAAATAACCACAAACGACCACAAGAATAAATCCTAATATCAGAAATCTTTACATACTACACACACACATTTGACTATCTTTGCAGCGATAATCGCCTTTAGTGGTATTCAGGCGAAAGTTAGTAGAAGTTTTGAGGGATTTGGCAGAGGCCGCAGAATACCACAATATGCGGCCAAAGCCTCTTCTCTCATTTTTATACGATGTTTAACAAAGACAAAGAAGAACTGCTGCGCAAGGTCGGGCTGATGGGACTGAGGGACGTCAGGCTGCTGGCGCCGATTGGAGATCTCGGCTATGCAAACGGATGGTACCCTTGCTCTCTCCTGCCGAAGCTTGGTACGTTTATGCACGGAGGATTGGAACGTGCCGTCTATGATGCTGTATGCGAACAAGGTTACTCATTCAAATGCGTATCCTACAATCATCGTGGCACTGACACAGTGTACCGCTGCGAGGAACTTGGAATGACTTATCACGTAGATTCGTCGGACTAATGGCAAAGGCAATCGAAACCCCAAAAGGCTTCACGCTGCCACCACTCAAATGGACGGACGACCCAGTAACAATAGAAATAACCCTGAATATACAAACAAATCAATGACTACACCCAAACCACCCTTCACCGCAAGCGTTTCCTTCGAAATGCCAGCGGACGAAAAGATGCTCGACTTCATGAAGAGAATGGAGCAGGAGCACGAAGACCTACAGAGAGCCGTCTATGAGCGCATCAAACAGCTCTTCAATGAGTTCGTCGAAGTGGGATTCAAGACCCCACACAGTAAAGAAGAGACTGACGATGTAGCACGTCAGCTCTTGACCCTCTTCTCCATCGGCTACCAGCTCGGATGGAACGACCATAAGCAAGTTAGCGATAAGGAAGTAAACAAATAACCACCATGCCCAACAAGAACAACACCCCCAAGCCCCGTGTCTCTTCCGCAGATACATTACGAATGACCATTGAGTTCGCTGACAACGGCATCATACTAAGAAATCCAGACTGCCAAGACAATGTGGAGCTGGCCATACAGAAGGAATCGCACAACGGTATTCCCGACGACAGTAACCAGTACCTCGCCATCGGCAGGCGAATCTACGAATGGCTGTTAGAAGTAGCATTACCTGAACACGAAAAGGAGTTCTGCATCACCGGCTTCGACCTCGAAGTGACAGCCAAGTGCACAGGAAGAGAATTTGAAAGAACAGAATAAACCCTAAAACAAAACAACATAACTATGGTAACAATCAAAGCATTTACCTCTGTAGAGCAAAGTCTTAAGTTGGCAGAGATATTGCCACTTGAAAGTGCGGATATGAAAATACTACCCTTTACAGAAAGAGAATATAGAGTAGTGCCAATCAATGATATTGCTGTATGTGGTAGAGAAGATGAAATTTGTGCTTGGAGTCTCGCAGCATTGCTTGATGTTTTACCTGACGAGTCAGAAGATAATCACTTTCTTACATTAAGTAAAGAAGGGGCAGAATACTGTTGTTGTTATGAGGATATTAATGGAAATAGCTTTAGACATACATTTGCTGATAATCCTATTGATGCTTGTGTAAATATGATTATGAGTTTGAATGAACTTAAAATGTTGTGATTATGGAAGAAAAACTAAAAAGTCTAAGACTATTATCTATTGCATGGTTTGTCTTGGTTATTGTAATGGAAATTATTAAATGTTGTTGAATTATGAAAGAACTATCAATTGAGGAAAAAGCAAAACGCTATGACGAGGCTTATAAGGTCGCTGAGAATATACGTAGATTCAGTAGTGATATTGCCGAGATTAACCGTATGGAAGAAATCTTTCCCGAACTCAAAGAGAGTGAGGATGAGAAGATTAGGAAAGAACTTCTCGGCTTCTGTAAAAACAGAGCCGAGTATTATCCCAACGACCCTAAGTATAAGAATATTAGTGCATGGATTGCGTGGCTTGAAAAGCAAGGTGAGCAGAACCCTGCTTGGAGTGAAGAGGATGAAGAGGCTATAGGAATGGCTATAATTGCTTTGGATGATTTATACGATGAAGATTCACCTGATACAACGTATGGTGGTTATAATCTTCCATTTAACAAGGCAGCAGAAAGGCTCAAATCTCTCAGACCTCAGAACAGGTGGAAGCCGAGTGATGAGCAGACGGAAGCTTTAGATGGCATTTGTTCGTATATACGTAATAAAGCGGACTGGGAAATATCACAAGACACGATACATCAATTATACAGTCTATCCGAACAATTAAAGAAACTAAAAGCAGGAAAGTTATGAAAGCAAACGCACCAAAGAGATTATATCTAAGTAAGAATATTTATAGTACTTATTTATATCAAGTTCCTGACCCTGATGACGATACAGCGGTTGAATACACCGGTACTGATGCCTTTATTGAGAAGGCTTGTGAATTTCTTGCTGGAAATATGAAATGTGACGGATATACATTTCAGACAAAAGCAAAGTTTATTAGAGAATTTAGAAACTATATGAAAGGAGAGTAATTATGACTGACAATAATATTAGTATTTGGAAGGTAGAAGAGTTCCTTATTGATAATCTCAAAGAGCTGCCTATGGGCAATGGAAAATATAAGCTGAAGGCAGAGTATTCGTTACAAGAGTTTCTTGATAAGCTTGAAAAATATGTGAAAGGAGAGTAAGGTATGGCAAGAACAGAAGAAATATTGAACTATGCCAACTCATTCAAGGGTAAAGGGATGGAGAACGAAGAACTTAAAGAAATTATTCGTCTTGCTATCATAGATGGTGCAATGTGGGCAGATACTAACCCTGATGAAAAGATGATTGCAAAGTATCTGTATGAAAAGAAAGGCTATCCAATTGACTTGAACGGAAATCTCCCTTCATTTGACGAGACAATGAAGGATGCTGAGAAATATCTGAAATATAAGCAGGACAAGTTTATTGAGAAGGCTTGTGATGCTTATTGTAAAGTTTGTGGGCATTTTGCTCATAGTGTTCATACTCACATTTGCCGACATGATTGTAGGTATTTTAGCGATTTCAAAAACTATATGAAAGGAAAGTAAGGTATGGAGATAAAGAAAGATAAAATGATAAAGTGTTTTGCAATAACACCTAACATCAATATAAGTTGGATTAAACTCACAGGAATTAATATCTATTATCTACAATTTGCATGGCTATTTTGGTATATTACATTCGCAACTAAAAAGGTAAAGTTATGAAACTGATAGACAAAGACGCTTTAGTAGCGGAGATTGAGAAGCTGAAAGGGCAACTCCTAAGAGGTGCTTGCTCTTCCCAAATATCTATGCAAACACGTTGCAAGGAAGAATCTTATGATGAAGTACTTTCTTTTCTCGACACCCTTGAAGTGAAAGAGGTGGATTTGGATAAGGAAATAGACCGTGTATGGGATGATACCTCAGATAAATTTTTCGAGGGTTGTTGGGAAGAGTTTGAGAATATTGCCAAACATTTCTTTGAGCTTGGAATGGCAGTAAGTAAAGTATAGAAAGGAAAATGAGTGAAAGAATTTACATCGAAAGTAAGGATTCTAAATGGCATCCAATGAACGTTGAGATGCCACCGCATAGCACCGACGTTGAACTGTTGAAGCCTGATGGAACTATCATCAGTGGGGAAATAGTGGTCGAAATGTCTGGTTACTATATCTATCTACGTCCTGGGTGGGGAAGCCTGAACGACTACACCCACTGGCGTTTTATAGCTGACAAACAAAAGAGTAACAAGGAAGGAGGCGAACAATGAGTAAATACATCTTAGGCTCCCACAATAGCTGGAGCTATCTCAAACCAAGAAAATGGTGGATGCGCCTGATAGCATTCACTGCCCGCTGCCAAAGGGCTACAATCATTGAGCAGTACACACTGCATGATGTAAGGTGCTTTGACCTCAGGGTAAGATTTAAAGAACCAGAAGTATTAATAGTAGCTCATGGCATTGTTGAGTATGAATATGATATTGTGAGACTACTGAATGATTTATTGTGGCTCGATACACGCGGAGATTGTTATGTTCGTGTAATACATGAGGTCAGGAACAAAAAACAATACACCGACTTTTCAAAAGAGTACTTCATTGCATTCTGTGAACGTATGCGTCAAAGATACCCCAATATCCATTTTTGGTGTGGACGCAACCTCTACAACTGGGAATACGACTATCACTTTGAATCACCAGAACCCACCTGCACCGAGAAGTATAGTTCAGTTTGCCCACCAAAGTATCTCGATGACTGGTACCCGTGGCTTTACGCCAAACTGAACAACGAAAAGATTCTCCAACAAGGAACGGAGGACGATATTTTATTAATTGATTTCGTAAATATAAAGGAACTATGAGCTTAGATTTATACATCAGAAGCCATCACCCCGTGAAGCATCGGGGCACTGGCGTATTTATCCGCGCCATCGAACAAGTGGAGCAACAAAATAGAACAATCCCTTATTGAGCATATAGGCGAAGAATATTGGTATCATATTTATAAAAACAGCAATATATGAAGTACATTGACGCAGATAAACTGATTGCCGAGATAAACAAAAAGCTGATGGACGTAAATCTTGAAGAGTTACACAACATGGGGTCGCACAGGGTTTGGGCCTATAATGATGTTAAGTCCATCATCGACGAGATGAAGCAGGAAGAGCCGACACCTCCGGGCATTGAAGAGGAAAGCCAGAGGAAAGGCTGGCTTGACTACGGACTGATGATGAGTGAGATTGGATTGCACCGATACAATGCGATACACCGCATCAAGGAGCACAAGGAGCAGTTCAACCCGCAGGCCGTTCCCGACCTCTATCATGTCGCAGAATACTACAAGGCCGTAGGCGTGGAACTGACGTGCTGCTGCCTACAGGCATACGGCAAGGACTTCATCTTCACGCAGGACGAAGTGAAGGAAATCATCGAGAAGGAGGACTGACCTATGCCAATACCGAAAGAAGCAGCAGAATGTTGGTACCATAGTTGTGCGGCTCATTATTGCCTCGTTGAATCATGGACGCAACCTTGCACCTATCCAGATTGCAAGGTCAAGGACTGGGCAACAGGCAAGCCGTACTACATGGAACACAAGAAACCACAGCGGTAGCAAATTCTTCACTCTTCACTCTTTTGAACACGAATTGAACGAATAATGGCTACAACAAGAGAAAAGATAGAACGATTTGAAATCAAGTGGGGGAAGGAGAGCGACACGCCTTGGCGGTGCTTCTCCTATTCCCGCAAGTGGCTAAAGAAGCAGATGAACCGATTTATCAGACGGCAGGGCAAGAAGGTTTAACCCGATGACATTGGATGCAAGCGAGGCCGCAAGCCGCTGAAAGGTTGGGAGTATTGACGAATTAAACGAATTTATAAGGAACTATGAAGCGCGAACTCCAAAAACGAAAAGACGAGAACTTAGGCCAATGGCATGAACGTATAGCCCCGCTATGCGTAGGAATGAAGGCAGCACAACTCCAAGAGGTGCTACACGAAGTCAGCGTTGTGAGCTACGCCGCTGGCAGTAACGCTGCAATCGAAATAATGAAGAAATGACTCAGAACCAGTTCGCCAACTACCACTACCGCCACTCGGAAACGATGATATGGCACACGAAGCACCCAGACTGTGACATCGATTGTATGCTCATCGGTGTGGACTTCGAGGGCGAAATGTTTCACCTCGTTCCTTTCGACCAAGAATGGTACGAGGACAAGGACTACTGGGTACACTACAAGTTCGTTGACAAGCCACGCCGCAAACCCAAAATGGATATTGTTTACGGTGGCGAGATAAAATGTAAAACATAAAACAAAAGGAACTATGAGCAGAGAACAACTAATTGAAAACATGGTAGCGGCAGTCATGGAAGATTTCGACTTTGACCGCGTACACCGAATTATGGTCAATCTTGACTGGAAGTGGGACATTGGCGATGGGGAAATGACCATACCAAGCACATTTCGCATCATGAAGAAGGCCGAGGGGCTGCTTGTCAGTGCCGCAAGCCATTACGGAGAGGACAACTATTCATGCGGAAGCGGTGGATTTATGGCGCACCTTGATGGGACAATGCTCACGCTTCAGTTTGTACTGACCGAGACAACATCGTATGCCGATGATTTCATTAAAATAGATTAAGGAGGACTGAGCAATATGAACTACGAAGAACTTACACAGCAGGTAAAAGCGCTGGAGAAAGAGCAGGAGAAGATCGAACGGTCGATAGAAGTCAAAATCCGTCGGCGCGACAAGAAAATCCTTGACCTGAAACTGCAATATATTGCGGAGCATCAGCCACTGGTACTAAAACGCTTCCAGCGGATTAAGGTGACGGCACGGGTGACAGAGGCATCGCGTAAGATGGCGACCGAGGAAGCCCGCAAAGAGAAGATGTACGCATTGGGAGCTACCTACACCATTATAGGAGTGTTTAACGGCTATGCCATTAATGGCAGCGGAGAGGTCGTGCCCTGCTTCTACGGCAAAGGGGATTATCGTGGTCGCTACGACGAGATACTCTCCGTGGAGCTGACTGAAGACCAGCCGGATGGCAACTGCAACAAGTGTCTGAAAGCAAAGGACGGGCATTGCTACATGATGGGCGGCAAGGACAAGGGGCCAAAGTATGCCGTATGGAAGATTGAGGAAGACAAGATGGTGCCGTGTCCTAAGTACGAGGAGGTGGTCGAAGGCGGTCTCTATGCTCTAAAAGACAAGATTTGGCCAGCAAAGCACTATCCAAAAGTTACCAGGGTCAAGACAAAAGACAGAAAATGGATTTACCGGCTCTATGAAGGCGACTGGCGCTGCTACACCGAGCATACAGAGCGGGAGATAGAGAAATACTATACAAGCAAACCACAAGACTACCAAGAGGACTGCCATGATTAATAACATGGCAAAGGAACATAAGAAATGACCCTCTCAAAAATCCCAGCTACCTTCACAGGCGGCTGGGATTCACCGATAATAAACATAACCTAAAACTAAAACCTAATAACCATGAAAAAATACTAACTTCGCCCGACGCTTCGGGACAAACTTATTACCACTAAAACAATTAAAACATTAAAACAACTTTATTTATTAACCAAAGAGTACCACCGTCACGGCGGCAATAAGTTATAAGTCACCCCAACGCCAACGAACACGTCAGGCTTCCTTGTCATCAGTCCATATCCTATACCGCCCGTCACGCCGACATTCCAACGCTTCACCTTATAGTGTGTAACGGTATTCGTAATCACCTGCCTTTCCCTGTATGTCTCGATTTCGTCGAGACTGGCCTTGTACCCGCTAATAACAGCCCTGTACGTCGAATCATCCGTATAGACCTTCCGTGTAATCGGCACGACAACCTCCCCCGAGTCGGTCAGGTAAAGATTTTCCTCATTCTTTGACACATAGACAGTGTCGTGTAAAGAAATCGGCGTTTCCTTGACATATCTCACCACGTTCCGATACACCAACTTTGGGACGCTATCGTGGATGGTGTCTCTGAAAACCAATGTGTCGGTAGTAACCACCGTCTTCATCGGAGGCTCACCATTACACCCGCCAAAGATAAACGAAAACACCATGCCATAGAACACGCCCGCCAGCAGCGGAATAACAATCCATATCAGTACATTCTTCCAGTTCATGCCCCAAACTCCTTCCTTGCCCTTTCGTAATACTTCTGTCTGTCCGCAAGACCGTTGTACCCGCCGTTAATCGCTTTCGTCAGTCCCGCGAAGTCGCCCTTGTCAGCGTACTTGTTCAGCCCACGCTTCTGCCAGTACCACATCGCGCTTTTCAACGCCCCAGGCATTTGTGCCAGCCATTCGGGGTGTCCCATCAGATCGCCGTTGCAATACTGACTGTCAGCATACGCCTTATAGTTCTGGCGACCCGTTATCATGATACACCCACGTCCGCGATACCGATACCCGTCACCGCTGCCCTCAGAGCCGTTGCCCATCCTATTGGCATACACCCTATTGCCTATCTTCTGCGGATTCCTCGCATACAGTCCGACGTTCGACCGTGTGAAGTACTTCGGGAACACCTTCAGCAGCCCCTCAGCCGAGTAGTTCAGGTTCTCCGTCAATGTATTAAGCTCAGCACACTCATGCGCCACCTGCGCCAAGAAACCTGCCGCCCGCGCTGGCGTGTCAACACCAAATCTGTCACTCCACTGCGTGAAGTACATCGCAAACTGCGAAGCACGCTCATACGGCGCCTTCGGCATAATCTGTCTTACCTGTGTCGTTGTCAGTTTCATAATCAGTCCTCCATATTTGTTTCCTCATCATACTCGTCATATCTCTCATGGTGCCCATGTCTGTGCCTGCCCAAGTCCTCAACGGCACCACCAATCTCTTCCGACTTGACCCGTATCAGCCTACCAAGGAAACGCATGAAAGCCTTCCAGCCGTCAACCATGCTTATCTCAGCGTCCATCTTCACGTATGCAACGTGCCCGATAATCGAAGCAACCTCGCAGCCGCACCCGATTCCAAGACCAAGAGCAGCCGTCCAGATATGCGAGCAAATATCCATAGGCTCCGTGATGGCCAAGCCAATCAATGCCCCCAAAACAAGGAACGTCACATAGTCCACCATCTTATTCATCGTCCTGCGCACAGCCCGCGACTTGTGCCATTTGAACTTCTCCTTCAGCGTCTCATTCCCGATGCTCTTCGCGTGCAGAAATCGCTTCTTCGATGCACTATATCCCCACCACAAGTCAGCGAGTATCAGCGCAGCCGCACAGAGTATCATGTGACGGAGGTCATACACCACCGACAACACCTCGGCACCCATCGACCCCCAGAGAATCGCCTTTCCTCCTACTGTATTTTCAACACCATCAGTCATCTTATTTACACTTCCTTTTTAACGTTTATCATTCCTTTTTTAACGTTTGTTGTTCCTTTTTCAAAACAAGGCACCATACAAACTCACCGCACAGACACATTCCGCAACCAGCACGCCGTACCCGTCCATGAAGTAAGGCGTCTCTTCCGCGTCGTTAAACGCCGCCACAGCACCCGCAAGCAGCGGAAGCCAGATTAGCCACACCAGCAGCCACCAAGGGCACAGGCAGGCCACGCAGACCTGAGAGAGCACCCCAGCCGCTATACCACATACATAGTGCATCGTCCGCGTGTCACGGTTGAACACGGGCGTGACGGCGGCACCAATCAGACAAACCACCGTCAGCCAGCCAAGCCAAGCGACATCGCCAAGAGCCGACATCAGCGGAACCATCACAGACGCAGCGACGGCGATCAGCCACGCCGACCACCACCACTGCATCCTCTCGGAAAGGTTATATACTAACCCGCTGACCGATTCGGGAACGCCGCCGCGCATCATAACTATCATGCCGCTAAC